ATCACATAAACCTCTTTCTCACATATCTCCCACATTACATAAACATCTTTTACCCTCTCTCCCATCATATACCCACCTCACACACAACAAAAAAAAAATAGGATTGATAGAAACCAATCCTATTTAAAACACGACCTTATTAATTTATTGAATTGAAGTAAGTTTATGGTTTTCAAGGAAGTCCTTAAACTGGTCACTTGATACGTCTATAACGAATCCAGCAGCACCAGCATGTCCTCCACCACCGAATCTCTTACTTACCTCACAGCAATCTACGCTGTCTTCTACGCATTCATAAAGAGAGAACCGTACTTTACCACCTGGCATGATACAAAATGGCATAAGGGCTTTAATTTTTCTACCGTCTAACCAGTCTCGTGTAAGAGAATCAAATACCTTAGAACTAAATTCGGTGGTATTCATCGCCACGACCTTCACCTCATCAACGTACGCTTCGAACGAATACGCACTTACCTCTTGTTCGTTTTTACCAGCCATGTAGTTAATTATAGCACGTCCTTCTTTAGCGAGATCATAAAAAATAAGATCAATTTCATTGTCCTTCATATCTTCTTTAAAGTGATCATACAAATACGACAATGCTATTAATACATTGAGTCTTATTTTTGATCTCAAGGCATACTGGATAGCTACTACCGTATCCCATCCTAATTCAGAATCTTTATTCCACACATCGTAGTCTGACAGGCACCGGACGATCGCCGGCACCTTCCCCATCAGCAGGTCCGAGGCCAGAGCGCACGCACCGACGCCGACTCTCCTTAACCCTGGAACTACGAACCCCCATGTCTTACTATCTTCGATAATTCCCTTATGGTGATCTATCCACATCAGGCTCTTTCCTTCATCAAGCCACTCCTTGAAAACAGTTTTAGATTCTGCTCCAAAAGACACGTCAAGAACGTAAACAACATCTAAGTCACGCACCTTGCTGGTAACTTTCTTAACATCATCTTCATACGAATACGGGATATAAACAACATCCCTGTCTTTACTGTTTTCGTACATGGTTGCTATGGCTGCCGACACAACGCCATCTAAATCCGATTTATGATAAACTATCGCCGTTTTCTTTACCTTCATATCTATATTTTCATTCAAATTAATCAATTCATTTCTTTTTGTATCATAAAACGCTTACACCTTGATAGTTTAAATTTCTTGTACGTGATATTCTTTTGGCTTTTGCCATCAATATCACGAATGTTAAAACTGCCGGTTTTACGCCTTCCAAATATAAAGTAATAACTGTTTTCAAACATAACCCTATCAAACAAACGGAAACCAAAAACTTCAAAAGGAGATTGATTTAGTCTTTTTATCCCTCCTTTTTGAATCTTTTGTTTATGAATTTGACGATTATGTCTTCTTACTAATCTTACTTTATAATAATATCCTAATCTTATAGCATTAAAATTCTTAGAAATAACAAAGGCATCTGAAACATGAGATTTTTCAATGTCGTGATTGATTCTATTATATTTTGTAACATAACCGAAAGTCATAGAAATGTTGTCGTATTTAGACTTTAGTTCTTCATACAATCTCCATTTCATGATTCCCATTACGGCTGCGTCGCGAAGCGACTTGCCTCTTCTGATTTTTAAATCTATATTACCTTTATGGTATTCCTTATGACAGGTTTCACATAAGGTAATAAGATTAGATGGGGAATTTCCTCCTGTTTTCCGGGATTCAATGTGATGAACGTTAAGGATCTTATCTTTCGATTTTCCTTTACAATACTGGCATTTATGCCCATCCCTTGCTAAAACATATTCCCTTGTGTTCCAAAATCCAAGTTGATCACCTTCCTGATATTCTTTACCTGATATATTAGGATTCTTAATCTTTTGAGTATCAAATTGAGCTACCTCGATAACAATACGAAATATTGGTAGTATAGAGCATACATTGTCAATAACACGAATATGAGCGTCTACTTTGTATTTCACCGAAGGTGCTATCCATCCTGAACGCTTGCTTTTTATTCTATTATTAAAACGAGGTTTTCTATATCTCAATCTATTTCGTCTTGATCTTCGTAGCTCTCTTCTGGTAGACAAAAGATCTACGATATCATTTCTAAGAATTACTTCACTGCTGTAAAGTTCTTTGCTTTTCGTTGTAGCTGATAGACCAACGTGTTTGGTCCCAGCATCAACGCCTAACACAATTTCTTGTTTGTAATCAGATGTAACGTACGTTAATTTGATGGTAAACGGACATAAGCTCACAACAACTGCCTTGTTTTCTTTAAGCAGTCGTCTTACCTTACCATGCCTTGTTGTAGGCATCATAGGTTTACCATTTATGTCTTGTACGTACACCATATCTATAAACGTTTTTAATGTTTATTCAACATAAGTCAGAGTAAAAACTCTGTTAGTACCCATCGCCAATGTTATTTAAGGTTTTCGTAAGCAACACTGTTCCTCAAATACCAGAACTGTTTAATCACTTACCTTAGAGCTACGAACTTGGGTAAACATCCGTAGGTAACTATATATTCTTAAATAACGTAGTGTTTGTTTCAACACTTAGGCTAATAATCGGAATAGCTTTTGGCTATTATACATAATACGATACAAATCATAAATAATTTGTATCGTATTATGTATTATTCGCGATTATGATACAAACTTGTGAATGTAATATTATTGTCTCCTTTATCTATTCTTATAATATCACTATATCCTCTATAATCCTGATCTTTTTTAATACGAACCTTCAAAGTAACTAAAGGAGGTTTACAGGCAGGAGGAGTGTCAAACTCATCACTATAAATATCTTGCAATTCAATTTTTATATTAAGATCAACTCCATATGGATTTTCAAGGATATATATATGATCGTTGTTTAGAATAACTATTCCTTCACTTGTATGTTCTTTGGACAATACATAATTTAAATCAAGATCTTTACCAACAAACTGAATAACATCCATATAGTCAATGCCGGCATTCTCAGCACATACCTTATCCGAATCAGAGAACTGCCCTGGCAGACCACTGGCGCTTCCTACCATCAGCGTCATTGTCTCAATATCTTTATATGTTATACCATCCATCATCAACCTACAAGCACCAAGTGCCTTATATACCATACCGGGATTAGGCTTCATCATCGGATCATATTCATCAATTGAAAAACACTCATAATGACCATACACTACTCCTCTTATACCTCTTTTCACTGCAAGATCATGAACGCATCTAAGGACATAATTTATCTTCGCATCAATATCTTCATCGGAAACAAACCCGACACCCACATCACATTGGTTGCTTATTATACCAAAGTATTTAACGCCATTTTGCTCCATAAGATCAAGTGCCCTATTCACGACATCTTGCTTAATCTTCATATCAGTAAGATCTTTTGCATAAAGACCTCCAGATATGGTTTCAACCAACGTCCCGTCAAAATCGAATAGCAGTATTCTTTTGTTTTTAATATCTACATCGTTCATAATTTTTCACTCCTACTCTTTTTTATCACCCTAAGCTGAAGACGGAACAGATTACTGTCTTCTTTTATAATATCATACACAGCATAAGAATTTTCTCCTATATCCCATCCAAGATAATCGAGCAGGTCTTTTAAGTAAACTCTCTTGTATTTTACACCAAGGTTATTTACCTTAAACGATCTCTCGTCTTCAACATCAGAAGCAGACAGATAAAAGACCGTATTTTCAACTCCTTCAAATGCCTTCCCTTCTTCTAAGCCGATAACAACCGCATCCGTTACCCCCATCCAATTCAAATTATCGACAGAGATAGTCATTATCTTACTTTTGCTGATTGACAACTTCCGGATCTTGCTTTCTTTAGTTTTAGATCCTAAAAAATCCTTACTGTTAAAAAAATCTACTTTCATGGTCATAATATTTTATATTGATGTTGCAAACATACATAATAATATCAACAATACTATTTAAAAACAGTTAAAATATGATATTATAATGCTGGTAATTTTTTAAACTGCTCCGGACTTACTTCGGATATGGTCCCACGGAAAGCAAGACGCGAACCGTAGGTCAAATCCTGGCTCGACGCATATTTACCAGCACCCGAATACGCCACGCCGCCATACTCATTCGAATTAAAATAGGAGCGAGCCAAAACAAGGGAATTGTCCGATGCCTGATAATAACGATCTGAATAATATTTTAAATTGCTACCGCCAACTCTTGTAGGCACCACATCAAAAAACGGACCATTTTCGGCTGCTATATTTTTTATCCAACCGCTGACAGTCCCGGCGTTCACGTTGCGAATCGAACCGTCAGGATCGGTTATTTTCCAAACTCGGTTATTTATTTCTACACCTTCAACAAATTCACAGATACCACCAAATACGCCTTCAAGTCCTAAGCCACAAACGTACTTTGAATATTCGTTTTCGGTATCCGCACCACCGGTTGCGTTGCTGCTTCCCGTTGTTGTAGCCGGATCACAGGTTGCGCCACCGGGTCCTAATACGCCTTGCAGGTTACGTGTTTTGTATTTAGCATACAACATCATAGCAATCACGCAATGTTGTTGGAAATCTATCACCTGGTATCCGGTACCACGTGCTTTTGCGTAACTTCTGAAATCAGATAATGATACGTTAGTCGTAGGAGTAACATCACTCCAGCTATATAATCTATTCAAAGATACATATCCTTTATATGCTCCAACAAGAGATTCCGGGACATGGATGTAAGTGCCGTCAATATCATGATCAGCAAAATGATAAAGAAATCTATTATCATCCACCTTATACCATTTATACCAAAATTCTAAGAAAACGACCATCACATCACCTTCTGGTCCGGTAAGATTAGCCTGACTGCCATCAAGATACAAATTGCTGTTGTCTTCCTTCAACCTACATACAAAAACCTCTCCTCCTCCCATAGCGCTCTTGCAAAGAACTCTATAAAAGCCACTGGTAATCAACCTATTTAAAAAATCACTGTCTTCGCTTATTGTTATATTAGCCGGATCTGATACAGATTTATCAAAAACTATAAAATTATCAGTAGGTAAATACCCCCCCTATTTTGTTAAAAAATCTTCTTCTCATAATTGTCTTATTTTGGGATAAAGATAGTTTTAATTTACGAAGATCAATAATAGGATTTCCGTATAATAAAACTATCTTTGTCGAGATATTAATTAACTAAAAAAATCATTCATGTCATGGCAGAAATGAAAATAGGTTTTGTAACCTTCAATCCTGGATCAGGTGACGGTGATCAGGCGGTTACCGTATCAGGTGAAAAATACGAAGGTCGTGTACAGCGTACGTTACAAGTAGAATTTGGTGCCGAATCTGGGGGTGTTAAGAAAAGTGCTACCATAAACCAAGCTCCGGTAGCTGAGTTCGTAAAAATAAATCCTACTGCATCTGTAGGGAAAGAAGGTGGTACTGTAACAATCAACGGTACAAGTAACTCAACTAAATTAACGTTCTCCTTAACTCCGGACAAAACTCATCCTCTGACGTTAAAAATACCTGCCTCCTATCAGGCGGCAGGCAAGGCTACCAACAATGGCGCTGCTATTGCCGACGACCCTGGTGCAACAGGAGGCTTTGCTTTCAGTATCGTATTCTCCGATATTCCGGGAAACGTTAATGTAAATGATCTGGTAAATACTCTTAAGGTGACGGCCGCTGGTGGTCAGACAGCTAATACGGTTATTACCCAGACAGCAGGTGATCCGTTCTTGGAGATAGACAAGGATGTAATTAACTTGGATGCAAACGGTACTCCTCAGACTATCAACGTTAATGCAAACATCAAGTGGACTATCACACAAGCTGTTTCTAAGTTGGTAAGGAAAGTGATGAAATAACAATCACTTACAGAAAAAGAAAAGAGACGTCTATTTGGCGTCTCTTTTTTCTATGCATTGTATGTAGTATTTATCTTTTTGCCTACTGACAAAAATCTTTTTGAAAATCATCTGTTTCCTGATATGGACTCTTTTCCCGTCATCTAATTCCCTCCATATTTCATTAAAGATCAAAGCTATTAATTCCATGACCTTCTTATCAGAGACAAGATTCTTTCTACCGGGACTGACCCATCCATCATCAGTCATCTTACCGGCTATCCTATTAGCTATCCTGCTTAATTCACGTGGGGTGCTCATTTTAATATACCTTTAAATATTCTACCTTTTTCACACTGAAGTATGCAGTCTCTCATGGGATGATCTTGTTCGTGATCGTCACACATCGGAAATTCTTTTCCATAGGGGAAAGCAATGTGCGGGCACTGCGCCCTGAACGCATCCCAGGCCGACTTCCTCACAGCCTCAGCCCCGGCACGCACGCCCTTCTCTCTTTCCTTGGCTGGGTCAGCATACACGTTTGAAATAGCTCTTTTCTTCCAAGTAAGCATATTGTAGTAAAACTTATCCACCAGTTTCCTACCCACTACATCAAACTTCTGTCTATGAATTAAAGGTGCGACCTTAACGACGTTCTTCCTATTTTTACTAACATCGACATAAATCAGCCCGGCATAAGACGGAACTTCATTTACGTCAATCATATTAGGCGGACAGGCGTAGTAGAAATAGTTTGGAGGATAGCTTATGACACCACCTACTTTAATAATGCCGTCTTTAAGAACCTTATATTTTTTATCCTTTTTGAAGTCGTTAAAGAAATCTTGTTTAGACATCTTGACCTCTACTTCATAAGCGTACAATGATCTTGTTATGGCCAGGAAGTCAGATTCCCAATCATATATATGGAGATTGTTAATAACATACATCGGATTACTTAGCAGATCCCTATTAAGGATCTTAAGCATTTGTTGCTCTGGGTAGTTCATTGTCTTACTTTTTTAGAGGCTTGTGGCGGAATCGAACCGCCCTACGAGATTTTGCAGATCCCTGACTAAACCACTCATCCAACAAGCCATGTAGCCCAACCGGGAGTCGAACCCGGAACTAAAGTTTAGGAGACTTTTGTTATATCCGTTTAACTACCAGGCTATTTAATGTTTGCTATGTTCACACACCGCAAACACCGATATAATTAACACTTTACACAAAATATGTACCGTTATCCAAGGAGGATTCGAACCTCCGCTAACAGAACCAAAATCTGTTGTGCTACCACTACACCATTGGACAGTGGTCCCGGAGGGATTTGAACCCACGATCTTGCGGTTATGAGCCGCCTGCTTTCACCACTAAGCTACAGGACCTTAAAAATATGCAGGAGCCTTCACAGACGCCTGCATATAACAGCTAAATATTAACCAATAATTATCCTAAAAACTCTCTCAACGCAAAGTTAAGTACTAACCCATAATATGGCAAACATTAAAATATAAAAAGGATTAAAATAATTATTTCTTTTTCTTCTTCTTTTTAGTGTCTTTTACTCGTTCAGCTTCGTTTTCAGACTCCACAATATCACCGGCTTCTTCCTGAATCACATCCGTCTCAGGAACAACATCGGACTTCTCTGGTTCTGCCACATCCTTATCCGACTCCTCATCTTTATCCAATTCCGGCTCAGAGACATCGTTTTTGTCTTTACCGATTATACCTATCTGGTAGCCTATTAATTCTACTTGCATTAATTTCAGCTTCGATTCTAACTCTTGTATTGTTTTGGACCCAACCGAAACCTCGTTTTCCAAATCTCCGATTCTGATCCTGGCTTCAATCAATTCATTTGATTTCTTTTTTAATTCAAATGATATACTGTTTTTCTTTTCTTCCAAGTTGCTGATTTTGTAATTAGCCTCATCAAGACCAGACTTAGCTTTGTCAAGATCAGCCTTGGCCGCATCAAGTTCTTCCGTTTTCTTCTTGACGCTTTTTATCAGCTTCTTCTGATTTTCCTTCAAGGCGTCAATCTTTTCCTTAGACTCAGAAAGATCTTTGCCAATAGATAAAATCTCTTTATCCTTTGAAGCAATATCTGACTTAAGTTCTGAAAGCCTTTCCTTGTAAAAATCAGCCTTATCCTGCATTTCCTCAATTTCTTTTGCAAGATTTTCGGATTTAATAGCTTTCTCCCTGTACATTGACAGCTTGCTGTCTGTGATGAATGTAAAACCTAACATGCTCATTTTTCAAAATATTTAAATATTACTTAACTCCAGAACTACCAAGACCTTTTTCTCCACGTTCATTTCCGTCTTCTACCTCAATATCTGTCACCTCTTCCAATACCATTTTGTATTGTGGAACGATTTCCATCTGAGCTATTCGATCGTTTTTATGGATTACGGTCGGTTTTTTATTGATTTTAGTAAGATTAACCATATACTCTCCTTTGTAGGTAAATTCGCATTTACCGGGTGCGTTAGTAACTACCACTCCCTCGTCAAAAGAGAATCCTGATCTTCCTTCTACATTCGCACACCATCCTTCTGGGATATTCAACTTGAAGCCGGTTCCGATTCTAACAGAATAACCTTGATATAAGGTTATTGATTCAAAATCGGAAGGAACATCTATTTCCACTCCCATGTCATTCACCATCTTCACCACTCTATATGCACGAATATCACAACATGCATCGCCATCATGTTTGTATTCAGGTATCACGACATCAGGATAAAGTTTCTTAATACCTACCTGCACAGTCTTCTGATAACCTGGAGTCAAATACGATTCAGGTATTTTATTAACGACCTTATCTTCTTTTTTATGTTTGTTGTTCTTTTCAGAAACAGTATCCTTCTTGCTATCTTCTTTTTCAGAAAGAAGTCTTTCAATATCTTCTAACTTATCCATGATCATATTTTTATAGTACAATAAACAATACCTTCTTTTTTTATGTCCTTAGTTGATTCATAGCACTCACGAAAAGTACTTATGTCTGCATCATTAGGATCATCGACCCACTCATCTCCTTGCTTATATTTTTCTCTGGTTTCTGAGTAGATCATACATAATTTATCCCCATGCTTCGCCATAATCCTTTCTTCTGTCACTTTCCTACGAAGTTTAATAAGGGGAAATCTTGTAACTATTTCTACTATCATTCTACACAATCTTTAAAAGCCCAAGAGATGTTATTCTCCTGGGCTGATGTTTATATTAAAATGGAAGGTCTTCTTCTTCCATAGGAGGGAAGTTCGGCATCTGTGCTTGCGGCTGCGTCTGATGCTGAGGCTTGGTGCTCCTTGTAGTAGGTGCCTGGGCAGGTGCAGCAGGCTGAGCCGGTGCCTGATACTGTGCTGGCTGTTGGTAATTCTGATACGGAATAGCACTCGGAACAGACTGAGGTTGTTGAACCTGTTGAGGCTCGGCCGGCTGCTGGGTATAAGTCTGAGGAGCTACCGGCTCTTGCTGAGTATTTCCTCCTAAACCTAATTTAGCCATTATACCGGCTCTGATGTCTTTAATAGAAGCATTGAACCTGTTTGAATATTCAGTAATCTTCTGATAAGTAAAGTTGTTTTGAGCTGAATAATCGAGGCTTTTCTTGCCATCAAATCCTGTAACTTCAACAGGGTCAGGCCAACCATTTACGCCTTTTTTATAAAAACGTTCAACAAGCTGATCTTTTTCTCCGTCTACTCCGGCATATGCGATAATAAGTTCCGAAGATCCAAACTCATCATCTTTCTTCTTCTTAAAGACATTGAAATAAATTTCACGACTGAAATCGATGTTTTCGTAGTATTTTACGAAGCTCTTAACAAAGCCCTTGATATTTCCTTTTTGATTAACGAGAGGTATGGAAATACAATAGTTTTCATTAAGCTCGTAATCTTTTAATACGATAAGGAAATTAGTAACAGTATTTCCATTAGAGAAAGTGCTTGACTTTAACCCGATGTAGTTAATGTACCCAACTACTCCATTATAATACTCTTTCCAATATCCTGCCGGCTGACCGCTATTAGGATTTATGTGCTGAACAAAACCTTCTTTTGGTTCGTTACTTTTTTCATACAAGTTACCATCTGAATTAATATACAGATAATAAGTTGTACCAAAACTTCTGTTTTCTCTAAAAGCCATATTATTATTTTTTTTATAGATTATACAATGTTTGATTTAAGACGTATGTTGATTCGTATTTAGGATTGAACATCTTTATCATCTTATACTGATCAGACCAATCCATAACAACATCTCCTTTTATAAGTGATTTTACGGAAGACAGTATATTTTCCTTACCGATAGAAAAATTAAAACACGGGCCTTCCAGCGCATTAAAAGGCATTGATTCCATTATCTTTTTTCTATTTCCAAAATCCTCAGACATTACTGTTATGCCGTTTTCTTCATCTACCTTAACATTGACAACATTATCCACTAAAGTCATGGAATTAAGAACCGATATAAGCAAATCCCTATCGAACTTAACACTCGAAGATTTTTCGAATTTATTACATACGTATTCGTAGTTAGGATACTGTTGTTCTACGTTCATATCCGATATAATCACATTATCAAAGCATAAAAACGTCCTAACACCATCTGTGGAAATACTGATCTCCGTATCCTTATCAGATAGAAAGCGGTATAAAATAGAAGCTGCGACCTCACTTAACATAATCGACCTTTCTTCTACTGCATTAGCATATTCTTTCCTGTTTATAAACAGACGGAACATATCAGTAGAAACAATGTCAATATAGTCCTTCTTCACATTAAGAAGAATCGAGCATATAGCCGGTCTAAATTCATCCGATCCAACAAACGCAAAAGATCTTTTCATAGACTGAATGAAAGACGAGCTCATAACACGAATACCATCACCTACAGGATAAAAGAAATCAGGGAAAGCCTTATCCTCAATCCAAGTAGAAGAAAAAGATCCTCTATCGTATTTAAAAACGATACTGTAATCGTTTTTAATCTCTATCTCTATATCCTGGTTATGATTTTTAAAAAACGAAATAAGAGTCCCGGCATCTACTAAAAGAGAAAACTTATAGTCACAAGAAATATCAGTATTCACATCGAAAATATCATCCGTATATGTTATACGTTCGTTCATGGCTTGTATCCGGATATGATCAAAATATAAAGTAATTTTTATATTCGATGTGACACAATCCTTTAGAACCTTATCAAACATCTTTGAAATGTTTGAAAGTTTCTCATTCATTAGTATGCCAGGAACTCTTACTTTCATTTTTTAAAACTTACGATTATGACTATCTAACACTGCAAATGTATTATTTTAAAATCTAATTACGAATTAATTGGATTTAAAATAATTTAAAATAGATTAAATGGTTCTTCTTGCTGCTTCTGCTATAAGCATCGCATCAACTATACCGTCATGGGCTGTCTTACATCTTTCGTTTTTAACGAACGTATCGTTTGGCCACAGCCTTTTAGCGCAAGCCAATGACGTTTTCTTAGTATTTACCTTACTGGCTTCCATGACCTTATCAGAATGCGTCCAAACCAATTTCTGCCATGTTTTAGGGGCTATGAAATTAACGGAGCAACTTATGTCCGTAAATGCCATGCAGAGGGAGAGGAACAGTCCATGCAGTTGGCCTTTGTTTTCCATGAGGGAGGCTGTAGAGGACGTGCTGACCCCGTACAGTGCGTGGACGTCCTCTATGACAAACACTACCCTATCAGGATTGTTTTCTACGATCGTATCCCGGCAAAAAACATATTCTTTAGTCAAGTCTACTGGTCCTGAAGCTGATATTCTTGGAGTTGAGATTCTCGATATTAGTTTGCTGTCTTGATCGATGCAGGCTATGGCTCCATCTTTTCCTGGGTCTGCTGCTATATATAATACCATAATGTATCAATTTAGATTCATGTCGATTTTACCAATGCTATCGTCATTTTCAAAGCCTCCATTGTCTGTAAGTTCGTAATCAATAGCCACAGCACCATTACTAAGAATGTAAAATCCTTTAAACATCTTTCCTATTTCAATAGGATACACAACATTTACGTCCCTTCCAATATCCTCAAACGGCATAGCGATATCTTCTGTTTCAGCTTCTTTTTGTTTTGCTAATACCCCAACAGGTATATTTTCACCTTTTATAGATGCGTATGTAACCATATACAGAACATCATTATTAACAAACGCCCTATCATTACTTACCTTATCCAAGCTAACATATATAATATGTTTTATAAAACTATTGATATCCCCACATATGTTAATAGCTTCTACTTCTTTAGGAATAACGACTTCCACTTCTTCTGGTTTTATATTTTTCTTTTTCATTGCATTAACCTTTTTGTATTTTGTTTTACTTCTTCAACAAGATCCTGATCTTTCATCATCTCTTGCTTAAGTTTCTCATTCTCCTTAATTCTTTTCACCCTATCGGCAAGAATCTTCTTATATTTCTTATCCGATATTTTAATAAACCAAGGACAGTTCCTTGATGGAATCCTTTTACATGGGTAATCAGTGAGACCGTTCGGTCCAAACTGCTCGCATCGGTTACATTTGTCTTCTCCTGTCATTACATCATATTTTAGGGAAACATTCTTCCAGCTCTCTATAAGAGCACTCTACTACAACAGAATCTCCTTTAGGGAGAAATACTAAAATAGAATCGATAGAAAAAACACTATCTACTTTCCTTACAAGTTGGCCATGTTTGTAAGAAGACATGACCAACCTAATTCCATACGTATCAGAATAAGAGCCTTTCCTACATGGAATTATGTTTTCAACAACATAATCAAAGCCTCCTACGTTGACTTCATCACCGGCATTTATTTCCATGATAGGAACCATCTTAGCCCTTCTATCTATGCTTATTTTCATTTTGCAACCTCAAATTTTATTTGCTCCTTCGGTTCATAATTCCATACCTCAAAATCATCAGCTACGAAATCATAAAATCCTTTCCCTTCCATACGAGACGAGATAGTAACCTGCGGAACCGGGCCGAAGAGAGATCGACGAAGGAGCTCGTTTGCCTGTTCTTCGTGACGGTCATACACATGCATATCTTGTATAAAATGAGTGAAAATAGCAGGCCTTAACCCGGCGTCATGAGCGAACATCATCATCAACGCCGCATATTGAGCTACATTCCAGCAAGAAGCTGTAATCATATCCTGGCTGCGCTGATAAAGCGTCATATACAACTCATCTCTTTTAACAGATAAATTGATCTGAAACGCACATTCTTGAAGAGGCTTAAGACTATTGGTTTCAGGATCGAACATGGATGCTACTATTCTTCTTGACGAACGATCATTCTTGAGTGACCAAAGAATGAAGTCTGTTTGGTTAAGAAAACCGTAAAGACCATCATGGATATCTGTCATACCCTCTGGAGCTTTTCCGGTTCCCATATAAACATGTCTGTTCACCATATCTCCATAACATCCTTCGATCTTTCCATTATCATCAGCCCACTGATCCCAGATATGAAGACCAAGATCTTTGACGTCTACCGATCTTTTTTGCCAAATCCACAATATTTCTTTTATGGAATTTTTAAGATTAGTAGGTCTAAGTGAACCAAGAGGAAATTCCCGACGAAGATCGTACTGGTTACATACTTGTAGGATACGCTTCACCTTGACGCCTGTACCGTCACCGTAGACCGGACGCTTTACCTCTTCCCACGGCTGGCTCATTATAAGAGCCAAATTGTCTTGAAATATTTTATCTACTCTTGCCATATCCCTATTATTTAACCAACCACCATCCAGTCATCAGCCAACATATCTGATTGCGAAGCCAACCATCCGTTTACGATATTATCGTTAGCATCTTTCATGCACAGATAAGCGCAAAATTTAATCATGTTGGTTTCAGTTACGTCATAATAATCGTTTACGTATTTTTTAAACGAATCCGGCAATGACTTTACTTTATTAACTATCATATCAGTAGACAACCAATCTTCCGGGCGCTGGAATACGAACATACCTTTACCATTCCATCCGGCACGTGCAATCAACGCACATTTTTTTACTTCTTCTAAAGCTTCTCCAAATTTCATAACTATATTTTTTATAAATTAAACTCTGCAAAATCTATTTCAGATCCGGTTGACAAATTAATCATTGACTTTTCAAGCTCTTCCATTGGAACCGGTTTCACAATACCTCCATTACCAAGAGTCCTTTTATAGAAGTTTATCACCACCTGATCGCTGGTTTTTACCGTCTTAGGAATAGGTTGACGAAGATATAATCCATCAAGAGACTTTACTCTTGAAAGAGCCGTATATAGCTGTCCTGTTTCAAAAGAATTAGATACGTCCATCATAGCCGCATCCAATGTCAGACCTTGGGCTTTATGGATCGTGATAGAATAACCTATTTTTATAGGATACTGAATAATAGCTCCTACTACTTCAGATTCTATCTTATATCCGTTTCTTACGTATTTTACTTTCTCAAATGAACATGGTGTTATAACAACCTTAGTATGCTCATCATCTTTCGGTTTATCAAGGACTACTTCAATCTCCCCCTTTTTTATAGATAATACAGTACCAAGAGAGCCATTGAAGTACTCTCCTCCGTTTCTTGTTATCATAACTCTTGATCCTTCTTTCAAGAAAAGAGTTTTTTCAACCGGAGCATCTTTAGGATAATCACCGTTTATAACAGCTTCTAATTTTCTTAAAGAGCCTGGTAACGATGATATTCTCATTTCGTTAATAGCCGTAGCTTTTGAGTTGGTAGTTACAATCTCAACATATCCTTGATTATTATCAGACTGAATACATCTGCTGTTTATTGTATCAAATACATCATCATCCATCTGCCCTTCACGCACCTTATTAAGGACACTAATAAACTTCTCATCTTTCTGGCGATATATTTTTTCAAAAGACACCATTTCCATACCAGAAGCCATAAGAGACTTCGAACTAAAAAAATAAGATGTATCGTATATTTCTCTAAAAAAATCCTCTTTAATCACAGGAGGAAGCTGAAACAGGTCGCCTACCATAATAAGTTTCACTCCGCCAAACGGGTCCTTGTCTCCTCTTGCATGACGAAGTATATCAGCTACGTTGTCAAGAAGATCAGGTCGAACCATAGAAATCTCGTCTATGATAAGATACTTTATATTCTGTAAAATCTTCTCCGAACCTCCGTTGAATTTATATTCGCAGTTATCCATAAACGCACCTTTTCGTATTTCAGGTATATACGGCTGCATTCCTATTCTAAAAAATGAATGAATGGTTTGACCACCTGCATTAACAGCAGCAACACCTGTAGGAGCTACAACAACCGCATTTTTTAATGCCGGTATAATACGCTTAAGGAACGTTGTTTTTCCACTTCCTCCTTTACCGGTTATAAACAGCGGTTTTGGTGACTTACAAATAGACTTAATAGCCTTTCCCTGTGCGACATTACCTTCGGACATAACTGAACGAAGAACGCACTCCATGATTTTTTTGTCGTAACTTATAGCCATCTTTTTTCTGATTTTATTCTACAAAACAAAAGTACGAAAACAAGATAAAACATAAAATATAAAATGAATTAATTAGAATTAAAAAGAAATAATAAGTTGGATAGGTAGTTTTGAATCAGACAGTAATATGGTTTCGTATAGATATGGTTATGGCATAGTGGTGGCTAACGGGTGTTTCCGTCGATGTTCTACGAGATTATCGTTTTTCGGCTCTGTCGGCGACCACTAAGAACAGACCCTCTCTCAAGTACCAAACATTACAATGATGAATACTGAGATGAAGGATAAAGATAGGTATCATTATAGAATGATAGTTCTTCAAATGGTATATCCTTGAATACAGATTCACCATCTAATTCTTTATCATTACCTACTGTTGTATTGTAATTAGGTAATGATTGGATAGATATATCCATATTCTCTATCTTTTCCTTAAACTGTTCTGCCTTAACATACATATAGATGTCTTCGCTTACCGAACCAACCGCTTTAGCCATCTCGCCGGCGAACTCAGCATACATATCCCGTACCTCATTAAAACCTGACTTTTTGTCAGGAGCGGTATTGTTATAGGATTTCATTCTCCTACTTACCCGACCACAGACCCCGGCAACGGACGTCCCCACCTCAGCACAGCAGGCTTCCGCATCAGCCATGCCTGCCTTTACCGTGGCTACCTTCTCCTTGCTCCACCCACTAACCTTGTCGTATGATTGTTTAAGACAGTTTAAGAACATGTCCATTCTTCGCTTCTTGTCTTCTGCTATGATAGCGCGATAGTACTTCCTTATAATTTGGTTTTGTGTACTTCGCTCATATCCGTCCCAGAAGTCTTTGTGCGCTTCTTTAGCCATAACAGAGGCCAATGACCTTGCTTCTTCTTCTTTTGTCTTTTTACGATCTATGCCAAGGATTTCGCCATCTTCGGAAACAACTTCTTCTGCATTCAGGAAACGTAGGATATGAGTATTGTCTTTTAAGAAGAAATTGAAATCGTCTTTCTTACTCACTTTTTCTTTTTCTCCTTTCTCTATATCCTTCTCTCCAAAATACCATCTGTTTGTTGCTCCTTTTTTATACAAGGTCCAGGTATTTGCTATTTGCCAGAAAACTGCTCCGTGCCTATATACCGGAATCAGCTTACCTATTGGGTAGTTATGTTCGTTTGCTTCAATGTAAGCACGAGGATTATCTACGTATGTTATAAATTGTATGTTTTCGAACCTTTTTACGAGCTTGTCTTGTATCGCCATACTGACAATCTCTTTCGCTTTTGTTAGTCCTACATTCAAGTACAAGGCAATTGTTTTATTACTTATCGTCGAATCAATTAATCCATAATACGAGTGGCTTCCGTCTACGACCTCAGCCTGAGAGTTTGTCTCTCCACTGTTCAGTACAGATTCATTGTTTCTGACTAAATTAACAAACATCGCCTCTCTTATCCTGTCAAGGACTTTTTCATGGTTTGTTATTTCATTTTTCTTTATCTTAATTAAAATCCTATTCTTTGGAATATTCACTTTCCCACATCCGAGAGTAAGTTGTACGCCATTAACACGATACCTTCTTGCAATGAACGTACTATCCGTCATACGGAACAGTTCGTCAAACATCGGATGTCCTGTCATGTTCTTGAACTTCGAATACCCGATTCCAAGTTTATGAAGAAGATCTTTCTTGTTTTTGAATCTTATTCTCGAATCCCGGCGGGAGATTTTTATCATACAGTATAAAGCATACAATTCCATGAACAGCGAATCATCTGACCACTGTTCCAAAAGTCTAAGACTTATGTTAATATTTCTACCTAATTGTAGCTTCATAATCTGTAACAAAAAAAATCGGATGGATTTTTGGGGATATCCATCCGATTTGTGTCTTTTTGCGGATAATCTCCAAAACCCCGTTACAGATGATGAAGAACAAGAATCAACAAAAAACAAGACACTTAATATTTTATATTCTTGTTTTTTATTTTGTCTTATTTCTACATCCGTAACGTGCTACAAATATAGAAACAAAATTCAAGAATCAAACAACAAGAACTTATTTTTTTAATGTCACAGTGCAAATATAGGGACAAACCCTGAATCTATTGTCATAAAATACGTTAATTTTAAATTTATAAATCCTTAATCCTTATCTTTGTATCAAAACGATAATCTCATGAAAGAAAGTGATAATAAAGATGTTAGTAATAGGGCTTATAGGCTTTTAGTACCTTATTCCAATACGGTAGATATGGCTAAGAAGATACTTCTGTTTTATAACGGATACCTAATGGCTTCCGGCAATGAGAAGAATGTCATAGATGCGAGGCACTTAAATCTTCTTGCCTATTATTTTGTGTTTGGATATTCGTATGAGACGAAGAAGAAGTTTTCTCATTGTTTCAGTACCGATCTTCAATATGTATCGGTTTTGGATACGGAGATGAAGAAGCGTGGTATTTTGATTGACCGTGAAGGGAATTACAGGACAAGGTGTTTGTGCCCGGATATAGAGAACATGCGCCGTCTTTTTGTATTGGAGGGTTCAAGAGATCAATGTGCGTTGGTTTCTTTATTTTATAGAAAGAAAACTTTTGAATCCGATGCCGAAGAATGATTTCCCTATATCATTTGAGTCACATATTATAGATGATGTGATGGATAAGACCGGGGGCGTTTACGACCGAAACCAAATACGTGACGTTTTCAGAGCCAGTATTTCTTATGCCAATAACTTATGTACGTACACAGATAACGTGTCTGTATCGTTCCCGTATGTGGGTGATATGGTTTGTAATCTTCATGAGATGGAGAGGCGCAAACACAATCTTGAGCGTCTTAAATCCAAGGTAGAAAAATTATCTAAGTATCAGGAAAAAGAACTTCAGTGCCTTGATATTAAGATAAGGATGATAAAGGATGCTTATAACTCAGGTGAGATAAAAGGTGGGGATATGTTGATAAAACACAACAAATTATCTATCTTTAAATCTCGTAAGGGTCATAGTTTTAGTGAAATACAAAATATTCAAGAACAGGAATTTAACAGATAAGTTATGAAAAAAATTTTGCAAGCGGAAGTTATATACGATGCTTTTATGGATACGATATTAAAAAAACTTCCAAGAAAAAAAGAAGATTATCCCGATTGGTACAAGGAACGTCTTGAAAAGTGTGAGGGATGTAAATTCAATACCAAGAACGTCCCTAACTCTATGCTTCCTCTTTCTTTATACGTAAGCAAGAAAATAGGTAAAAATCGTTGTTCGGTATGTGCGTGCTTCATCAAGCAGAAGGCCTGGAGCAAGACAGAGGAGTGTGCGCTTGGGGAGGGGCTTCCCCGTCCTTCGTGGATGGATCGTCAGTATTCTATTGATTTTTATGATGAGAAGTCAAGATGGAACAGGTTAGAACTTATTACAATGGATTCTGATGAATTTAATGTTATTTCTACAGATGACAAGCAATACAATATCGACCTCTCTAAAGACGGTAAATCATTTGAAATCATTTTCGAACCGGTAGAAAAAGGGAACAGTATAAGGTTTTCATTTGTTCTTGAGTCGAAGCATGATATGAAGATAACAGCATCAGAGACATCTTGTGGTTGTACGTCATCTAATTTGAATATCATAGACTCCCGTCACTTTAAGTTCAATATAGAGATACATACAGCAGGATTTGGAATAGGAAGATTCGTAAAGCACATGACTGTTCACTATCAAAAAGATGGGTCTAAAAAAGAGGAAAAAATTCCGTTTAATTTTGAAGGTACTATAATTCAAAAAAGTTAAGTTATGGGCGGATGTGGTAAAGCAAGGCATTTACAATGCGAGGATAAAAGGAAGTCCTTATTTTCTATGTTGCAGGCATCTTGTGACGATCTCCCTGATTATTCTGCCGGGGACATTCTCTATGCCGTACTTAGATCTTTTGCAAAGAAAAGAGGATTGTCTGTTTCTTTTTTAAGGACGTTGACAGACAGCGAGCTTTTTGAAGTGGCTGATTATAATTTATCAATGGAGTTGATGGACGTTATTATTCATGATAAAAAGGTTCTTGACAATGAAGAAGATTGATTTTGATTCAGATATAAAGCATCTTATTTCTTATTACAACCATCTACTGTCTGCGCAAGATAAGGTGGGAGAGGAGATGGAAGAGATAACTAAGGATATTATTAGGAAGAAGGATGAGGAAAACAACATAGAGTTAGAAGACTTTATTGATTTGGAGGAAAAGTCGTTTATGACCAACTTGTATCAACAAGAGATGCTGAAAGTATCTTCTTCTATAAAGGCAGTTTACAGGTTATCTATTAATGCCGGTCATGATCTTAACATAGATGATGACAGCAAGAAGGTTCTTGACAGGATAGTAAACGACGGAGAATCAGATTTTATTATGTACGTTGACAATAATACTGATTCTGTTATGTTCAAGGAAGAATCTGTTGAGGAAGGAATAAAAAACATGTGCAAGTATCGTGTTGATCCATCTTCTCTTGAAGACAGGTTTAATATGCTTAAGTCTCAGTATGAGTATTTTTTAAAAATAGTGAATAATGAAGGTAAGAAAGCCGACTAATGATGATGTCTCTTACGTAGATCGGAAACTTCTTGTGCTAAGGGATCAGATAGATAAGGCAGAACGTTATCTATCTGAAAACCCTTGGGATAAAATAGAAGATTCCGATAAGAGGGAGAAAGAATTTAGGTTTCAAAAAAGCTTGTCTGATAGCTTAATGCAATGGACTGAATCTTATATTAAGATGTGTGGGATAATGGATGTCTATAATCAGCTTGAGGCTGCCAAAAACAAGAAAAGCCTAAAAGGAGGACAAACAGTATCAGGTATTCAGTCTTTTGTTAAGAATGAAGCTAAGAACAAGTTTGATAAGTAGTTTTGTTATGAATTTTGATAGTAAAGAACTTTATATAAATATGGGTAACGATATTCCGTTATGGAATGACCTTTATTCTTATGAAGAGCAAGACGATGATGTCAAGCAATTCTGGGAGAATGAGGCTATGAAACTCCTTAACGGTGTTACCATAAATGGTGTATTTATCCATCCTTGGCTATATTGGCATATCAATTTCTGGGAGATGATGATTGACGTAGGAGATGATCGTATTCCTGGAAATTCTCAGCTTCGTGATAATGAATGGATGTTTGCCGAATTTCTAAAGCAGGCGGAAGAAGAGAATAAAGGAATATTCATGTTCGGGTGCCGTCGTTTTGGAAAAGCCCTTCTTGACTCTGAGATACTTTATCTTGAGGACCGGGAAAAGATGATAGGAAATATCGTTGTAGGGGATAAGATATATGACGATAAAGGGAATTTAGTAGAAGTCGTAGGTGTCTATCCTCAAGGAAAAGTAACCACCTACAGAGTCGTATTCGAAGACGGTCGTAACGTTATTTGTTGCGGAAATCACCAATGGCGTGTCAATCATGGCGGAAAATGGCATGTTAGGAGTCTTAGATCCATAGCCGGATTGGATTATAAGAGTATGTCTATTCCAGTAGGTGAGGCCCTGAACTACCCTACGGCAAAGCTGCCGGTTCCGCCGTCGGCCTACGCCTCGATGCTGGCGGCTTATCTCGGTGGCTATGGTGGGGATATGTTTTTTGATAAATACATTTGTAAGAAATTTCTAAGATCGTCCATAGATCAAAAGAAAGATTTTATAGAAAACTTCATTCGTTCTTTCAGAAACGTAGTAACCGGAGAAGAAGAGCTTACGTTGTCTCATATTGACATGGATGTCATAAATTTTGTACAACGTGTGTTTTGGGCTTTAGGTTGGTATGCTAAATTGGAGGGGAACAAACTTATACTATCAAGGAATCGTAAGGAATTAAAAATAAGATCCATATCGATATACGGAAAGGAGCATGCCACTTGTATAACCGTTGATAATGACTCTCATTTATTTTTGACCACCAATTACATCGTTACTCATAATACGGCCATAATGAGCTCTCTTCTGGCTCGTAATGCTACAATGACGTACAATTTGACGCATAATGTTATTGGAGCAAGTAAAGAAGACCTTGCCAATATGGGAGAGTATCTTGAGTTTGGACTTGATAATCTTCCTCCTTATCTTACTATAAACAGGACCGGTAACGACTGGACTAAAGAAGTTGTTTTAGGTACAAGAAACATCAATAATCAACGTGATGTTCATGCCAGAATAAGAATCACCAACGTTGATGATGGAAAGACACGAGGCTCATTGAAGACCGCAGGTGGAACTCCATATACGTCTATATATGATGAGGTAGGTAAATTCCCGGTGCTTGGGGCATGGCTTGCCGGTAGGCCGGCTCATATGATGCATGGTAGAATGAGGGGCGTTTGTTTGATGGCGGGATGTTGTTGTGCTGGAACCATAGTATATAAATCAAACGGAGAACCGTGTAGGATAGAGGATTTAAAACAAGAAGATGGAATAATAGGATTCGATGTTGAAAACCATAAAATCATTAGTCAAAATATAGAATGGATAAAACCTCCTTCATTCAAATCATGTTTTAGAATTACTACAAAATCAAATCGTACATTGGAATGCAGCTTTGATCATCCTATAAAATGCGAATATCCAAATGGAAGGGATATTTTGTATGATGGGTATGTTTCTGCAAGTAAGCTGATAAAAGGAGACGCTATATGGACTATTGATAACAATGGAAATAAATTATTGGATTATGTAGACGGTATAGATTTTATAGGAGAAAGAAAAGTCTATAATCTTACTGCATCAGATACTCACACTTATATAGCAAATGGTATTATAACTCATAATACTGGAGGTAATGTAGAAAAGTCTCAAGATGCCCAGAAAATCATGAACTCTCCGGACGAATATGGATTCATTATAATGAATTATGATATTCTAAATAAGAGAGTTATTAAACCAACATGGCGTATATGTAAATCCGGATGCTTTGTTCCAGCCCAGATGTCTCATGCGTATGAAAAGAAAGAAACGACTCTTGATAAGTATCTTGGAGTAGAGAATGCTCCCGGTCTTAAGAAGATAAAAATAAAAGTTTCAGACTTTGATAAAAATACTGGAATAATAAAATCACGTCTTGATGAACTTGTCAAAAAGGATAGAGCTTTATACGTCCAGGAACGAATGGCATTTCCTTTGTCTATAGATGATTGTTTCCTTAATACGAACGTAAATAGGTTCCCTGTAGAAGATGCGTTGAAGCACAAAAGCCGTCTTCTTGAAGAAGGTAGGCCTGGTAAAACAGTGGATATTTATCAGATAGACGGCATGAAAATGGGGTATAATTTTAGTGATAAGCAGCTTGCTGATTATCCGTTTCAAGGTGGTAACATAGATTCTCCTGTTGTTATATATGAGGATCCACCAGAAGAAGGAGGTGTTTTTGATTACACTTATGTTTCATCGCTTGACCCATATAAATCTGACAAGGCTGATACTGATTCTGTTGGTTCGTTTTATGTACTTAAAAGATATGTAAAAATCAACGATCCATTTGCTTATTGCATAGTAGCATCATACGCATCACGTCCTCCATCTTCTGATGATTTTTGTAGGAATTGTGAAATACTTCAAGAAGCGTATGGAGCCAAGTGTCTTATGGAGAATGCCGACCGAATGTATGAATTTTATCTTACGAGACGAAATAAGCAGCTTATGTTGCTGGAAGATGGCGAACGTCTTGCCGGTAAGATTATCCGTGCTGGCGCCCGTCAGAACAACAAGCTCGGTTTGGCTCCTACGGTTCCCAATCAGCGCATGCTTTTCAATACCGTTATTCAATATTGCTGGGAGGATGTTGTTGTTGGGTATGATGATGATGGTAATGAAATAACACAGAAAGGTATTTACCGTATCCCTGATATAGAACTTCTTGATGAGATCATAGCCTTCGGCCCTGGGGCCAACACCGACCGTATCATAGCCTTCGGCCACGCTCTTCTTCTGGCTAAGTATTATGATGATATGGGTTATATGCCTGAAAGTACGACTCAGAAGGAGAATCAAAAGAAGAGAGAGCGCAAGAAGATGGAACAGGTCAAAGGATTTACGGTAAGAAGACATAACCCTTACAAAATGAGATAGGTAGAACAATTTACCTATCTTTGTGAAAAAACATATAGCTCATGGAGTATTTTAACAGAGATCAGGCTTTTCCGGCCAGAGGAGTATTTTCAGGGTTGCCGGTGCAGGCTATACCTACCAAGAGAAAAACCAAGGAGTGGTTTAAAGCCACTATGGATTCTCTTGAATTGATTGGTTTGAAGCAGCTTGATGAGAACCAAAAGTTCAAGGATTTTTATAGGATGATGGAAGGCAAGCTGTCATTTATGGAACTGAAAGATGTAATTCCTTATCTTAAGGATGTTCAGTCTATAAGGGACAATGTAAATATTCCATCATTCTTACGTCATTATGATATAATAGGTACGATCGTAAACGCTTTTGTAGGATGGTTGGGCAACCTTTCTGACAAGTATAATGTAGTTGGATTGGACGAATCTGAAGTGAATCAGTATTCTGCCACGAAGGAAAATCTTCTTTATAATTACATTAGAGAGGAATTGGACAGAAGAGTTAGGCAAGAGTTATTAAATAGAGGATTGGATCCGGATTATAATAATTTTGCCAGCGAAGAAGAAAAGCAGGCTTATGCTCAACAGATACAAGAGGTGAAAGCATCTATGACCCCTCCTGAGATAGAGAACTTCATGAATACAAAATGGAAGACTGCCGAGGTTATATGGGGTTCTCATACGCTTGAGGCGGACAGGGGGCGTTTTTACATGGATGAGATAGACACTGAGAATTTCATCGACTATCTTCTTACCGGTCGTTGCTTTAGAAATTATCATGTAGGATACGACTATTATAAGCCGGAAAGATGGTCTCCGTTGAATACGTTTTATTCTAAGACATTAGATAGCAAGTATCCTCAATATGGGGATTATATTGGTCGTGTTCATTATTATACTGCCAATGATATTATAGTAAGGTGGGGGCATCTTCTTACGGCAAAAGACAAGCAAAAGCTTATAGGAGGTGCTGATAATTTCAATGGCACTTATCATAATGGTGATAATGGAAGCTATGTAAGTTTATCCAAATCGGCGAGCGTAGGGATGTTATATCAGAATAAGGTAATACCTTGGAAAGGATATAATGATTATGCTTCTATAAAAGCTTATGAGGATTATTACGGTATTCCAGCCGGCACATATACCGGATACGATAGTAATGGCAACGAATATCACAGAACCAGATTCATGCCAAATTTAGAGCATGGTAATTATTATAACCGCGCCCAGAGTTTGAGCGACGAGCATGTTCGTAGTGATTTGTATCAGGTAACTGAATCATATTGGGTATCCCCGGCTCAGGTATATGTAATTACCTACCAAACTGAAACCGGATTAGTAACTACTGAAATGGTAACCGACGAGCTTCTTCAGGACTTTTTACAGGAAAATGGTATTAAGAAAATTACCAGGACCATGAGTAAGGGAATGGAGAACCCGGAGATTAATACCTATTTCGTAGATTATGTTCCACAGGTAAGGTACGGGGTTAAAATCAGTGGAGGTGCCCTCGCTCAGGACAACCTGTATCTGGATGGAGAACCTATTGATCACCAGATAAAAGGGGATAGCAACATCTATGACTTTGTTCTACCCGTTGCCGGATATATTGGTACTTCTATGGCTAACAGGATTCAGCCGTATCAAATATTTTATAATTTCTCCATAAATCAGATAAACAATATTCTTGAAAAGGAGATCGGTAAATTCTTCTTAGGGGATATAAATCTGGTTCCAAGTGAATACAAGGATTTGGGTGAAGATGTGGCTGATATATGGGCTAATCTTCTTGATGTAGCTAAGTCTGTAGGCGCTCTTACATTAGATACCTCATCTCAAAACACGAAAGGTGGTGTTCCTTTCAACCAGTTTGCTGTCTATGATTTATCCCAGACAGAGCAGCTTAAAACAAGAATGGAGCTTGCTGAATGGTCGAGGATGAAGTGTTTTGAAATGGTTGGTATCACTCCTCAAGTAATTAATGGCCCCAACAGGTATGAGACCGCCACTGGGGTCCAGCAGGGCGTTACAGCATCTATGTTACAAACACAGATATACTTTGATAACTTCGGTTACTTCAAGAAACGCGCTTTGGATCTTCATCTGGCTGTTGCTCAACAATGCCAGGAAGAAGGAAAGGATATTTCTGTAATGTACACAAAAAGTGACCTTACCAGAGCGTTTTTATCTATAGGAACCGACGGTCTTAGCCTAAGGCATCTTGGTGTTCAAGCTTTATCCAACTCGAAGAAAAGGGATGAGCTTGAAAAGTTCAAGACCTTTATGTTGCAGCTAAATACGGCCGGAGGAGACATTTACGATCTTGCATCTATCTTCACATCAGATTCTATGGTGGAACTTATACAGAATGCAAGGAATACTCGCGCATACAACGAGCGTCAGATGCAGCAGCAACAACAGAATCAGATGCAGCTTAACCAGCAACAGATACAAGCTGAAGCTGCTGAGAAGGATAAGCAACGTCAGCATGAACTTGCTTTAGAAGACAAGAAAGGTCAATACAGGATACTTCAAGAGAAGATCCAGGCGGCAGGCAGGGCGGCAGACGCCAAGAGCGACGCCACCTCCCTCAACTTCCTGGCTTCTGTTTCAGATCAGACCGTAAGGCAAGCTGATATAGAAAGCAAGGAAAGGATAGAGGATAAGAAGATCGAAAACGATTCCAAACTTCATGATGATGAAATGAGAATGAAAATGGAAGAGTTAAAATTAAAATCCAAAGAGCTTGCTCAACGAGCAAGGGAAGATGCCACCAAAAGGTATGTAGCCGGAATCAATAAAAATTAAGGATTAAATATCCCCAAATTTCATTAGAAAATCTCTAATAAAATTTGGGGATATTTAATTTTTAGTGAAGATTAAACACTTATAAGTTTTTTGTCTGAAATATAGGTATTTAAATATTTTTGCAGTATGGGAAAATTAGAAAAAAATGGAATAGTAGAATTGGACGATATTTTTAGTATCGGTCCGGTTGATGATGTTTATAATAGGGAAGAAGATATTCTGCCTATTAATGGTAATGAACCGGCTAAAAAAGATGAGAAGCCTGTAGAAGAAGGTTCTCAAATTAAAGAAGATCCGGTTGTTGATCCTACTCCTGATCCTAAAGAGGATAAAAAAGGAGAAGAGAATGTAGTTGATGTTAATCAGGATCAGGTAGAGACCCCGGTTATCAATTACAGAAAAGTATTGGATGCCCTTTCTTCAAGGGGAATCATTCCCGATTTGAAAGATGTGGTATTTAGTGGTGAAAACGGCGAAGAGATCACTATCAATGATCTTGATTTTAGTAAAGAAGATTCGTTGTGTGACATACTATCTACAGTCCTTGAAAGCCAGAAAGAGGACATTGTTAAGGATAAGATAGATGTTACCTCTGTTTCTGATATTACTAAGAAGCTTATCCAGGCTGATAAGGCCGGCGCGAATATCGTTGATATTCTTAAGCAATATGATACGAATGTCGCTCCTATAGAAAAGCTTGACATTGAAAACAAAGCAGATCAGATAAAGATCGTTCGCCATTATGTTGATCTTCTTGGGTTGCCCAAAGATGAAGCTGATGAGTTTTTCAAAGGCATTATCAATAAAGGAGAAGAGTATGTTGAAGCAAAGGCTATAAAGTACAAGGCTGAGCTTGATAAGAGAATGGATGATATTATCCAGCAACGTACTAAAGAGGCTGCCGAAAAGAAGGCGAAGGATGCAGAAGATTTTAGAAGGTATAAGAAAGACCTTAAGTCTTCTATCCAGGAAAAGTATCAGCTAAATGACACTATGGTATCTAAAGCTCTTGATTTTGCCCTAAAACCTTCTGAATCGAATCCCGGAATTACCAAAGCATTTAATAGGGTAAGGGAGATGATGATGAATCCGGAAGAAGCACCAGATTTGATTATGTTTCTTATGAACCCAGGAGAGTTCATAAAACAGAAGTCGAATCAAGCTGTAGTTGATGAGAAGAAAAAAATTTATAAGCTCATCAGCCATACAAATAAAGACAAGAGGGTGGCTCCGGTAGATGATAAAGGTGATCAAGTTCAAGGTGTGAAGTTCGATGAAATCAGTATAGATTAAAAATTAAAACATTTTTTCGTTCATGGCTAATGTACTTTTAACAAAAAATTTCCCGGCCACCATGAATGGTGACACGGTGATTGGATATACCGACGCTAAAGTCGTTAAGCAAAGTATCGTGGAACACGATCTTAGCTCTTTAGAAGATTGGTACTACGAAGATCCGGATAAGAACCATCTGGGTATGCTTGAGTTGTTTTCTAACATTACAAACTATCCTCTGCCTATGTATATGGGTATGATCAAACAGGATGCTACTATTGCCGTAAATGGTATCAATGGTTCATTCCGTTATGATCTTCCGGTATCAGAAACGTATGAGGTGGTTACAGTAGAAGACACGTCTTTGAAATATGCAAAACCTGGTATTGATGAAAGCTTCTTCGAAATTGTGTTGAATGCACAATTTAAACAAGGAGATGTTATTACTTACGATGTGATTAACGGTTGCCAGGCTCTTATCTCTACAGAGCGTCCTCCTAAACAAGAAGGTGAAAACTGGAGATACTGGTGTAAGCTGTGGGGTCGTTCTCGTGCTAAATACTTCCCGAAAGACATGCTTCGTGCCGGTATTAAATACTGGAAGGTAACAAACGTTCTTGGTGAGTTCTCTACTCAGTTCTCTGGTGTAGGAGGTGCTTCTAAGGCCGGTTCTATGACTTGTGAATTTACGCTTGGTGGACACCGTGGTGTTGAAGGTGAAACGACTATGTACGCTGGTATTAAGTCTTTGGCTTATGCGGACGAACGTACACAGAATTTCATCGACAAGGCTTACCAGAAAGTTCGTCAGCTTTCTGAAATCAGAGGAGGTGATGCAAGTTATGCTATCATCGGTTCTCGTCTTGGTGACGGAAGCATTGATATGCGTACAGCACGTGTGGCTAATACGGTGTCTTTGTTCTGCTTGGCTGAATTGGCTAAGATGGAAGCATACGAACTTATGTTCATGCGTGGAGGTAGAGTCAAGGGTCATAATGGTGTTTTGATGAAAAACGAAGGTTTGTATCATCAACTTCGCCGTGGTTTCGTTATCTCATATGCACGTCCGGGCGGTATCAAGCGTGAACATTTCCTGGCTGCTGCCGACTATATTTTCCGTGGTCGTAGCGATATGCCGATTGAAAATCGTGTAATGAAATTCAAGGTAGGTGCTATGGCTTATAAGAACATCGTTGAAATCTTCCGTGATGAGTTCTTCGCTCAATTAGGTGCTTTGGCTCCTCTTATGGGTACAGAACGTATCATCAATAACCCGGTAACAGGATCAAACGATGCTCTTGAATTAGGACCTGTAAAGATCAAGGGTGTTACTATTCCGGGTATTGGTAAGGTCATTGTAGAACACGAACCTTCTTTGGATTACGTTGATATGGTAGATAGAAGCCAGTTGGTAGACGGTATGACTCCTATCACATCATATTCATGTATTATGGAAGATTTGACCGCTCCGGAATATTCCAATGCATTCGCCGGCATTCCTGCTTCATCTGAAGCTCGTATTGGTAATATCAACAGCAACGTATTCTACGTTAAGCCTAATATTGGTTCTATGTGGTGGGGTTACGAACAAGGTAGATGGTCATCCAGAGTATCGGCTCAAGAAATTGTATCCAGCCATCCTCGTATGTCAGAACAATTCTGGTGCCACTCTGTATCGGCTTGTTGGGTAAAAGATACCAGCCGGTTTGTAACAATTGAATTGTTACCAAGCTCTTTGTAATCATAACTTTTAATATTAACTTGCGGTCGGCTTTAAAACCGGCCGCAAATTTTGTTTCTAACATAGTCTTTTCATATATGAAAAGACGTAGGGTATATAAAAAAAATGGGAAAAAAGATTTTTAAAGAAAGCCATGAGTCTAAGAAACTGCTGGCTACCGTAGGAGGAATGAAGATATATTCCGACTCTATTTATGTTATAACAGGTAAGATGGATGAAGAAGCTCCTTCCGGATATCAGGAAAGAGGTATTTCCAAGACTCCTTTCCCTGGGAACAAGACAGTATCTTGTTGTGGATGGGATAAGGATCTTAGGGTGTATGATACCGGTTTCTTCATCAATTCAGCATGTTATAAAGGTTACTCACTTGAAGACAAGAAGAATGAAATGGATATGCGTATTAAGAATATTCGGTATCCGTTTGAAGAAACTGTCAATGAGGACCTGGACCAAAAGAATTTCGATTTCTGGGATTCTTACAGAATTGACTTGTATGATGGTCGTTTGTTCTACACTAATGACGTTCGTGATTTATTTGAGCTGTATATAGCTATTTTGTCCAAGTCTCTTACCCCTAAAGAAGAAGACGGTAATCCGATGTATGTCGAATCTTATTATTGTGTAGAAGACAAGACTACCGCCGTAGATATCAGGAAACAACGTCAGATTGACAAGGCTGATATTTTATACGAGTTCATGAACAAACTGAAAGGATCTGAGGCTGAAAGGAAAAGCATCTATGATCTGCTTTTGTATCTTGACATCATATACAGCGTAGAGCTTGATCAGAGCATGGTTCAATACATATTCACTAATTGGATTGACGCCAAGAATACGAACGTTGACATGTATAAAGAAGCAAGCTCAAGGTTCTTGTCTGACGACGAATCTTCTGAAGGGATGCAGGTGATTAAATTCCATCGTATGATCAGGGAAATGATTGAGGGCCTGGCTGTCACCGTCAACACCGACGGACTGTATCTGAATGGCGAGCTCCTGGGCGCCGACGCCATCTCTGCATCTATGGCTCTTGCTTCCAATAAGTCGATGTTAGAAACCAAGTCACGTGTTCTTGAAGCGTATAATGCTTTAAAGAACAAGCATAAAAAAATAGAAGGTACTAAGTCTGACAAGAAGAAAAAGGAAGATAAGAAAGGTTTCGATGTTGATCAATACGCTAACAAAAAGAATAATTTATGAAGATTGTTGATTGTTATCTCCGGGCCTTACAGAAGGCTGAAGAAAACATGACCAACGGTGGTATAAAACTTGACAAGGCACGTTTTGTTCAGCTTTTTAATGACGAACAAAACCGCCTTGTTCGTTATATCCTTGATAAGAAAAATGAAGAGGATATACGTTATATCCAAAAGTTGGTTGTGTATTCGAAAGAACTTGACGAGAGAGGAGATAAAGATAATCCGGAAAGCACTTTATTTTCATTGCCTTCTGATTTCTTCTCTTTTTCAAACATATCAGGCGTATTTACCAAAGGTGAATGCACGGTCACTGATTTTACCATGTGGGAGGCTAAGAACGAAAACCCACATGAGCTTCTTGCCGACTTTTTTAACAAACCTGATTTTGATTTTAGGGAAACATTCTATACAATAGGCGAAGATTCGGTAAGGGTGTATAAATCTGGTTTTGATGTAGACACCGTTTATCTTACATATTACCGCTATCCGAAGGAAGTTGACATCGAAGGATATATTAAATCAGATGGTTCTAATTCAACCGATATAGATCCTGAATTAGATGATAAATTAATTGGTATTATCCTTAACATGATTGAAAAACAATTTGCTTTGAATGAAAGCGAATACGGACGTTATCAAATAGATTCAAACAACGTCCAATCTCCTTTGTAGCAGAAGAAAGGCACATCCTAAATTAAAGATTATCAAAAAGCATTAAGAATTAATTAATTCCTAATGCTTTTTGTTGCTTATATAACTATCGCTATTTTTGAGACAGATAACAGAATACTAATTTTTAAAATATTATAAGGCTATGGCTATCCATAAACCGTATGACAGACACATTATCTGTCCTCCGCACGCTAAGTTGGCGGACGTAGATTCTTTGTTGCTTCAAGAAGGTCAGATCGCTATCTATGATTTGGATGGTGAGCAGACTAAAGATGGTTTGAAAGCGTTGAAAGACTTGAAAGGATATCGTAAGGACGAACAACGTTTCCAGATCAGAATAGGACGTAATGAGATGGTGAACGACCGTGTATCTGATGATAAATCATTCTCTACACCTACGTTTGCTATTGACGAAATCATAGAAGTGTATGCTTCTGCTCCGAAGAGCAAAGAAATTAAAGTAGATGAGGTTATTTTCGGTTATAACGGAATTGACGACAATACCGCTATTACAGCAAGAAAAGGCGATCGTATTCCTATCCATATTAAGCTGACAGGACGTTTGTTCGAGCTTCGTGGTTATCCGATGGGTGAGGTAAATATTGATGATTACATCATTTTCGAAAACTGTCCGGGTCGTGAGGATATGTGTTCAGAATGTGATCCTTGTGAAGATGTTGATATTTTGGCTGCTATCTTGAAAACAATCGAACGTATCAAGAATCAGCCGATTGCAGGTGGTGGAAAGGTAGGTGATTTTGTAGAAATCCATCCTATTCATTCTTGCGATGAGTTGAAAAAAGCTCCGGTGGAAACCGACATGAATTTCTATTGTATGGAAATGTGTGATACCGGTGATGCTTATGCCCTGGCTCAGCTTAAGGCTGCTTATCCAGGTTTGGATATTAAGAGAGTCGGACGTCATCTTTCTACATCCAAATATCAGGTGATGAAAGAAGGCGGCAAGCCTTCTGATTATACTCAAAAGCTGTCTTCTATCATGAAAGGCTGCGAAGAGTGCCCTGATGGATATACTAAGGTAGACGGAGGTTTGATTTATGCCGTAACGTTAGAGGATGATGGGGTTGATCAGTCTACTGTAGTAGAAAGCATTAAGAATGCCGTTAGTAGCACTGCCGAGAAAACAGCAGCCCAAGATGGCGGCGTAGGTATGTACACTGTGGCCGTAAGCAAGAAACTGACGAAGGCTGATATCGATGCATTTGTAGAAACTAATCCGACTGCCACAGTAACGTTCGTTGCTAAAACAGCAGATATGTGTAGCAATCCTACTGTTACTACCGTTAGCTGGGAAGCATGTGGTTCTTGTAAGATTTCGAAAGAAGCTTATGAAATCACGTTGCCGGATGATGAATGTGGTAACAGTGCTAAAGAAGAATTGCAGGCAGCATTCCCGTATCTGACAATCGAAGATTACGGTACACCTGGTGGATGTCAACACAAATTCAAAACAACGGTCGTTACTAACATGGTTTGCGACGAATGCGATAAAATTTTCAAAGACTTCTTCGTATCTAAAGCTCCCGAATCTTATCGTGGACGTAACTGGAAACGTTTGGGTGCCGTAGCAGGAGATCAGTCCATTATCGCCGATCCGATTCCTAAGAACTGCAAATGCGGTATCTTGTTCCGTGGTATTGACTACATGATTTCTCCGTCCGACTGTTTGATTGACCGTCTGACATTCCAAGAAGGATCTGTTCGTATTGCTGTAAATGGCGGTTATCCGGATGAACAGCGCGAGGCTATCAGCACGTACTTCAACCCGATCCATGCCGAATACAAACAGCACTGGGCTCCGCGTACTCACCTCGGCGCTGAATTGCTGGATAAAGAACGCGAACAACGTATGTTCTTCGACTTCCGTAAGACTCACCAAGAGCTTATGGAACGGATGTTTACCAACGAAGAAACCCGCTTAGATCTGTTGGCTCCGTATGCTGATTATTCAGTAACGTTGAAGCCGGCACGTTACTCTAACGGCTTCGGTAGGGTAATTGATGATCATATTACAGTACACTTTCATGTACCGTATGGCGCTCACGAAGGTATTCAAGACCTTATGGACTTGTTAGCTGCTTCGGCAAATATCAAGCCCTGCAAGATTTGATTTTCCTTTTTTCTATATATCCCAAGGGGGAGGAGGCTGGTCCTCCACCCCCCTTTTTGTAATAAAACAATTTGAAATAGATCGATTTCATATGAATGGCGTGGATTCTTTAGTCGGTGCCTTAGGTAGGGGCATTGACAAAATAACCAACATAGTTGGAAAATGGGGTTCCTCCCAACCGGTAGATGACAGCAAATCCGGTATAAAAATAGGGGACAAAATCTACCAAGTGGTTGTGTCCTTAAATGGCTGTTATTGGTATCTTGACGAAGAAGGTAAGAAGCATCCTGTTTCTGGTATTCCGGCCACAACCGAATGGGAGTGGATTAACATAGCTGAGAAAGTTATCAAAGATTTCAAAACCTGTTACCGTACACCTGGTGGAAAGGTCGAAGTATGGAGTTGGTATCTTCTTAACGATCAGATGGATGTTCTTAAAGAAACCCATAGAATTACCGACAGTACCGACATGGATAATCCGGTAGGTAAAGTTCTTACTAAAATACCGGACGAGTGGGTTATGATCGACTGCGATCTTCCTGATATGACAGAACGCGACATTACGTTCGTCAACAGATGTTATAAGACTCCGGATGGTAAGGTTGAAATAGAAGGATTGGAGGCCATAGATGATAAGATAAATATCAGGGAATCTATTTATACCGTTATTCAATCGACGGACGATAATTTCCCTGCCGGCCATGTTTTTAAACTAATTCCAGAGAATTGGGTTCGAATGGTTTGTGACTTTCCTGACATGACAGAACGAGACGTAACTTACGTTCTTGAATGTTACACTACTAAAAAAGGAAAAGTGCAAGTAGAAGGTTTGGTAGCCATAGATAATATTCTTGGGACCAGGGAAGAGGTTTATACCGTCCTTCAGTCTACTGATCCTGATATTAAGGTAGGGGCCGTGCTGGATTCCATTCCCGAAGATTGGGTGAGGATGGTATGTGATTTTCCTGACATGACGGACCGGGAAATTGTTGAAGTAGACGAATGCTACAAGACGGATGGTGGTAAGGTCAATATAAAAGGTTATCAAGCTATTGATGCCGTTCTTGGTGTAAGGGAACAGTATTATTATATTGTTAAGACAACAGATGATGCTTATCCTCAGTGGACGAGAATAGATAAGATACCTAACGAATGGACGAAAACCGAATGCGACTTCCCTGATCTTACAGAAAGACATATTATGTCCGTAGATGAATGTTATACTACTCCTGGTGGTAAAATACATCTTGGTGGATACAGGTCGGTAGATAGCATAATAGGTGTCCGGGACGAGTATCTTATTGTCTTAGAAACTACCGACCCTGATATACAAAGAGGCGCCACATTCAGCAAAATACAAGAAGGATGGCAGCGTATTGTTTGTGATTTCCCTGATGCTACTACATCCGATACAGAAATAGTAGAAAACTGTTATAAGACGGAAAAGGGTAAGGTTCAGATCCGAACATACATAACAATGGACGGATACGGAAATACAAGGGAATTGAGACATATGGTTCTTAAAACAACCGATCCTGATTACAATATCGGATCCAATATCAATCAGATACCGGTAGGGTGGTTAAGTATCGAGTGTGATTTTGCGTCTGCTACACAGCGCCATATAAGACAGGTGAAAAACTGCTACGTTTCTGATGCGGGGAGCATCTACGTTGAGGGAGAAATCGTTTACGACAATGACCTTGACGTGGACAAGATGGCGCTGACGGTCATGGAAAGCACTGACCCGGCGATAGCCGTAGGGGCGGAGCTGGCGGCTATTCCCTCTGGCTACGTGAGAACAGTTTGTAGATGCAATTGTTGTAACCATTAAATCTTATTGTCATGAGCTGTAACGAATATTTTTTAGTAACACTGGAGTCTAAACCGACTCCAGTCCGTCATAAATACACGAATTTAACAGACGAATGGTATGGCCCTGATGGTGTTAAGTACGAAGATCCTGATACGATAGCCAAAATAGAAGAACAAGCTACAGATAAGAATCGTATAGGGGATAACACCTTATATCAGAAACTTATTGAAATACATTCTCAAGGAGAGTCAATAAAATCAGACATCGGAGACATAGGTCAGGTATTAGATTACATAAATGGGGAGGAAGTGTAATGGGGACCATATCAGATAAGTTAATGAGGATCATAAATACCAAGGAGGATATAAGGAAAGCCCTTATATCCAAAGGGTATGATGTACCTACTTCCGTACCTTTTAAAGAGTATGCGAAAATGATATTAGACCTGCCATGCAAGGTAGATTCCTTCCCAGATATAGAAGGTATCGTAGCCAGATATTCCGCTTCCGGTCTCACTAATGAGCAGATGGCTGCTAATCCCGTATGGGTTGATAAGACGGGTAATGGATACGATCTACAGTTGAAAAAATTCTCTTGGAAAGGGATGTCCGGGGTTGGCGGGTATGTTGCAGACATAGATGAGTGGGGCACAAATTCAACGGCGGCTTATTTTGAAAGAAACAGCATTAAAATAACAGCAACATTTAAAGAAAATGCCTCATTGGGTTTATTGTACCATAATATAAAATTACGTCAATCTTGCGTTTTAAAAGTAACAGGCATACCAGAAGGTTGCGATGCTTTTTTGGATGATCGATTGGGCAATCGTTTTTACATGTCAGAAGATGGTGTGTATGAAATAATTCCGTCTAACTTTTTGGCAGAAGCTCTCTATTTATCTATAGAAAAATATCCTGAAAGATGGTATGGATCTAAACTTACCATCGAACAACTACCTCTCTACCCCGGTGCACTCGTCTTTGACGGAGTAGACGATTACGGTGTCTGTGATAACTTCCCTATTCTGACTAAAGAAAAGGGATATACGGTTGTGGCGTTGAGACAGTGGGATCAGGATTTCTTGAATACAACTTTGACAGGAGGACTGTTGTCAACCAGGAATTATTCCACAGGAGAAGGTGTAGCATTTGAAAAAATAGAATCCTCAAGTAAGGGCTATTGGAATTTAGGTGCTGGAGGTATCATAGATTTTGCAAAATCACCATTTACATGGCAAACATCAAAACAATATAATAATGTTGGTATTTTAAAAGGTGACAAAAATCATGGAAAACCATTATGTGTAGGATGTGGATTGTCTGGAGGCCAACATTGTGGTAGATTTGCTATCTGGGAACTTGTTATTCTCGACCACGATGCCACCGAAGAAGAACTGACCAAGATCAAAGACTACTTCGTCAAAACCTATCCTTGGTTATTCTTTGATCAAGCATGGACTGTCACCGGCAAGACCAACGAGGACGAAGATCGTGCTACTATTGCTAACATTACGGGCAATGGTAATAATCTTGTACTGTCTAATTTTGGGTTTATTGAAGGGAGTGGCTACAATGAAGAAGGTGAATATGCTGGCTATCTGGTTACTGATGGGGTGGATGATAAGATAACTTCGTCTATATTTGAAATGGGTAATGATTGGACTGTAATAGGAGATTGGGAGCTTATAAATACAGGGAAAAAAGACAATGCTGGTATTGTAAAATTTGATAGTATAGTCATTTATAATTATAATCCAATACTCATTAATATAAAAAATGGTAGAAATAATTTGATTCCCGATCAAAATACCGTTAATGCAATTTGTTCTGATGGCAGGATTTATTCAAAAGACTGGAAAGAATCTATTTATAATGAAGAAACGGAATCTACCAGTAAAAATTTCTTAACTATAGGATATTCAGGTAACAGTTATACTAAAATTGCTTTCAAAAACTTAGCGATTTATCCTACAATCCTTTCCAAGGAAGATTGTATAAAAGCATACAACTATTTACAAACTATAAAATCGAAATAATATGAAATTCATTATCATACCAAAAGAAGTATATAATTCCGTATCTGAAGAAAAGAGACGTGAATTAGGAATAGGCAGCCCAAGAGCGAGCGTAGATGGCTCTAAAGTTATTTTACATGTAGAACATTATGACCTTCTATTTAAGTCTTTAGACACGCAGGCTGATGACGAACCTCAATATCCGTATCCGGTATATGACAGCCCTTCTTCTGAGTTTGAATCTGTTCTTTCATCTAAAGAATGGGTGTCTGATGTTAATGACGAGCGTCTTTGATCTTGTTATGGTTGGGGTAATTACTATATTTGTAAAAAGTTGAATAATTAAAGCGTGTGGTAGTGTTATCTACCATATAATCATCATGTTTCAGATAATAATCGGATGCGTTTTGGCTAATATCCTTACGATAGCAATCATCGGTTTAGCCCTGTATTTAGTGTATCGTAAAAACGAAGACCGTTTAAAGGCTTTGGATTCTAAGATCGATCAGAAGGTTGAGGACGTAAAAAATAAGGTTGGCGCGGTGATGGACATCGTAGACCAGATCAAGAAATTGTTGGACAAAATTAACAAGAAATAAAAAATGGCAGAAGTAGGTTATAATAGTAAATTCGAAGGTCTGGAGGTTGATTCCAGACTTGAGAATGTGGTGCAGGCCGCTCCTGGAACAAGTTCGGAGTCGGGCAAGGGAGGCCTCATTCCGGCTCCCCCTGCCGGAAGTCAAGACGGTAGCAAGACTCTTCTTAGTAATATGACATGGGGAGATCATGTAACAAAACAGTACATAGATGATGCTGTTTCGGCAGCAGGGTGGAAGAAACAGATTGTTAGCAAACTTCCTACTGTTGAAGAAGCGAAGGATAATGTCATGTATCTTGTAAAAGACGATGTGGCATCTACAGAAACTAAAAACATGTATAACGAATATATTTTGGTTACTGAAGAAGGTGGAACTAAGGTGCTTGAATCACTTGGTATGGTAAGTACAGGAGTAGATTCATCTTATCTTGATTTATCCATGTTTCCCGGTACTTCTGGAACTCTTGATGAGGATTCGTATGCAAAAGTTCTGAATGCTTACAATAACAATATTACATTAGGTGAGCTTAGTTTTTATTATTTTTCTTTGGATTATTTTTTAGACAATAATAATTCTGAATTAAAAATAATAGCTGTTTTATTTAATAACACCAACTCAAAGGAAGACGTATCTGGATCTTATATAGACATTGAGATGGTAACTTATGTTGTTTCCCAAGATAAGACATATAGAGCTATAGCTAATACGGCTACGTTGTCTAATGACATGTTATCTTATTTGAAGTTTATGGCTAAGACTCCTAATGTTGTCACAACATTAGCAAGTTTGCCAATAGCTGCTCATAATATCATAGCCAACGTAGCTTCCGCTACGAACCTGTCTATGGCCGTATCTGCTGAGGATGTTGGGAGGGAATGGCAGGTGCGGGTCAACAACACTACCGGCACAGACATCACGCAGCCGCTTCCTACCTCTGGCCTGTTCCAGAGCATGTCAGGCAATAGCGTAGTAGTACCTAAAAATAGTTTTATAGAATTAAGTATCTGGTATATTAATGATAAGTTAGTTATCAGAGTAGGTGAACAAGCTTAACAGAAAGGATAGAGTATGGTTTATGTAAATAAAAACGTAAAAGGTTTTTACTGGGAAGGATACGAGTTGGATTCCTCTTCTTACGAAGTAGGGTATTCTTACCAAGATTTCTTAGATGGTAAATGGGTTCAACTTGACTCCGATCAAGAAAAATTCCATCAAGACAATCCTGATGCGAGTGTGAAAGAAGTTATTGCCATGCAGCTTGACCCGGAGCCTCCTGGACCAACTGAAGAGGAGTTGCTTGCCAAGGCTAAGGATAAGAAAGTTTCTGAGGCCAGGGAATATGCTTATTCTGATGCTGTCCGCTCTTATAGCTTGGATGGTAAACAGATATGGTATAACAGCAGCATGAGGCAGAAGGTTAAAAACGATATTGATGTAGCAAAAGGGAGCGGGATATACACCGTATCTGTAGCAGATTCAGAATACGAGCTTGATATTGCTAATACGGCAATGAATGAAATGCATGTATATGAATCTGAATGCGATGATCGTACTGCTGCCATAGAAAAGGAAATAGCTTCTAAAATTGACAGGAGTGAAGTTGAATCTATGAAAGTGGATGAAGGATATCCTGAGAAGTTGGTAAGGACAAAGGATCAGATCATAGAAAAAAATAAGATCCTTGAAGCTAACGATCCGGAGAAGGCTACAGCCATGTACATGAGGGCGATGATCAATACGCCGGCTATGTTGGAGAATACTGACCAGAGTCTGGCTCTTAAGATAAAAGGATTGTATCCTATTTGGGATAAGGATGGAGTTTATGGCGACAAAGGTCTTCCTATGGGAACTGCTGTTGTAAAGGGGCAGCGTTTTCGTAGTAAAAACCAGCCTTCAGATTTGGATTGGACTTTGTTTGAAGTAAGGCAAAATCACAATCTACAAGCTGATTGGGTTCCTGGCCAGGGAGGTGGAGCCGAAAGTCTGTATATGGTTGTTCAAGAAAAGCATTCAGGTACCGTAGACGATCCTATTCCTTGGGTATATAATTCTATTTTAGAGAACGGAAAGTATTACATAGACAAAGAAATTAAGTATCTTTGCATAAGAGATTCAGGCATCCCTTTGGCTTACGAGAATCTTTCTGATCTTGTATCAGCCGGATACGTAAGGGTTGTTTAGGTCGTAATTTGTTGTTAATGTTATGGATAGCCCCTGTATATTTATTTATGCAGGGGTTTTTCTTTAATCCAAACTCCGCTTATTTTAATATTTGGTAAGGTTCTGATTATCTTTGTGAAAAAGGTTAAGTTATGGAAAGAAGTGATATTATAAAAGAATTGAGTCAGTATTTTAGTATTGTTGAATTAGTTGGTCCTAAAGAATACGGTAGAGACAAAGATCTTTGCTGGAGGTATTTAAGAACTGAATTGCTTCACACGATACTGGTTTTAAGGAAAGACATATTGAAAACGCCGATGACGGTTAATACCTGGAAGTCGGGTGGAAGGTTTGATGAGCGTGGGTTTAGGAACAATATTTCGGATATAGTAAAATCCAAGACCGTATCAGGGTCTTTGTATGTCAGTCCTCATATGCTTGGGGCAGCCATCGATTTCGATGCTAAAGGTATGACGGCGGAGGAGGCAAGGAATAAAATAATTCAGTCGCAGGATTTACTTCCTTGTCCTATTAGATTAGAATCAGGTACCAATTGGGTCCATATTGACGTATATGACTCTCTTGGAAGTAGCAAGAAAGTAACTATGTTCTAATATGGCTTACAGATTTGTAGGAAGGATGAATTTAGAAAGTTTCTGGGCTTTTCTCATTTCCGGATTATCAGTATTGTGGATGAATTTCCAGGAGATTCACCACCTTATATATTCTATATTGTTTATATTAGCTATAAATCTTTTGTTAGCTACTATAAAAAGTATCAAGCACTGCTATATCCGAAGAAAGAGAAAGAGATCTTTTAAGATATTGACATGCATAAGCGAAATGGGAGTTTTGAAAATTCTTCTTGAGTTCGCGGCCTGTTCTTTCGGGTTGTTTACCATATCCGGAATGGACCTTATTATGTCTATGGGAGGGCGTAAATCCCCAGAGTTTATAGACATGCTTCTTCAGTGGATTACAATATTTGCCTTAATATTATACGGTGGAATGGCATTCAAGCGCCTCGGCGACCTTGCACCTGATTTGATGATAGTAAAAGGCGTTAAGTACTTCTTTAGTAAAGTAAGTTGGTGGCAAAAAGTTCCATTCGGAGAGGAGTTAAAAGAAGGTATAAAAAATGGTGAAATACAAGATCTTTTAGATAATAAAAAGGAGGGTAAGAAATGTGTTTGCAAAAAATGAGGGTAGGGCATGTGTTAGGAGTTCTTCTACTGTGTTTTATATCTTTCTTGTTTGGTAAAACATGTAAGAAGAAAGAAATAATACACAATATAGAAATAGATACGGTAATAGATACCATTATCCAATCTATTCCTGTTCCTCAGTATATAGTTGACGTAGGGGAGGTAGAAATACCTTTCCCTATGGATGCTATAGTTGAAAAAGATACGATAAAAGACACTGTTTATATCAATATTCCTATACAAAGAAAAACATACAACACAGATGATTATCGGGCTGTTATAAGCGGATACAGACCTAATTTGGACACTATGATCATCTACCACAAAAAAGAAATAATATACGAAAAGAGCCGGCGCTGGGGCATAGGGCTGGCGGCGGGGTATGGGGTTGGGCGCGAGGGCTTCTCCCCCTACTTAGGCGCTGTGGTCTATTATCGGATATGGTGATAATCACCTCACCTTTTATTTAATGTCCAATAGTTTAAACTTTTATCACCTCATTTACTTATCTTTGTAGAAAAAGATAAGGTATGAACTATATCGATATTTTACCACAGATAAGAAATAACATTTTCTATGTCAGGATAGTAATGACCAATTATGATGTAGAAAATCAGATGGTTATTAGAATAGTAGCCAGAAGAAATGACGGTCTGTACAAGACGGAAGTAGTACAGTATCCAAATGAAGGAACTGATTACGGTGGAGAAATTATTGTTCCTATGTTTGGCATGGCTAAGTCGTTGGTGGCCCAAATAGTAGGAGTCAAGATAAATGGTACTGAGGTACGTGTTAATAGCACTGAGGTAGAGGGAGCCGATATAACAGCCAGATACGATGATTCCCTTACCAGAATGGGGTGGGAAGAGAGCATGAACAACATCCATCTTGATTTTGAGGTTGTAAGTACAAACAACCCTAAAACGCTTCGCATAGCCGATCAGTCGGAATGGGGGATATTGGCCGACAGACCGGCTATTATAGAGATTGTACCACCTGAAGATGAGAATAAGTATGTTTATTATCTTGGTAAGAATCAGTTGAATGTATTCAACAGTAAGACTCTTGGCATAAATCCAGGTCGTGGAAATGATTTTGAAAACCTAAAAGATGGTATATACGATATTACCATAAAAGGCAGTCCTTCCTCTTATTCATTTAACAGAAAGTATTTAAAAACGGATCTGATCCGTCTTAACATAGATAAAGTATGGGCCAGGTCAACTGTGTTATGTGATCATGAGGATGATGACATTATTAATAAAATAAAAGAAATAGAATTTTTGCTGGCTGCGGCTGAAGCTAATATGAGATTAGGGAATTTTGAAAACGTAAAACAATTATACGAAAAAGCATCTAAATTGATTTACGTTCTCAATAATTGCGAAAATTGTGGTTGTAAAATATAATCAATTAAATATCAATAAGTTATGGGATGCGGATGTGGAAGAAGCAACATTGCTTCTGTTAATAAAAGTCGGGCTATAAAGCCTCAGTCGAATACGACACCTAAAGCTGATTCTAATGCGGCTTGTATTCAGAAATACGATGAACTTGCTGTATTGGACAAGAAAATCATAGACCTTCATCGCAAGTTCAGGTTTGTAGGAGGTGTAAGTAAAAGGTATGCTGATATTCAAAAGCTGGTAAGAGGCTGGATCGTTAATTTGAAGAGCGAGTGCCCAGATCCTGATGATCTTGCTACTTATTCTGAATACATAAATAAAGAATACGCCAGGTATTTTACCTCGAAATGATATGGCAGCTACCGGAAGTACACAGCAAATCCTTTTCCCTTCATCTTACTTATGTGAGTGTGCTGATCGTTTTATAGCATGTAAGGCTGATCAGTATCTACAATATCATAAGTATAAGGTAGGTATCAAGCCTGATATGGATACGGTTCTTAAAATAGATCGTATGAGAAGAATCGTATGTGAAGGGGAATGTGGGCTGTGTCCGGACGAGATTCAGAAATTTAAAGAAGAACTTAATAAGATCTTGTCATGAAAAAAATGTATTACAACAAAGAATACAGAAAAGTTTTCAAGAAATCGGACTGTCCGGAAGATCTTGGTTCTGAAGAAACTTTCATCGTTCATGAAGCTGAATTTTGTTCGGATATAAGCCAAGATGATGCAGATAGGAAAGCGGAAGAGTTTGCGGAGAAAGAAGGTCCGTTGTATGCTAATAAAGTAGGTGGCTGTTGCGAGGTATATTATAACACAAGACAGGAAGGGGATTTCTTTAAAAATGATTGTCCTGATGGTCAAAAACAAGAACGACCTACACATCATGTGATAGAGGCCGGGCGTGTATGGTCTAAGTTCAGTACCGAAATAGCCAACTACGAAGCTGCGAAGATTCTTGAGCAAGAAGGGCAGGCTGCCGCTAACGAATCTGGAGTATGTAAAACCGTTTATTACAACGAAGATCAACATGGTTGGTTTAGTAAACGTTGTAAGGAAGGATGGAAGGCTCCTGAGAAATACAGGAGGATATACGCTGGTACCGTAACGTCTTTCATTAGCGTTGATGATGCCAATGAAAAGGCTAAGAAGATACTGGAAGAAGAGGGCATGAAATGGGTTAATGAAAATACCAAATGCGAGCCTGTTGTTGATGAATGCAAATTTGATTTTTGAAAATGAGCAACGTAAAATTTAATCCGACAGAAGGTGAGAATGATAAACTGGTGTCGGTGTTTTCTGAAATAAATGAAGGTCTTGATACGACTTTGAATTACACTATTTCCGATGAAGGGAATAAGGTTAAGAAGAACATCGTCGTTGATCAAGTTGGTAAAAGGGAAAAGTTTTTATCGAAGAAAGGGGAGGAATCTGAGCCTTTTGTTTTGTCTGATGGTAATACTTTCAACGTTCTTAAAGAAGGTGCTTCAGGATCGGCATCCGCTTGGGCTGAGGATCAGCTTCCTCCAGAAGCCACAGAATCAGTTGGCGACAAAAGCCTTCTCCCTTCTTGGGATTTTTATCTTATAGACATGACTCAAAATACCGGAGACAAAGTGCGTCCGGTAGGAAAGCTTCGTAAGAATAATCTCCTTAGATTTGAAAACGGAGATTTTGCTCCTACGGTAGGTATAACCGAGGAAATGAGAGCCGAATGCGATGTGGAACTGTATTTGGATAACGGTCATAAAAATAAGTATTGTGATGCCGGAGCATTTGACGCTAAGGCTTTTTACGAAGAGTATGGTATTGGTCAAAAACTTTATAATGTATCAGGATCAGAGGTAAGGATTTTAAGACCTTGGGAGACTACTTCAAAGAATTATAGCATATTCTTAGGATGTAGCAAGAGTCTGTATGTAGTTGATAAGGTAGTTGGTAAAAGTGGGAAAATATGGTCTGGTGTGTACGACGCAGACACGGTTCCTATGCTGGACGGACTTGACCTGCGCCAGACGTGCCCTGTGCTGCCGCCCACGGCCTTATCTCCTGGACCGGTATGTACAGTAGACTCCAAGGCAAGGTCTTTCTTTTTCTTGTATGAAGGAGAAACAAATTGTAAATCCGGAGCCGGAGTTGGTAACGCCTGCACGATGTTTTTAAATGGAAGAACTTATCCGAGAAGCAATGATGTAAATCAAATCAATATAGCTAAGTATTCGAGGGCAAATAACGTAGATCCAGAATCTTCTTATCCTTTTTCAGAAGGTGGATTTTTGACCTTGAATGCCTATATCATATACCTTGAAATGCTGTACGGTACTAAATACTTGGTTAATCCAGATACTTTTGGATCAGGGATATCAAGTAACTCCGGGGTAGGTAATGATGTTAATTACCATAAATACGGAGGATTGAAATACCGTAAAAAAGGAGAAGATACATGGATGTATGCCACATGGAACGACAGTTCTTCTATTATCCATTATGAACCTACTAAAAAAACTCACTTCTCTTACCTCATAAATTCAGAGTATCCTAAAGAACAGTGCATGGAAAGCCAGATGGCGGCTTCTTTTGCATTTGAGACAGAAGTAGAGGAAGGATTAGAGTTTGATTTTTATGGAGGAAAATACTGGTATAAGAACGTCCAGGGAGCCAAGAGTATGGCTGAAGGTCATATGAATGTTATTGTGTTTAAGGAAATGACTGGTACCATATCGGCCTTAAACGAAAATGACGAACCGGCAGAATTTGATTTGGAAGTTATTTTAAGGATGTCTTTATACGATGGTATGAATCTGTCTGGAGACGTCTTTAGGTATTGCGGAGGAGGATACGAACAGGTAGGGACTTGTTTAAATGATCCTAATGTCACTCGAATAGGTAATACTATTGATATTTATATAGAGCCAGATCAAAAGAAATGGACATATGAGAAAAGGTCTACTATAAATAATGGTGAGGTTTTTAATTTTGAATCTAAATATAAAAAGATAGCAACTACCCAAAATTTAGGAGATAGTTTTGCTTTACACCGTATTCCTTATACCGGATGGAAGGATAAAAAAGGGGGAAGTATCGGAACAGGAGAATGTTTTTATACATGGGACAATTGCTACTGGGCTTCATCTGTCGGTATAAAGTCCAGAGTGGCTGCTCGTTTCGGCGGTCATGCGAACTTTGGCTATTGCTCGCCTCGTACTCTGTATGCGCATTACGCCGCTTCTAATTCGTATCGCTACTATTGCGGCCTTGCCCAGTTGTTATTAGACGTCAGTCAACCGCAGGTTTGATGGGTGCAACCCATTGATGGCGCAGCCATCATAAGCGCAGCGCTAAGGCGCAGCCTTATATACTATATCACGGCGCAGCCGTATCTTGTTAATATAATATTTTATAGCTACAAAACAAAAATTTAAAATATTTAATACAAATTGTTTTGTAGCTATAAAATATTATACATATATTTGCAATGTCATTAGACAACAGAGGTAGTTAACATTATAAACAATAAAAATCTATTCAATGAAATCCGTTAGTCTACTAACAAGTCTTACATTGGGATCTGACCTCTGAAATAGCAAATAACGGTTGAGAAAAAGGTTAAAAAGAATTGGCTGCTCGTTTCGGCGGTAATGCGAACAATGGCAATTGCTCGCCTCGTAATCTGAATGCGAATAACGCCGCTTCTAATACGAATCGCAACAATTGCGGCCTTGCCCTGTGTGGGCTAAAAAAATGGGTATATTCTTTTTAATCTTTCCCAGGAGTGGAGAATCAATAAAAGACAAGCGTATGAGGTTATATGATAAAAATATGATAGAGATGCGCGACGGTCGTAAGCCCGTAATTAGCCCACAACTGAAATCAGTTTCAAACTATATAGATGTAAGTTTGGATGATATTAGAGAGGCATGCGAAGCAGTATTTAAAAACCATTCTAAAAAGAATGATGTTGTTAATTTCAATTCTGATTTTGATGGTAATTCATTAAAATTGTATGAATGGTATTTAGATGGTACTTATGTTAGCAAAATCAAATATCGCAAACTTGTAAAAGAAAACAAGAATGGTAAGGTTCGTGAAATAAACAGCCCGGATCTTACCACCAGAATCTATCAGCATCTTGTTTTAGTAAAGTTAGGTCCTTTGTATTATGAGAAGGATAATATGAATGGTCTTAATTGTAAGCCTGGATTTGGCATAACAGCATCGTCTAAATCAAGGTCTCTTATTAAAAAGATGAAGCGCGTTTATTATGATAGACTTGATTTGAAGTATTGCCTGGTTATAGATCAACGTAAATGTTATAACCATGTAAAAGACAAAGTGTTTAGAAAAGTACTTAAGAACTTTATTTCAAATAAAAAGTTTATAGATTTTGTAATAGACGTAAGTTTCGTATCTGGAGAGCTGCCTATAGGGACTCCTACAAGTCCTTTTATTCATCATCTCCTTATGAAAGATTTTGATGATCTTGCAAAAAGAATAGCTCCTTTTTCATTGAGATATGCCGACGATAATTTCCTTGCTTTCTATACTAAGGAGGATGCTAATACTGCCAAATGGAGGATTAAGAATTATTGGTGGTATGAGCTTAAGATAAGATCTAAAAGGCATACTTGTATTATAACAGACATGGATAGACCTCTTGATTTTTGCGGGTATGTTTTCCACCGTAATAACAAAGGCGTATCTGAACACAATAAAGGTTATGTGACAATAAGGAAGAGGGTAGCCAAAGACGCGAAGAAGTGTATTACAAATGAAAGCTGGTCTTCTTACTTCGGTCTTTTAAAACATTGTGACAGTTATTCATTAATGTCAAAAATAGAAAATATTATGAAATTACGAGATTTAACAAGCACGATTCGTATTGATAAGAAAATGGATGCGGACAGCATCGATGTCAAAAACCTTGAAGGTATTGTATTTGATATCGTGAACTACGAAAAAGCAATAACAAGAATGAACCAAACTGGATAAAGTGCTTGATAGGTATTCCTGAAACCAATAAAGAAGGGATTCCTACTGGCAGGAAACTCGCAAGGGAATTTAATGGTAATTATCAAGGTATAGTAAATTTTATTTCAAAATGTGAACTTACTTATGGCAAAGATGCTATTCTCCCTATTACCGATGTAGAGATAGAAAACAGATGCGGATACGTTTTTAAAGGCAGCACTAACCGCTTGGAATACATTGATTGACTTCTTATTGTGATGGTGTGAATAAAAAACACTATCTTGCACCAAAAAAAAGAAAGTCATGAATTGTAACACTTGTAAAGATGACAGACCTGATATTCTGAGATCTAATATCTGTATCGGGTCTGATCCGTGTAATGACTGTACGGACAATTGCGAAATTCTTCCAAAAGAATGCGATTGCCCGTATGGTCATTTAAGCGATCATTGCATTCATTATACAGGATGCAAGACATTCATATCCAAATTAACTCCAGGTATGCCTTATAATGAGGTTATGCATAATATAGAGCTGGTTTTTGAAAACATAGATAAGTTTTTGGATAGGATGGTTGAAGAAAATACGCTTTTAAAACAAAGGGTTGAAAAACTTGAAAAACAGTTACAAAATGGAAAAGAGTGCACAAATTGGTAAGGACTTAAGTGGTAAACACGTATATGTTCCACATGTGGACGAGACGCCGGTGCCATGTCCGGACGGATACACCTGCACGAACTGCGTGTACTGCGCTGACGGCATCAACGCTGGCTACTTCAGTCTGGCTCAGAAATCTGATCTTACGGCTTTAATCAATGCAATGATATGCCGTATGGAATATCAGGATAGGGAAATAGAATTTTTAAAACAAAAAATAAATATTTTGAGTAACAATGGCAATAACAGGTAACGGTTGTTTTGGCAGTCATGGTGGGTGCGAACGCCCGCATCATTGCAATATTCCTTCTTCTAACATATTCTATGATGGAGAAACTATAGAAGAAGCTGGTTTGTATCATGGTATGCCTTTAGATAGGGCTTTGGCTAATTTAGCCAAATACGTTTCAAGGGGTATTAACGTAAGTGGATCTGTCAATACAGAAGTGTTTGACGGTACTTCTCATGTGGTTCTAAAGAAAGATCCGGCAGAGATTTTGCTTGTGTCTTATTGCGGGGGTGTCGTGCCTTCTGATATGTATAAAGTCCAGGGTCGTACTGTTAGGTTCTGCCGGGATATGTGTCAACAAGATGAATTTGCTGAAGTGAGGGTCGTGTACCGAGAAGAGGCAAATAGTTCTTATGGGTTCCATTGTTAATTTAGGAGGATGAGAAATGGCAGAAAAATGCAAAGGATTTATATGTGGGGGTAATCTCGTTGATGGCTCTGTGCCTTCTGATAAGTTAGATAAAGAAACTATTATCGAGCTTATTAAAGAGATTCTGAAAGAGGAAATGCACGAATCTTGGCTTAAAGAAATAATAGAAACCATACTTAAGGAATCTATTGATTCGGATTGGCTTCGTGAGTTCTTTAAAGAAGTTCTTAAAAAATATGCTAAAGAGGAATGGTTTAAGGATATTATTTGCGGCTTAGGATGTGTAGGGGTACAAGAGATATTTGATGTTATTCCTACTGACATAACATTTGAAGCCACAGGAGGTACGGCTACGGTGCAGGTGATTGTCGATGATGGCGTTGAATGGGAACTGACACTTTAATGAAGGAGGGTTATTATGAGCAAAGAAAGAATATATAAGATGGATGATGGTTCTTGGCTTACCTCGGACAAGAAGGAAGGTGTCGGTCGTGATAAAATGAATTTCGATGCTCCATCTTGGAAAGGAAGGGAAGATAGGATCACTATCCGAATTGTGAAGAAATCCGATACTGAAAGTATGAAAGCTATTACTTTCAGGCAAAAAGGCATTAAGATCACAGAAGTCTCGGTTAGCAGGCTGGAGTTCCCTATATCCGGTGGAGATAAGCAGATCCTTATTACTACCAACGCCGCTTCTATCAATGTCCTTATTACGGGTGAAAAAGATATAAAGGGTGTCGTAAAAGCATTTACCACCGCTTCCGGTCTTAATATTGACGTCAATGATATTAGGCTTGATTATGGTTTCCCTGGTGATCCGGGTCTTGAAGACACGTTCCAGGTTTCGATGATTGTTTCCATGCCTGGCAATGAGGACGGGAATGAAGTTAATGAGAACATAACTATAAATGGTGTACTGATTCCTATTTATCAACCCGGAAAGGTCGTTCCTTACATTAAATTGGATAAGGAATTTGAACAGGTTGAGGGTGATGAAACAAGCACGCAGTTAAGTATAGAAAGTAATATAAAAGATTATGTTATTGAAATAGTTGAATGCGAGTCTGTGGATAAGGAGGAAATTTACCTGGACAAGGATGTTGTTGGTCTTGATTCTGATGGGTCTCCTGAGGTAATCAACGTAAATACAACTCCCGAAAATTTAAGATGGAGGGTTAGTGAATGGAAGTAGATAATTGTTGGGCGAACATAGATAAGAAAGAAGGCAGTCTTAACAGTAAGGTTAATATTTACTTTGATGAGAATGATACTGGTGCCAACAGAAGTGTCAAGATAAGGGTGTCTTCCAGGGATGGTGACGTATCTGAAGAATATACGTTAGTTCATAAGAAAAAAGAACAGGTAGTTTATAAAAATAAAAGACAATTGGCTCTTTTCACAAAAGAAGGATGTAATCCTGAGACAGAGAAAGGGGAAGAGCTTGAGTACGTTGTTGAGGCCGGAAAATACACGTCTATCATATCTCAGTCTGATGCTGATGACAAGGCTATGAAAGACATTGAGCAAAATGGTCAGAACTGGGTTAATGAGCATGGTCGTTGTATAACCATATTATGGTACAATGTCAAGAAATCAAAGTCGTTTAGAAAGAACGATTGTGATCCTGATACCGAAGAAGGAAGTTTGGTTACGATGACGATCGAAGCCGGGCAATTTTCTTCTACCATAAGCCAAGAAGATGCCGACCGTAAGGCTGAAGCTGAGTTGAATGCCAAAGGTCAAGACTATGCTAATTCTCATGGTACTTGCAATACCATAAAATGGTACAACGACAGGAAATCCAAGATGTTCCAAAAGACAGATTGTGAGGTAACTGAAGTTGGATCTATGGTAGAGTACGTTGTAGAAGCCGGCCGCTTCTCTTCTTCTGTTTCTAAGGAGGATGCTAATCAGAAGGCTTTGGATGCCTTGGAAGCTGAAGGTCCAGGTTATGCTAATGATCATGGTACATGTGAAACAAATTTATGGTATAACGTAGAGAAGTCAAAAGTATTTTATAAAAATGACTGCGAAGATGGGTTTATCGGAGCACCTTATACTTACACAGTAGAAGCCGGTAAATATACATCAGACGTAAGTCAAGAAGATGCTGATAAGAAAGCTCTTGATGATATAGAGAAAAACGGTCAAGAACAAGCCAACCTTAATGGTGAATGCGTTGAGGATCCTAATTATTTTATAGGAAAGGCTTCGGCTCGTGTTCAGAAAAATGATTGCGATGCCGAATCTCAAACCGGAAGCTTCGTTGATTTGACTGAAAAGGATCTTGCCGGATACCCAGATGCTTTTGTGTCAAGGGAAAGCCAGGAGGCAGCTAATGCGCTGGCTGAAGCCGCTATGGAAGAACAGAAACAAGATCTTGCAAATAAGAAAGGTACTTGCATAGACAAAAACCAATTTGTTGGTGTATATAGCAAGGTATTCACAAAAGACAATTGTGAAGGAGAAGGCGTAGGTTCGCAGGTAACGGTAGACCAAGACGATGTAACTGGTGGTCCTTTTACTTCATACGAAAGCCAGGAGGCGGCTAACGCGCTCGCTCAGGCTGCCGTCGAGCAGCAGGGCCAGGCCATAGCCAACCAAGACGGCCATTGTACGTGGACTGGTAAATACAGTGAGGAATTTACCAAAAACGATTGCAATGAAGGCCAGGTGGGGTCTAAGATTACCGTAACCGAACAAGATGTTGTTGGTGCTCCTTTCACATCTACCGTAAGTCAAGCTGATGCTAATAACAAGGCTCAGGCTGCTGTTAAAGAGCAAGGTCAGGCTATTGCCAACAATAAAGGTAATTGTGAAGATATGACTGTATATACCGGTCATTACAGCAAGAGATTCGTTCCAGAATGCGAGGCTTGTCATAAAGGTGTAGAGATGGAGGTTACGGCTGAGATGGTAAATGGAAGCCCTGTTACATCAACAGAAAGCCAGGATGCAGCAGACGCAGAAGCTCGTAGGATTGTAGAAGAAGGCGGTCAGGCTTATGTTAATAAGAACGGAACTTGTACACCATTAAGCACCGATCCTGTATGGGAGGACGTAGAACCGGAAGAACTTAGATGTAATGAAGGTAAGTCTCAGAAAAAGCAACGTGATACCAACGAATGTTCTGAAACTCACAATCAAGAACGTTGGGTAGATGGCGGGAATAAGGTTTGTAGCTGGACCGGTCATTATACAGAAACGTTCCAGAAAAACGATTGTGAGATACCGGATTCAGGAACGGAAGTAGAAGTAAGTGAAGCTGATGTTGAAGGCAATCCTTTTATTTCTTTCGTAAGTCAAGAAGATGCTGATAATAAGGCCAAGGAAGCTGTTAAGGCTCAAGGACAGAATATTGCCAACCAAAAAGGCAAATGTAGGTTCGTAGGCGTATATAGTAAGGAATTTACGAAAGACAATTGCGGATCATGTCAGCATGGTGTTCCGATGAGCGTAACACAAGACATGGTAGGTGGACCGTTCTATTCTAATGAAAGCCAGGAAGAGGCAAATAGATTAGCTCAGGAAGCCGTAGAAGCCCAAGGTCAGGCTTATGTTAACAAGAACGGGACATGCGAAATGGACAACACCGATCCTGTATGGGAAGATTCGGAACCACTTGAAACCAAATGCGAAGGTGGTAAATCTTATAAAAAACAGGTTAATACCAACGAATGCTATGGTGGAGAAAATGAACGCTGGGTAGAAGGTGGAGATAAGGTATGTACCTGGACCGGAACATATAGCAAGGAATTTACAAAACAGTGTGCTGACGGCGGTGTAGGATCTAAGGTTACCATAGATCAAGATGATGTAACCGGCGGTCCTTTCACGTCTACCGTAAGTCAGGAAGACGCAAATAGCAAGGCTCAGGCTGCCGTTGAACAGCAGGGGCAGACTCTTGCCAACGCGCAGGGAACTTGTACCTGGACCGGTAAGGCAAGTAAGGTTTTCACCAGAAATAATTGCGGAAGCTGTCAGCATGGTTCTTCTGTTACCGTAACACAAGATCAGGTAGGTGGTCCATTTACGTCCAATATCAGTCAAGCTGATGCCAACAAAAAGGCTCAAGACGCTGTAAATTCCCAAGGCCAGGCAGTAGCTAACAAAAACGGTGATTGTGTAGCTGATAGCACAACTCCTTCTTGGTCGGATACCGGAAGTACCCGTTGCGACGGTTGTACATCTCAGAAGCAACAACGTGACACCAACCCATGCTCTTCTTCTTATAACGATACAAGATGGGTTGATGGAGGTGGAGAAACTTGTACAGACTGGACTTACTACGGAACAGGGGATTGTGTAGGTCATACTCGGTATAATGCTTATCAAGATAGCTGCTCTGGTAGCATAGATCGTCAATATTCTATAAGTTGTAGGAATTGCTGTAATTGCGGATCTTACGGTTCTTGGCAAGAAGATGGATGTAAGAATGATCAAGTGAAATACGTTCGTTATGATGATTGTGGCAATGCCGACTACAAATACGAATATGAAGTTGGAAAATGTGGATACGCTCCATATGAATTTCAGTTCCATGATGGAAGAACGAGCAAGTCGAGATCTGTAACTGGAAATTCGAATAATATTGAAGAGGTTATTATAAGCACGAAAGACGATTCATATATAGGTTTTTCTGTTAAGTCAAAACCTGATTGGTGTTCTGTTGATTACAGAGATCAGACATCTGAAAGTATGAAAGCTGTAGTTTCTATAACATTTAATGTTGAAACGACTCAAAGATCTGGATCAATTGTTTTTGTTCAAAATGAATCAGGAAAAGAAATTACTCTGAATATAACTCAAGAGATTGTATCTGTTTTTACTTTTAGTGACGGAACAACATCGGATAGGGTGTGGTCTGGAACAGCCGCCTCTCAAACCATTCAATACACTATACTTAGTACCATAGGATCGTCTTATGCACCTTATAGTGTAAAATCCAAGCCTGAATGGTGCTCTGTTGATTACGATTCTCCAACAGATAAAGGAGCGGTAGCTAAGATAACTATGACAGCCAACACGAGTACTTCTTCTTCTCGTCAGGGAAAAGTTGTTTTCAGTCAAAACGCTACTGGAAAGACGCTTACTGTCATCATAGAACAAGCTGCGGCAGAGGTAAAGCTCGTACCAGCACATATTACATTAAAAAACGGCTCTTGGGCTACATATAAAAAGAATAATGTTTCTTATAACCCTGGTGCCGGTAAGTGTATTGCTGGATTCGAGTGGACTGGAGATGAAAATGGAGATATACGAATTTATACTTGTGACATCAAGGTTGTAGATTCCAGTTATCGTGAGATACCTGGAGCTACCATAAGCATTGGAACTACAACCCAGAGAAAACAATCTGGAAGCTCTTGTTCGTATTTCGGAGCTGTAATGGGAGGTATATTGGCAGGATATGTTCATGTTGGAGATGAGAATGCAGATACTACATGGTATATACGAACTATAAACGTATCCTATGATGGCAAATCGTATAAGAGTGCTACTGTTAGACAATTTGAAAAAACAGATATTTCCAAGAATGGTGGTATATTTAATGTCTATAATGAGTCACCTGCTTCTTACAACTTTATCGTAGATGGAGCTGAGTGTGGTGATGATAGAGGAACTTTAAAATACGCTTATTCACAAATGAATCTTAATCCAGCATAATTAACAAGGGAGGGAATTTAGTTCTCTCCCTTGAATGTTTTTTTTGGGATTATAATATTTTGTTTTAAGTATTGTCTATTAGGATAAAAATGATTAATATTGCGCATCATTCAATTTTAAAATTTTAGTATCATGGCTTGTAAAAAGAAAGCTCGTCAGGGTGGTGAAGTTGATAAGAAAGACAAACCTAAAATGCGCCAAGGCGGTAGTGTTGGAGGCAAGATGAAAAGAAAGAAGACGAGCACTAAAAAGTGATTGAAAACCAGGGGAAGGTACTGATCGCCTTCCCCATTTTAATAACATAACAACATATTATGAGCAACAAGTTTATTAGCAAAGGGCAAGGGAATGTCTGTGTGACGTTTGTGAAGTACTATCCTGTATTGATGCAGGTTATTATGTTAGCCAGCATTTTTGATGAGTTTTATCCTTTTAGTATCACTAATTGGCTGTATCCGATATTAGGTCATTCTCTATCATGGGACCTATTTCTCTTGGCTTTTTCAAGAATGTTCAGGTTTTGTATATGGCATAGGTTATTGATCTATAGCATGATTTTTAATATCTGTGTAGAATGGGTTACGGTTAATATTGAGATGCCTATTGAGCACAATATCGTAGTGTGGTCTGTTATGGCTGTTACTCTGTTGATAATCATTGCCTCTATTGTTTTAAGATTTAAAACAGGATGTTTTGAAAATGAAGGAAATTCTGACAGAGACGCTGCGTAAAAGTGGTGCGGCGGTATGCGATAAGATAAAGGAGATGTTTTTAAGCGGGGAATGCGATCATCTCACAGCCAACGATCTTGAGACATGGACGCAGCTTGCTAATCCGGCTAAGTGTTATACCGGGGAAGAGGCTGTTTCTTATCTTAATGTAACTTCTAAAAGATTTTATGAATATCGGAAGGCGAAGTTAGTTCCTGATCCGGTTAAGATAAAGGGATTCCCTAAACCTTTATATACGAAAGTTATGTTGGATGATGCTATAAAAAACATATCCAGCATGAGTGAAAGAGAGATTTATATGAGGATCTTGAATGCCAAATCAAGAGAATCCAGAGCAAAAGAAAGGAGGGGAGCATGATTACAAATGGTGAATTTGTATCAAGAGTCGTAAACGGCATTCATGCCCTTGATAAAGACTCCCATGTTAGCCGGAGATGGATATTGAATATCGGTAGAACCAAAGCCGAATCTTATACAGCCCAGAGATGGGATGATGGAACGTTGCTTGGCGACCACCGGCTCCTGACTTACGTTACTTGTCTGGAGATGATTGAAGTTGACAAAATAGTTTGTTGTGATGCCGAATTTGCGTTGTGTAATACACTTATGCGGTCAAAGCATAAACTTCCAGGACTTCTTTATTCTGCCCTTAGACCGGCTATTACCAAGGTAACTAACGTAGATAATACCATATTTTTTAAGTTCGCTGAAATAAAGTCGTATCGTAATGAACAAAAAAGACCGTATGCTAAATACGTTAAGGAACGGCGTCCTTTTTATTATGTAGAAAACGACTATATTTATATACCGGATTTTCATATAGAGCTTATTAACGTAGAGTTCTTTACAACAAGAAGAAAGAAGGCTCTGGAGTTAATGGCCTGCGATCCTACACCTAAAGGGTGTGAATCTGAATGGGAATACGAATTTATCTGTCCTATCAAGCTAATTGAGTACGTGGTAGCAGAGACGATAAAGGAAGTAGCGTTCAGGCTACAGATTACTGTCGATGAAAATCCGAATCTTGATTCCAATCAGAAAAGTCAAATTGTTCAATAACAAAATATTATTTATCTTTATTTGGGTCTTAGTTGTGAAACCAAGGCCCATTTTTATATAAACTTAGTGACATGAAAAGAACATCAATACAATCACCGTATTTTGTAGCCTACTACCATCGTCTTATGAAAAGAAAGAATGGTTTTAAGAAAGGCATGATAAGAGACAGAGGGGAGGTTTTAAGACTGTTGTCTATTATATGGAAAACCGTATCAGAACATTATGTGGAAGCTGATGCCGGTGTTTACGTAGACAACGTAGGATACTTATGCCATGTACTTATACCGGGGCAGCGCTTTGCCGTCAGACGGGACCTGGACATCGTGAGCAGGCTCGGAACCAACGGCTACCTCTACAACCACCTGGCTATGGATTTCGCAGACTCTAAAAGATATTACCATTTTGTAATACAAGATAGCTTGAAAAAGAAGTTAAGGGTTAAAATGAATAAAGGACGAAGATACCGATTTATGTACAATGAAATACTTGCCAAAAGAAGGGTGTTTAAAGATTTCCAGATTAAGAGAGTTTTCGAAGACAAGGAATTAGGTCATAGAAATAAGTAGAAAAAAAGTAGCGATCATCCTTTGTGTATATAGAATAATCGCTACTTTTGCATATCCGTCTACTTTCTCAAGCGGGCGGATATAATGTTAATCAAATATCTTTATATAGACAAAGTTCTATGGAGACAAAGGTAAACAATTTTCAAAACAATGCGAAGAACAGTAGCATTATTTTGACGCAAAAATCCAGCGAAACGGAAACTAACGGAAGTGTAACAATCTTTAGAAATTCAGAGTTTGGAAACATTAGGACTATAGTGGACCCTAATGGTGACGTGTGGTTTGTAGCTGTAGATGTAGCCCGATCGCTCGGTTATGCTACGCCTAAAAAATCCAGTAAAAAGACACGTAGATGAAGAGGATACCATTCTTTTGCAACTATCTGATTTTCAGAGAGGCTCGTTTTGGGCTCCATTGGAAATCAATGAGTTAGATAGCATACGGGTAATCAATGAATCCGGGTTGTATTCTCTTGTTTTGTCTTCCAAATTAGAGTCTGCAAAGAAGTTTAAACGATGGGTAACATCAGAGGTTCTTCCCTCTATAAGAAAAACCGGTTCCTATTCTATAACACCGAAAGACTATCCGTCTGCATTAAGAGCATTAGCTGACGAGATTGATGCCAAAAATAGAGCCATAGCCGAGAGAGCACAAGCAGAGGCGGAGAGACAGCAGGCGATTAAGACCATAGAAGAGCAGCGTCCTGATGTGGAGTTTGCAGAGTCATTTAAGAAGGTTGATCATGAAAACATGTGGTTGATTAGAGATATTGCGAAGAAGCTTGAACAAAATGGGATCATTATTGCCGAAAAGAATCTCCGTATGTTTCTTGAAGAAATGAAATTCATGTTCAGGAACGGGCAGGGTAAATGGGAACTATACAGTGATATCGTTAAAAATAAGTTTGGTGTTTATCGATCTTACTTTGTGGATAAGTACTCCGGTGAAAGGATCAATTAGCAAACAATATACATGACTGGTGCCGGATATGAAGTTACGCTCAATGGTATAAAAGGGAAATGTAGAAGCACGTTTCTAAAGTACGGTAAGTTTGAAGATCCTAACTTTTAAAACAGCAAAATAGGGCATTAATCAGATTATTAATATCTTTGTGGAGGTCAGGTTCGTTTCCTGTCCTCCATTTTTTTTAAAAGTAATGACAGTCGAAGATTATATCATAGAGTTAAAATCGTCTTTAAGATCATTTGACAAACGTGATCTGATAGATGAGGTATCCATCTATAAATGGGTAGAGATCGCCCTGAAGAAGTTTGGAGGCGATATTACTATGCGCAAAGAGGCGGTAGTGGACGTCAAGCGAGGACAGGCTCGTATGCCGGGAGATTACTTTGATCTTATTCTGGCATTTAAATGCGATTTCAAGGGATATGAGGTGCCGGAAGGTGATAAGGTAATACCAGAGCTTCAAAATACAATAGCTTGGAAAGAACGCACTGAAAGAAGTTATAGGTGGTGTTCTTGCGATGAATGTTGTAAAGACGAATGCGAGAAAGTGATAGTTGAAAAATTTTATATCAATGTTCATGATCGCGATCATGAAGTTCGTTGCTATTATGACCGACCGATAATGTTAGGTCTTGCTAAGCCTATGCTTCGTGATTCTTGTTTGAGTAAATGCCGGAATAAGGTAATAAAGGATAGTCCGTATGAGATAAACATCGTAAACGGATTCCTGTATGCTAATTTCGATGGTCCTATTTACATGCAGTACCGGTCTCTTCCTTTTGACGGAGAATCTAACATAATCATACCAGACACGCCGCAGGGTCTGGTCCTGGATTATGTCGATAATTTTGTGAAGATGAGATTCTTTGAGGAACTGATGTATAATGCAGAAGCTCAGGGTGCAGCCGACTTATTTAAGTTGTATGCACAACAAGATTTGGTTAAGTTGAAAAATGCGAAGACCGAACTTAAGATGATGGGTATGACATTGAAAGGCATGTACGAACCTCTTAGACGGAGGCGTGCTGAGTTTGAGATATATGCTAAGGCGTATCCTGTAATTGACAACATACTTAAATTGGTATGATTGAGGTAGCCTTATTTATATATTTATCTGGCGTTATCGCATCTATGATTGTTTGGTCAATCAGACAATTTAAAGGAGATGCGAGTTTGGTAGAAACAATGTACTGCCCGGTAGTATTTTTGTTGAGTTGGATATATGTATTTGAAATTTTAAAGATTAAATAATATGTTGGAAGTTCAAGCAAGCGAAATAGTAACCGCCGACAAAATGAGAGGCGTAGGACCGGCAAACATCATTTTCACAGCCGGCCCTAATCCGGTAGCTGAAGATCGTAGAGGCGTAGCTAAGGTAACGGCTGGTGGAGAGAGTAAGAGTGTTACAATCACACAAGCTGCCGGAGAGCAGGTCGTTGTAATTCCTGAGTTCGATTATCTTGTTCTTAGATACGGATGGGAATCAGAAGACGGTTCTGATTTTGATACTGCAACTGGGTTCACCAATACAGGCATCTCGGATGTAGATAATAAATACGTTGGATGGAGTAAGCAGTGGGCTACTACCCAACAACAGGTAGGTGATTACCTTATTTATGGTGGTGATAACATGCAGTCTGGCCTTGAAGGGGCGCTTATTAAGATGAAGACCCTGCTATCAGCGCCGGGCATGGACGAGTCTGAGCCTAATATCAATGCCGATATCTATGGTAATTGGTATGGGAATAGAGGGCGAGGAAATGTCGTTGTGTCTTTTACAGCCTACCTTGGAGGAGAGATGGTTAAACAAGGATTTAACTTCATTAACGAAGGCGGTGAAGAAGTTTACTCCGACAGCATCACTACCAACGTTTCAGCTCATGGGGAAACCAATTACCAAAATATAAAAGGTTTGTACACTAAGATGGGTACGATGGTTTATAATAAGGAAAAGCGTGATTGTGTTATTGTTATAGGTTAAGATATGGAAAGCCTTTGGAATAAATACAATAAGATCAAGGAGGTGTTTTACCGGGATTTCGTTTATGATTCCAGCTACACAGAGCAGGCCTCGTGCATCCCACTGTCGTCGGTGAAGAACGGGGTAGGCTGGGTCGGCGACGGAACTATTAACCTGGCCCAGTATCTTCAGTTTGTATATACGGAAATGATTCTCGGCAATAAGACAGAAGATGATGTCTGTAATGCCATACTGGTGCTTACTCGTCTTGCTGATACTACCTATGATCTATTTTTTAATAGCAATAAAGGTCTTTATTTCAAATTCGAAAAAGGATTTTTCTTAAGAGACGATATCCATAGCGAAGATGCAAGCAAATTCGGTCTTACCAAGATAAGTTCCGGGTACACTAATGGTATAGAGTTAAAAGACGAAGATCCATGCTTCTCCCCATTCACTTCACAAGATCAGATCTGGAATCTGGCTCCTATATTAGCTTTCTTGTCAGAAAAAGGATTTGAAGAAGCCAGGCAAGTAGGATACGATATTTTTGAGTACGTTATTAGGAACAGACACAAGATATACAATCCTTATTACAGTGCCTTGCTTCATCATTGGACATTCCTTCCTGATATGGATACCGATAAGGTCAAGCCGTGGGATAGGGTTAGCAACCGTAACAAGAATCTTAAATACAAAGTTAAGGTTAAGAGAGGGGCTAACAATTGGTACTTCTCTGGAGGGTTCAGATGGGCGTTTAAGAAGTTTGGTGGCGAGTGCAGTACATTCTGGCATTGTCTATGGTATAAGCCATTTATATTCTTAGCAGATAGAGTATATCATCCATACATATGTAAATGGTTTGGTATTAAGGTTAAAAACAATTCTTATTATTGTCTTGGATCCACAAATGAAAAATCATGGTACGGTCCTAAGTTCAGAAAGAGGCTGGTTAGTAAGTTTAATAAGTCTCTGGAAGGGGGAAAGCTATTTATGCCGCATCTTGTTTTTCTTAGAGGGGGTGAAGACGTTGATAAAAGCAAGTTAAGATCTTATCTCGAAAAATGGGAATGGGATGGAGTTAATTCTCCTATTGAGTTTTTGATTTTGTGTAATTGGTTTAAAATTATTTTTGGAAATGAAAATATATTATAAATCAAAAATAGCTAAGTTATTTACGTTCATTGACGGCTACAAAACAATTATGTTATTTGGAGCCGTATTTACCGAACGTGATAGTATATCATTGAAGGCCGAATATCATGAAGAGTCGCATTGCAATCAGTATCATACAATGTTTTGTTTTGGTATGTTTATATCATTGCTTACAATAGGATTGTGTCTCTTATTCGGTAATGCAGGATGGTGGATGCTGTGGTTGTCTCTTATTCCGATATTTTTATACTATTCATGGTATTTAATTGAGTACCTGATTAGGTTGTGCATATATCGCAATCACGATAAGGCATATCATAATATCGTATTCGAAAGAGAGGCTTTCGACTTAGAAAAGTATTGGAATCGGCATGATGTTTTGAGGAAGGAGTCGGAAGGGTTTAGTTTCCTCGGTTATTATAGGAAGGAGTATCATTATGAGTAGGAGAAGATATTTTGAGGAACAGAGATCTGGTAATGGAGCTATTTATCATTGTGTAAAAACAGAAATCGATCCTGGAGATAGGATCAGGTTATTTAAATTAATGAATAAAATCAAATCCGATACAATTAGCCGGGATAAGATAAATAGCGTATTGAATCAACTTAGAGAAGGAACAGCCTTTAATATTCATACTCATAGTTCAGTTTCTTTTTCGTTTTCAAGCACTTCTACCGGTTACGAACCAATGACAATATGGATTAGATTTGACCCGTATCCTGCAAGTGAACAACAGGGTATTATATACAAGTTTCAGATAAATGACCAGAGGTACGTTTTTATGTTTTCTAATAGATACGATGGAATGAGAGATCTTATTAATAATGCAGATGAAGATGTTGATTGTATCACTTCTGCAACAGAGAGTAGTATATATCACAATGATTCTTTCTATATATTTGTGTAAATTATGAGGAGGAGGTTCGAATATAAACACAGGGAACTTGAAGACTTTCTTATAAGGTTTTATCCGGCCGGCAATTACACATGGGTAGTCCCTGGTGGTTGTACCGAGGTGGATGTTTTTCTTGTTGGTGGAGGTGGTGGAAGTGGAAACGGTTCTGGCGCCGGAAGTGGATATACCAAGACCTACAAAAGAAACAATATAGGAATAAAACAAGGTTCTCAAATATCTGTAACACTAGGTCAAGAAATTAATATCATAGTAGGAAAAGGTGGAGCAGGTCTGTATTATGGCTATCCTGAGAAGGGAGGATTCTCTCAATTTATGAACTCATCTTACAGAGCAGATGGTGGAAATCCTTCTGGTAATGGTCTTCTTAACGGAGAAAACTCAACAGGTGGTCCTTATACTGGAGGAAATGGTGGAAGTGGAGGATCTGTAGATCAAATAGGTGATGAGTTTTACGCTGGATCGGATGGATCTGATGCCCCTGGAATAACAGACGGTAATGGGATATATCACCCACCTGGAACGAAATATGGAGGAGGAAAAGGTCAAGGATATACAACCAGATATTTTGGAGAACCGACGGGTAAAAGAAATGCCGGAGGTGGTGGAGCTGATAGAAATAGAGATGGTGGTATGGGAGGTGAATCCGATTATGATGAAGGATGTGGAATCGGAAGAGGAAACAGAAAAAGTGGTGGTTACGGAGGAGGCGGATGCGGCTCGGAAGGAACCGGCGGTGATGGTACTGTGTTAATTAGGGGTAAAAAATATAAATCGTAAGTAAATGTTATGAGACGAAGATTTGAAAATGTTAATATGGTGATGGGTAATTGTTTCTCTCCTGTAATGGAAGGGAGTCAATTTCAATGGGATAATATTGTAGGGTGATTATATACAACTTTACACCACAAATATAGGAAATTGTTTTTTTTATATATAAATAACAATTCCTATATTTGTGTCATGAGATTAGTTGAACAACATATAATCAAACAAAGTTCAATATATTACAATGAGCTTCAAGACCTATTGCATAAGTGTAAAAACTTATACAATAAAGGGTTGTATGTTGTTAGACAACACTACTTTCAATACAAGAATGATAATACTGTAAAGTATAAATACCTCAACTATTATTCTCTCGAAAGAGTGTTGAAAACAGAAAATGATGTTGACTATCGTGCTTTACCAGCACCGGTTGCTCAACAGGTGTTGATGATGGTTGATAGGAACTTTAAATCTTTCTTCAATCTCTTTAATAAAAAGAATAGAGGTGAGTATTCCGAATTTGTTAGAATGCCTAAGTATCTTAACAAAGACGGTTTGTTTCCTGCTGTTTTTACGACCGCATCTTTTTCTCAAAAATGGATAAAACAAGGTATTGTTAAGTTACCTAAACAGTTTTCCTTTACCACAAGAACCAATAAACAAAATATTCAACAACTTAGATTCGTTCCTAAGAATGGATATATTGTTCTTGAAATAGTTTACAATAAGAAGGAAAAAGATCTTATGTCCGATAATGGGAACTATCTTGGTATCGACATAGGATTAGATAATTTAGCATCTTGTGTTTCAAACAACGGTTCTTGTTTTATCATCAATGGTAGACCACTAAAGTCTATCAACCAATATTATAATAAAAGATTAGCATTCTTAAAATCTAAATTAAAAGATAATAAACATACTTCAAAACAAATTAGGTCATTAACTAACAAAAGGAATAATAAGATCAAAGATTATCTTCACAAGGCAAGTAGGATATTGGTTAATCACGTAGTTTCCAATGGTATTAATACGATCATAATCGGTCATAACAAATGCTGGAAACAAGAGATCAATATCGGAAAACGAAATAATCAGAACTTTGTATCTATTCCTTTTAATGTATTTATCTCAATGATATCTTATAAAGCAACATTAGAAGGTATTAATGTTAAGATTGTTGAAGAATCTTATACTTCAAAATGTAGCTTTTTGGATAATGAACGGATTTGTAAACATGAATCTTACAAAGGAAGAAGGACCAAACGAGGATTGTTTAAAACCTCGTTTGGTAGGACTATTAATGCTGATATCAATGGTGCTTTTAACATCATTAGAAAATCAGAAAAAGAATCCTTTGATGTAACGATGTTACCAGAAGGTAGAGGGTTTTGGTGGAACCCGGTACGTATTTCTGTATAAATATATACTATTTTACATTTCTGGTGTAAAGTGGTATATAATCACCTAATTATATTGATATTCAAATAAGAAATTTCAATGATAATCCTATCCCCGATTTTTATGTAGGCGTGGTCGATAAAGTAGGAGACTGAAAATGTATTTCTTTTCTTCACCTACTTTAGAAATCCACTATTAAATCTCTTTTGCTATCTTTGTGACAAACAGTTATTAACATGGCATTAGAAGATAACAGAAACATAGCGATTCCTCAAACAGGTATGAATCGCGATCTGCATCCGTCGAGTCTTACGGATCAGCATTATACGTTTGCCTTGAATGCCAACATCGAATCCGAGGATGGTAATGTTGGAATGAGATCTAACGAGCACAGTAATCTTAAATGCATTGATTTCGATGGGTTTAAAGTTATTGGTTATAAGAATGATCTTACTTCGGGCAATATCTATTTTTTTATAACAAATCCTGAAACAGGCGTATCTAAAATAACTTATTTCAAGCCTGAATCCGATACAAGTATCTTGTCTGATTCTGATATAGAATCTATGGTAGAAGGATCGGAGTCGTTGTGTTCTGGCATGAAAACCCTGCTTGAAGACAACGAGCAAGATCCGTGCCTTAAGTTCTCTATCTACCATCCTATAAAAACCATAGAAATAAAGACAGAGAAATGTGGGAAATGTATTTACTGGACTGACGATTATAATCCTCCCAGGTATGTTATTGTAGACAAGGCTCTGACTCCTGATGATGAAGGTGATATATGGTATCATTATCATGGGTATAAGATATGCGATAAAGAATACGATAGGAAAAAGTTCATGCAGGAAAATGGTTGTTTTCTGGCATGTGAGAAACTTAGGGTGTTTCCACTACTGGACCAGCCATGTGTAGAGCCGGTACAGATAGAGTACGGGGGCAGCCTGCGTGCGGGCGTGTATCAGTTTGCTGTGGCCTTGTGCGATGAATTTGGTAACGAGAAAACTAACTATACTTCATTAACTAACCCTGTTCATGTATTTGATGAGCAATATATCAGGATAAATGATGGTAAATGGGGAGAAAGAACTAATCTTGGTATAAGACTTAAGGTGTCTAATCTGGATAGGCAAGTCAGCCATTACAAGGTGGCTGTTATTCAGAATACTGTAGGATACAATGGTGAAACACAACCTGTAGTTGATTATTTTATAGAAGGTATTCATCCTATTACAGAGAAGACCATATACTATTATTCTGATCTTAATAATAAGAGGACAACATTTGAACATATTTCTTTAAAAAGAGCCATATATAATACATCAAGAGGAATAGTATCGGTTGGAAACCGTCTTCTTCAATATGGTCTTACGGCAGAAAAAGAATGGAATTTACAGCCTGTAGTTTCCCTCATGGGTCATTTCTTGAAATGGCAGGCGTCTGTAGCCCACGAAGATTTATATAAGGATGGTAATGCTTGTTCGTTGTATGTGGGATATATGAGGAATGAAGTGTATCCGTTTTCTATCTCGTTTAAGACATCTACTGGTTATAAAACTCCAGCATTCGTTCTTATCCCCCCACCTTCTGATAAGGCAAGAGAGGAAATGAACAAAGACAGTATCCCATACCAGTCTATAAACGCATATGCTCCGGATTGCTCAGGTGTTGATAGGAAATATGTATGGCAGTATAGCAATACGGCAGGAGATGGGGTATTGATTGACGACGATGCGGTTGTTATAGATGAAGAACAGAAAGAGTGTAACAACCCGGCTACTGTAGGTCAAACTGTTATAGTGGAAAGCAATTTCGCTACTTTTAAAGGGAAATCAAGATTTATTATCGATTATGATGATATTGTAGGAACCCCTATAAATTATTTGTCTGAAAATATAGGTCTTGTAGCTTGTAATAATAAGGAGAATGGAAACAATGAAAGACAGATATGTGATATAGCTACCAAATACAGAGAAGATGGAACACAGGATTATATGGAGCCAATTGATCATATTAGGTTACCAGAAATGGAAGGAGACTGCGAAGTCCCTCATCGTCAAGAATCTATATTGTCAGCTCCAGTTCCACTAATAACAGGCCTTGTAGAAGATTATATCTATAAGGTTCTTAGCGAAATGGAACACGTCTCTACAGATTATCTATATACCACAGGAGGAGAAAATCAGAATAAGTATTCTGTGTTGTTTAATTACGAGACAATGGATTCTTTATCTGAATGGATGGAGGAAGCATTTTTTGGGTATAGCGCTGGCAGCATATCAGGTGATGGCAATCAACACCTTTGTTCTGAGTTTTATCCATACTTACAACCTGGATCTGTTTTAAAAACCGTGTCTGATGCTATATACGTATTAGATACCATGCCTTGTACATGCGGATGTTATATTGAGAGTTATTGCTCTGATCCTACTGTGTCAAGAACTGATTATAACAACTTTCAGAATTATAATTATCTTCTTGGAAGTTATATTCTTCATATAGATGGATGGAGCCAAAAGATAAATGATGTAGGAGATTGGCGAGCCGGTAGATCTACCAGTACAGTCATAAATAATCAGTATAGATCAAAGAACGGACCCAGGTATTGTATTGAGCAATTTTGGCCTGAAGCTTCTGAGAAGTTGCAAGATATGATATATAAAAATTCGGATACCGGTATAGATGAAACTGATTGGAAATTTGAAGGGTATGTAAACAATGCTACATTTAATAATCCTACAGGGGATAAGCTTAATATTGGATTCGCATCTGAATTTGTGGTATGGAAGTTTGTCAGAAATGTAATGACAAATGCAAGATTTATTAGGATTAATAGACCAAAAGAGTGGGACATAGAAGGTTATAAAGACGAGAACAAAGTTCTTTATCTTGAAGCTCTTGGAAAGGTAGATGGCATAATGGATGCTGTGTCTACCAATTACGTTCGTGTTTCTTTTTGGAAGGATGTTGAAACATGGTCCCCTCTTGGAATAGTACCAGTTGAATTTGATAGACCTGAGTATGAATCATCTCATTCCGTTATTGTTAACATAGCAAGACCGGCTTTCGGAGAAATAAATGAAGAGTTTTTTGATTCTATAGGTCAAAATTATTTTTATGTTACAATAGAATCTCCTATTGTAGCGGTTCCTTGGATAATGACGTTTAGACAAATTCAATTTTGTTCTTATAAAAATTATGATACCCCAGAAGAAGAGGAAGAAGAAGGAAAGAAGCCTTCCCGTGCTATTCTTGGAGTCGCTTTTGCTACAGGTAAAACCATATATCCTTATATTTTTGGTGTAAGAGAAAAAGAAATAAATAAGGTTGATTTGTCTGTTGATTCAATAACATTAAGATCGACGGTAGTATTTGCATCTAAATGTCAGACATGTGGAGATAGGCCTATTAATTGCAAGCCTCGTCCTTATAAATACGGGGATTTTGCATATTGGGAATCATCTGAGAAATATCCTGCTAATTTTGAACTTTATGATAGTAGTAGGATGAAAATAGACACAGGTAGATCTTATGATGATCCAAAAAAAACAGAAGCTTATTCTAATATTATGAATAAGTTAACAGAATATTATGGTGCTCCTTTGTCAGACAAAAATGGATTATCTTATTTCAAGGGTCATTCTTATGGAGGAGTAGATACTTCTACCGTATTTTGCCAACAACCTATACGTCATTACCGGTTCCCAGATAACAAGCATATACCTTTTATGAACAGTGATGAACGTGGATATGACATAGCTTCTGAAATATATCCGGTAGGTATTATGGTAGATGAGAACACCATACAAGTGTTTTTGGATTTTGCGGTAGATTCTGGTTTGATTACGCAACAACAAAGAGATACGATCGTAGGATATGAACTGTATCGTGGAGATAGGAGGCTAAATAGGTCGGTTGTGGCCTCAGGATTGGCCTACGATATGCTTAGATACATAGGAGACGATGGTAATGTAAATATCTATCCTAATTACCCATATAATGACCTATCACAAGATCAATATAATTATACGTCTGGCAAAAGAGACGAGTTTATATCCCATCCTTTCGACAAAGGAGGAAACGTGTGGTATTCATTTTGTTCGCCTGATATTTATTTCAACAAGCCCGAACTTCCAAATGAAGTATGTATAGACGGGTTTCAAAGAGGAATGTCTGTAGGCAGTTTTATACCTGTCGAAGATCATCCAAAATGGACTATCTTAGGTCCTGCCGCTTATACGATGGCTGCGTCACTTGCCGCAGTTGAATCAAGTGCCACAATAGCCGCTATGATAGCAGAAGAGCTTCAGATAAGGGCTCAGTCTGGATACATAGGAGGGTCGGCTGGTCTTACCGGAGGAGGATTCCTAACGAATTTAAGTGTGGCCATGCTGTTTTCTTCAATGGTGTCAACCATCAGTCAAACTCTTGCTAAGGGCCCGATATTGTACGGTAAGTACCGTTATGATTGGCTTAATACGTTTATAAACAATGGACCAAGACGTAATCATGCATGGTATTATACTTCTGTAGGATTATATAATTCAATGATAGGTATAACGGACCAGGATAAGTATGAACGAAATTTTGCTCGTGGTTTATCTTCTGTTAAGTACATGAAGTCCGGTGTATATCCTATGATGGATGCCAGTATGTCATCTAAATGGGGAACCGGTAAAAACGATAATGAGGGACGATTCTTATTTGTTAATAATATAGATCGTGAATCTTCGTTATTTTTATCATTTGGTGATCCAGGTGAAAAAGGAGATGGTAAATCGAAATATTTATTGGAATATCCGAACTATGTCTACAACTACGACAGTAGCCGTATAGATGATTCGGTTATTGCTGGAAGAGATGTTGTAGCAGGAAGAACATTCGAGCAATCCAAATCAGTTTCATACATCTGTTCTCCGTATATGAGGCTTATGCGATATAGGCCGGATCAATATGGTCAAATAGAAGATATAAAATGGATTTCCATAGGTGGATGTGGATTTTTCACTAATGAAAAGAAACTGATGTTCGGTGGTGATACGGTGATAACCAGATTTTCATTAAAGAGAAAATTTCCTGTTTTTTATAATAGTGCTTTTGGTATTGGAGATATGATACCTTTCCCTTACATGGATTATAGAAATGTAGGATATCCAAGATATTTTGTTAATTATGATACAGGGGAAGATGCGCTTGAAACCACGGATAACGAACGTTTCAATAGTTGGACATCGTCTAATAAAGGAAGATATGCTTTTTACCCAAACAGGAAGAGCTTGTATGAATTGAATGGTGACACCTCCGGTAAGTATGTAGATGGCAGATTTTATACATGGTTCTATGGTATTCCTCAGTTCCTTGTAGAGTCTGAAATAAATTGTAATTTCAGATTAGAGGGCCCTCAGCCTCATGAATTATTCTATCCAAAAGTAGGAGATTTTGTTTGGTGGACACAAGAAAAGAACGTATCTATCCATAGGGACAATGATTACAAGATAAGTCCTATCTATTCATCAAGAATGACATTAACACCTAATGTATTGCCGGCAACATACGAACGTCGTTTTTATGATTGTGCTTACCAGCGACCTAATGGTGTTATATGGAGTAGGGCTGACGTATCTGAAAACAGTCAAACAGATCCGTGGCTAACGTACAAGCCTATGGACTATCATGAGTTCCCAACCAGCAACGGTAAGCTTATTCACATGAAGCGTATTGAATCTGATCAGATCCTTGTCAGGTTCGAGGACCAGGTTTCACTCCATAACGCCATAGACGTAATCAAGGAGCGCACCTCCCCGGGGCAGGCTGAGATGGGCACAGGCGGTCTGTTCGCGTCCAGGCCTCTGGAGTACAACACGACCGACCTCGGTTATTCTGGAACCCAGAGCACTGAAATAATTAGTTCAGAATTTGGTCACTTCTGGGTAGATACTAAAAGAGCACAAGTGTTTATGACCGATCCGAACGGACGTAATCTCAAGGAACTTAGTGTAGGTATCAGACATTGGCTTAAACGTCATCTTCCGTTTAAGATTCTTAGATACGGAATAACTAACATCTTAACCGGCACAGAGATGACAGAAGAAGATACAGACAATAAATTTATCGGTCTTGGTCTGTCTCTTGGATGGGATAACAGGTATAAGAGGGTACTTATCACGAAAAAAGATTATATACCTGTTAAGAACCCGGCATATTACAAATATGATGGTGGAAGGTTCTTGTACAATGAAACAGAGGTGCTGTCAAACGATAAGGAAATATCTTTAAAAGACGAACAGTATTTTAAAGACGTGTCGTTCACTATCGGATATTCGTGTCTGAAGCAAGAATGGATTTCTTATTATTCATTCTGTCCTGACTATTATATAGAACAGCAACAATATTTCCAGACAGGAATAAACTTCCCGGCATCAGACGAAGAAGGCGGCTTATGGAGTCATTTACTGACGAATAAGAGCTTCCAGACATTCTACGGAGCAACATATCCATTTATATTAGAAGTGCCGATAAAAGAGAAATATAATGGCTCTACGCTGGCTTCTGTAGAATACGAGCTTGATGCAAGGAAATACGTCGATGATGTAAATTACACTCTTGACAGGAAAGTAGGTTTAGATACGATAACTATCTACAACGACACAAACAACTCAGGTGAAATTCATCTTGTTCCAGAAGAAAAGAATAATTTAGCGCAACGTATATCGTATCCTAAGATCGTAGGCGACCATACTGAGGTCCTGGATACTGAGGTATATAGAAGACATAAGTTAAATGACTTCTTCAACAGGGTTGACGATGACCAGTCAGAGACCCCTATTTGGATCAAGGACGATAACGATATAAATAAGTCAGTTAATCCTGATGCTCTTAATTTCAGACGGTCATGGCTGGATAGGTTAAGAGGAAGTTGGATGCTGATGAGGATAAAGAAAGTAATTAGCAACCGGAAAATCATATTCCAGTGGTTGATTTCTGAAGATAAGATTAAGAATAGATAAATTACAATATATAATAAGTTGGAAATAAGTAGTTTTTATTTTGTGATTTAATAATAGTTGAATATATTTGTAGCGCCTATCGATCCATCTCGGACAGATAGGCGCTTATTTATTAACAATAAAACGATGTAAAATTATGAAAAGTAATGTGTTATTACAATCAGAAAGCAGAGAATTGTTAGGTAGAAACATTTCTGTTATGTCAAAAGATGGTTTTGTGTGTATAACAGAGGTTATGGATGTATTGTCACAGAAAAGAGCTGCTATGGGGTTGGAGCCTAAAAGGATCGACCATTTAATGTCTACTTCGTCTTTTCAAGAGAAAATGAATGCATTGATTAAAGAATTGAATATCAATGAATTGTCTTGTACTGTACGATATCATACACTCAAAGATAATTCATTGAATATAAGCAAATTAACTGATTTGAAGAAATACGGAATGGCATACAGGAGAGGAAAAGGAAAAGATCAAAAATGGTTTGTTAATCCGTATTTTTTCGTCATGATAGCCTTAGAGTTAGATCCTGAAATATATGCTAAGGTTATATTATGGCTTACCGACAACTTTATAGAAAATAGAAATATAGCTGGTGAAGCTTACATTAAGATGTGCAAGTCTGTTTCTTCTTTAATAAAAAACAAAAGCGAATTATCTGATAAGATAAAAATAGTAGCCAAAGCCATAAATTTTATTGTTTTCAATAAACATGAAGATGGGATTAGAAATTTTGCAACGAAGAATGAGTTAAATGAAATAATATCAATAGAGAATGCAGTCGGAGCTATAATCGATGGGGAGTTTGTTCATTCATTCGAGGAATTAAGAATGTATTTAGGTAAAGAATGGAAAAAGAGATGGGGTAATCCAATTATGACCCTAAAGTAATTTATCCAAATTAATATATTTTAAATCATTTTAATTCGTAAATCATATTTTAGTGTCTATATTTGCATCGTAATCAAGAGAGATTATAATGCAAGACAGTGGTGATGGAAGGTGATATTTCGGTTTGAGTCATAGGTTCGAGTCCTATATTTTTCATGTAAGAAAAATTAGATCAGTTGGTAGATCAAAACCTCCTTTCATATCAAAACACCTTCCAGGTTCTCCCTGTTTTAATAAAATATACAGATGGTGAGGAGTTCGGTTACTTCGAAAATTAGCGTAGTGGTTTAACGCAGCATCAGGTACATTTGCTTTTCATCGGTTCGAATCCGATATTTTCATTTTAGATCCGGCTCCGCTTTTCCTCTGTTTGGAAGACATAAGAAACTAATGAGTGGTGATGGGGTTAGTTACTTCGAATTTAGCTCAGATGGATAGAGCGATACTCTTTTTAAGTATAGGTCGATGGTTCAAATCCATTATTTCATTGTTTACACTAACTTCAGCTTTTCCCTCATTGAGTATTCATTTTGATATATTTTTTTTTTCAAGCAGTGGTAGTAATATCACTGCTTTTTTTTGTATAACACTTTAAAGAAAACAACAAATGGGAAAGTTTAACAAAAAGGATGAAGGTGTTAAACCTACGATCGTGAATCAAATGGGCGAGAAGGCGTATAAGCCTAACGCAGAAGAAGAGTTGGTATCTACGGTAATGACTACCATGTTATCTGATTCTTATTATGAGAAAGAAAAAGATAAAGTAGAAAGAATTAAGAACCTTATGGATCAGGTGGATCCGTATTTTGCAGCACAAACAGCATTGTATGTTAGGAAAGAAGGAAAGCTTAGGTCAGTAACGCATCTTATGGCTTCTGTCATTGCCAGCAAAGCATCGGGTAAGGAATGGGCTTCAAGGTTCTATAACAAGATCATTATGCGTCCTGATGATATGAGTGAAATTCTTGGCTGCTATGCGGCTCTTAACGACAAAAATCCAAAGAAGTTAAGAGGTATATCCAGTGCTATTAAGAAAGGATTTAAGACGGCTTTGGAAGGTCTTGATCCGTACCGGATTGATAAGTATAAGATGGACAGTAGGGTCATTACTATGGTTGACTTAGTAAACTTATTTCACCCTAAAGGCAATCAGGCTAATAAAATGGCTTTCCAGTACCTTATAGAAGGTCGGTCTTTGTCTGGATTATACGAAAGCAAGATTCTTGAAAAAGAGATGTCTAAAGCCGGACAGGATAAGAAAGACAATAAGGAAAAGAAAGAAGCTTTAGGTGACGCTATTCGGGACGTGGTTTCTAATGTAAAAGGCATGCCTATTTTTAATATGGTTCGTAACCTTGTAAACATAATCAAATACGCGCCTGATCAAATAGATGAAGTTTGTAGGCAGCTTACAATAGAAGAGAAGGTACTTAATTCGAAGATGCTTCCTTTCCGTTTTGCTTCAGCTTTCAAAGAGGTTGAAAATATGGGCACTGATGGTTCCGATAATGATATTGTATTTGAGTCGGATAAAAAACGAGCTAAATTAACAGCGCGTAATAAATATAAGATTTTAGATGCGTTGGAGAAAGCCATAACCATCTCCTGCAAGAACTTGCCGGTATTGGAGGGGCGGTCGGCTATCCTGATTGACCACTCTGGCTCTGTACGTGGAGATATGGGAGGGTCTTCTGAAGTGTCTGCCTTTAGCAAAACAAATACGGCTGTCATTGGTAACTTGTTTGGCTGTATGATTGCTTCTGTGCTTCCTGACGTATTTATTGGTATGTTTGGTGACAAACTTATCAATTACGAATATGATAGAAGCAGAGGTGTTTTGTGGAACAACAAAAAATCTTTTACTGCCGGAGGAGAATGCGGTGGTGCTACCGAAAACGGTCTTTTTGCATTCTTGGCAAAGTGCGTTAAAGATAAGATCAAAGTAGATAACTTGTACGTTATTTCAGATATGCAGATAGGAGATGGCGAATCTATTGTATGGGAGAAAAGTTCCAATTATGAATATGGTAAATTCGCCGAACTTTTGAAAGGATTCAAGAAAGTGAATCCAAATTGCAAGATCGTTTCTATTTCTATTCAAGGATATGGAAGTGAGATGTTTTACAGAGGATCTAATATCTTGAACATAGCTGGCTGGTCAGAATCTATCTTCGATGTTATTAACAGCAAGTTCTGCGGATATAAGAATATGATTGAAGAAATTAGGAAGATTAAAATCTAAATCTTACATTTGTATCGTTTTCATAATAAGATTTCCATTATAATAAGCCGGAGAATGGATGGTGGCATTCTTCGGCTATTTTATTTATGATTATTTAACCAACAAAACCACCATACTTTAGAAGGTGGATGAATTGGTTTGATTAATTTTGAATCAAAATTACAGATAAAAAAATGATTTCATACAAATACAATATCTATCATTCAAAGAAAACGAAGTATCTCGACAAGATGCTTCGCGAATGTTGTTTTGTGTGGAATCATGCGTTAGCTCTACAACGTAGGTATTACAAACTGTTTGGGAAATATATATCAATTGGTAAGATGAAGAAGCATTTTGCCAAAAGAATTAAAAGAAACTTGCTTCATTCCCAAACAACACAAGAAATACTTGAACGTCTTGATGAATCTTATAATCGTTTCTTTAAGAAATTGGCTAAACGACCTCCTAAGTTTAAATCACCGGAGAAATTCAATTCTTTTGTATTCAAACAAGGTGGTTTTACCCTGAATGGTAATTGTTTAACAATTAACAAAGGAAAGAAACGATTTAGATTCTCATATAGTAGGGTTTACGAAGGTAATGTTAAACAAATTAGAATAGTTAGAGAAACATGCCATCGATATAGTCTGATAATTATTACAGATCATAATCTTATAAACTCTTATAGAAAGACACATGATGGTGCATCTATAGGATTGGATTTTGGGCTGAAAACTTATTTAACTAAAAGCGATGGTAGCAAAATTGATTCTCCACTATTCTTCAAACAATATCAAAACAGGATTAGAAAACTAAACAAACGGCTTTCTAATGCAAAGAAGGACTCTAACAATAGAAGAAGGAGACTGTTTGAACTACAACAAACGTATCGTAAAATAAACGATCTTCGATCGGATTTTCAATGGGGATTAGCACACCAGTTATGCAAACAGTATGATTATATTTTTATTGAAGATCTAAACATTGAAGGAATGAAACGTTTGTGGGGAAAGAAGGTTTCCGATCTTAGTCATTCTTCTTTTATTGACAAACTTACGTATGTTGCTTCAAAGTATGGAGTAACGATACACAAGATTGACAAATGGTATCCTTCTTCCAAAACTTGCGAATGTGGCTGCATTAATAAAGGGCTGTCGTTACGCGACCGCACGTGGGTATGCCCGGCGTGCGGCGCGGTAAACGACCGTGATATTCTTGCAGCCCGTAATATACTTCGGAAGGGCATTTCCGAATTGGAGAGCAAGAGTAATTCCAGCGATATTAATATCGGGGTTTCTTGCGTTTGTATCCAAGAATCCCATTTGCTTTAGCTATGGGAGTATGTCAAGGTGGCAGGACTATTTTCGTAGGAAACCGAACCAATCACAGGAAAGAAATATGTTTCTTGTTTCATTCACTGTCTAATATGGATGTTAGAACCATAGGACACGAATGTCTGCACGGTCTTTCCCTTTACTGTAAGTATCTTAATATTAACTACAGTTTTGACGCCGGAGAAGATGAGCACGCTGCCTATCTAATGGGATGGTTGGTTGACAAGGTTTGTGATGCTTACCACAAATTTAAGAAGGAGGAAGAAAAATGAAAGAAAAAGAATTTGATTTTGTGATATATCCACTAAAGTTGATTATCACCATAGGGTTAGATTACAAAACATTGTGTGATCGTTTTGAGAATGCAGAATTGGATCGTGAAGGAGAATGGGGAGATGAAGGCGATTTAGATTCAGAAGTCTCTTTTATGAATCTTGTTCGTGATAAGGGAGATGATAGAGCTTTTAAGTTATTATGGAATTTTCAAAGTGAGGATGATATGACTATACAAAACATATGTCATGAATCATTTCATGCAGCTATGTCGGTATGCCAACATTGTAATATGTCTCTTGGTTTTAAGGTGGGAGAAGATGAACACGCAGCTTACATAGCTGGATTTGTTGGTAACTGCGCAGGTGAAATGTTTGGATTCTTAGAGGAAGAAAAAGATGGCAAAGAAGAATAAATCAGATTGGAAGCCCTCAGAAAATATCCTAAAATATTTGAAATCGTGGGAAAAGTTTGAGCCTGAATTATATGACGATAAGAAGGGAAATATAACAATCGGGTACGGATTTCATCTTCCTCATCTTCTTAAAAAATACAAGAATGGTATAACAGTAGAAGAGGCCGATAAGGAGTTTGAAGGTGTAGTTAATACGTTTGTTCCGGAATTTATACGAAGAACTCCTAATTTCAAAAATCTAAACAATAATCAGCGAGATGCTTTGTTTAGTTTGTTTTACAATACAGGAGGACCAGAGTATTCTAAAAGCCCAATGCTTTTCAAATACCTTAAAGAAGGTGATTATGATAAGGCAGTGAAAGAAATAAATCATAATGAAAACGAGAAAGGTAAGGGCGGCCAGAAGAAGCGCCGTGCCTTCGAGCGCCGGGTGTTCTCTACGCCGACATACCAGCCTTGGACGGTGGATGACGACAGTAACTACGTCCTGGTTGAAAACGAGCCCGTAGAGGACAAATCTGTAGGAGAAGGTATTGATGATTCAAAATACGAAGACGCTCGTCATGTAGCCGCAAAATACGGCGATACAGGGCATGTAGGGAGAGGATATGATGGCAAGAAGGTTAGGATATCTGATTCTGATGTAAAATCAGTAGGTATAGCTAATAACGCTGATCCTAATAAATGGTATGAATCCGTTAATCCAATATTAGACACTGATCCTATTAGTTTAATTGCCGATTTTATTCCTACTGTGAAACGAATGTTGGATCCTAATAGGGAGCGATCCGGAGAAGATACCGCCACCGATTTTGAAGAGAAAATGTGGAAGGCTTACACGGACGGAGATATAAGTAGATTACCGGCAAGCAAGTATCGTTTTGATGACGATGATGATGATGCTCAGTACGTGGGATTGCCTCAAGAACAAGCTATTTTGATACAATCTTTATTAGATAAAGAATATATGAACAACATGCTTGACGAGGCATATAAGGATGCTGATGAAAAAAGTAAACGAAAAATAAGAGATTACAAGAAGGTACTTGATAAACTAAATAAAAATATATTTGAAAATCCAGGAAAATGGATTTTAGTAAATGAAGGCGTAAGTCCATTTAGAGAAGAAGTATATGGTGACAATTTTGAAAAAGTAAACGAAGCTTCCGGATTAGGTGCGTTGAAGAATTTCAGTGTAAGATGGGATCCGGATGCTGGTATGTTAGACGTTAAGGATGATTATGATTTTAGTCGAAAGAAGATAGCGGAAGACATCATACCAGAAAGGGATGTCCCTCTTAGGATAAGGGAGCGTATCAAATACGATCCTAAGAAAGGTAGTGTGCTTCGAAATAATGATAAGGCTTTACCTAAAAGATTTGTAAGGAAATACGAAGAAGGTGGTGTTGTAAATAAACAACGTGAAGCATACGAATACTTTACTAATAAGAGAGGCATGTCTAAGATACAAGCGCTTGCCATCATAGGTAATCTCATGGCTGAATCCGGTCTTAAAGATGACATATACGGAGACAACAGAACATCATACGGCATACAGCAATGGCATAATGAGCGCATGGATAAGCTATTCAAGCACGCCAAAAAGAAAGGTCATTCTACACCAACATTCAAAGACCAACTTGAGTTCTTGGCTGACGAATACGAAGGAAAGACCGGATATTCTAATTTCTTATACACAAGAAAAGGAAAAGAAGGACCAGGGTATTACAACTACAGCCGGCAGGACTTCATGAACGCCGATAACCTTAAAGATGCTGTAGTAGCTTGGAACCAGGGAGCAGGACGTCCTCATAAGAGTGTTATAAGAAACGATGACCGTTATAACTATGCTATGGAGGTTGCAAAAAATCTTGGTTTGGAAATTGAAGAAAATTCCGTATCTTCGTATGGTCAAATGGGATTCGGAGATGATGCTGAAATAGCAGCATCGGTAACACTTCCAGAGGTAGAAGTGGCAGCCGCCCTTCCTAACCCGGAAGCTCCGTCCCAGGAAAGACAGTCCGAGGAAGAGAGATTCCGTACATGGACTGAAACGTATGGTAAGGACATCGTAAATCATTTACTGACGTTAGACGGGAAAAAGGATGGTGATGACAGTGATTACAGCATGATGTATAAACAGCTTGAAAAAGAAAGCGAAGAGGATAAGAAAATGGCTTTGATTAATGCCGTGCTTCCCAATATACAACTTCGCATTAAAGGCGTCACTGATAATTAGAACAATTATTTTATTTCTCATATTAATAAAGCGAAGCCGGATTTGAGACTTGTTATGCGGATACCGAAGGTTGAAGAACGATATCAAGATAATCCGGCTTTTTTGTGCGATTTCGTGAAGGATGGAACTATCATCGCCTTGGTTTAACAGAACAGACCTACGTACTTCCACTGTCCTGACGGGCATGGGCGCCCGTCTCGTCTACCAGCCTGCCTAATTCTCCACTGGCTACCTAATATAACTATTAACGTCACTCCATCACCTATCTCTTTTCAGTCGATAGGTTCAGTCGTTTTTAAATATTACAAGTTCTTTCGCATCGTTCCCTTCGGTCACGATACTCAATATTTTAACACAATTAGGCAAACAATACAATGACGGAAAAAGTAATTTGTCAATCCGTTCACTCACTTAACTCCCTTCGGTCGTTAAGTTCATTCACTGTAAACAATTATATTAATAAATTGTAAGGTATATAAAATAATATAAATTATATAATGAGTAAGATCATTGAAAATGGTCTTAATATTAAGGAAAACGGAGACTATTCATAGGCGTAGTTTTAATTCAAGATTTGTTGTCCCACTCCTGACGGTCAGACGGTTACGTTCAGATTCGTTTTCCCGTCTCTTATCCAAACCGTCATAAAATAAAAAACCTTGTATCCTATTTCTCTCAAACCGGATACAAGGCAGTGCATTTTCTTCTTTTTATGTAAAATCATATATTTGCACTAAACAACAAAAACAATATGGAGACAAAAATAACTGAAATAATAAATCCTCACAAGTTACACGACAAACTCTTCAAGAAAGAGCAGGTCTCTCCGATAGAAGTTATATATAATAGCTTCAGCAACTTAGGGTACAATGTAGTACGCCGTCCAGCCGGTCAGTGTTTAGGCAATTTGAGATATTTTAATCTATTTTATGACAAACATACTCATCATTTCTATCAGAAAGACAAGAGGTTGAGATATTGTAGCAACTTTCTCATATCTGATTACTGGAAAGATAGAGTGTGATGTTTCATAGTTTGGAACTTTGGATTTGGAAGATTCTTTCCGTACAATGACTTTATTGAAGCTATGGTTTATGACTATCTCCGATATGGGAGAAAGTCAGTTCCCTATCTTAAAAGCGTGCAAGAAGCTGAAGAAAAGTGTGTAAGGTTCTATATCCGGTCTCAGATAGATATGCTTCGTAAGGAAGGATATGCCGCTTATAGGGCTAAGTTTAAGGAAGAACGTCCTCAGTATTTCATCGGAGACGATAGGACGGTGTTTAGATGCCTTGACAGCTCTTTGAAAAGAGAAGAGAAGATTGCTGCATGCGTAGCCCATAAAAGGGCTTTAAAAGAAGGGATAATGACTTCCTTCATCAATCATCTCAAGAAACATCCTACCACCTTGTATTCGTGGTTTTCGTCAGAGGTAGACAGCGAAGGAAAGAATAGGATATGTCTATCCGACAAGGCTGTTTCGTATTTGAATAAGAGACTGGTTCGCAATGGATTAAAGGCTCTTTCTGCATCATATCTTTTTAGAACGTTTAGAAAAATGGTGAAGACCTTGTTCGGTTTCAATGTCAGGTCGTTCTTGAATAGCTGTCTGATGTCTGTTTCAACAGAAGAGGTTTTAACCAAATCTATGAAGAAAATAGTTTCCAAGACGGTGCTGTTTTTGTACAAGAGAGCGCTTAAGAACTATCGCCGGGCATGCGGTCTTAAGTACGACCCTGATTCGGGCGGTTTGTCTGTCATACGTCCCTGATTTTTAAACGTATCCCATAACGTTGGATTTTCTCGTTCGTTTCTCTTATCTTTGTGAAAAAAGATAGTATGAAATTACGAATCATAAAAAATCGTCCGATATTCGCTCCTGGCGGTAGTGTTCAGGATAAGAAACAGGATATTAATGTATCCTCTACTCAGCCTATTCTTGATTATGGAACGCCTGTTAATAAATGGGGTGAATCTGATATTCAGAATATATATATGCCTTCTGATGTGACTTTAGAAACAGAGGAGGGGGAGATAAATCCATTTAGTAGTATGCCTACATCCGATCCGTTTTTTGAAAATCATGATGCAGGATATGCAGGATATCTCGCTGATAATAGGGGTATGGTTAAAAACGTAGAGAAATCAGTCGTTGATAATGCAATGAATTTAGGTGGTGTTGATTCTGATTCCTCTAAAGAAAAACGTTCCCAAGATGGTAATCCTCTTGATCCTATGACTACCCCATATTATTCACCCGATCTAACCGGCAGAGCTCAAATGTTCGGTACAAGTCTTGGCCGTATAAGAGCCGGTAATAAGGTCGGTGCTAATGTGGCTCAAGCTGCCTTGTCTGGTGTTAGTTTAGGATTAGGTCTTACCCGTAATATCATGGGAGCTTCATCTGCTGCGTATGCAGCCAGCAGAGACGAGCAGGCGGCGAGGGAAAAGCTCGAAAAAGAGCGCCGGAAGCAGTTTATCCGATGGGAACGTGAAGGCGGTGGTGTTAACCTCGGAAATGGACAGAGAATAGATTCTTCCGATTTGACAGGAGAATACATTTACCCTCTTCCTAAATCTATGGAGGATAATGCTAATGTTGAGATAGAAAAAGGAGAATACGTTTTGACTCCGGATGACGTTGGTCCTATGGAGTCAAAAGGTGACAGGCATGAAGACGGCGGCACTCCCGTTGATTTGCCAGAAGCTCATATTATTTCAGATTACCGTACTATCGATGATGATTTCGCTTCTTACGTAAGGGAAAATTATGGCATTAGAGCTACGGAAAAAGATACGTATGCTACGCTTCTTGATAGGTATAAGAAAAAAATAGGATTGTTCGAAAAGTATGATGATCAGGAACGTGTTTTCAAGAGGTTAGAAAAGAATAAGGATGTTAAGGATAAAAACACTTCTGAGTTGAATAAGTCTATTCTTTCCAAGTACGTAAATGATAATCAAAAGGAAATAGACGAACTTGAGGTACAATTCAGGTCTTTTGCTGATATTGTCTATAACAAACAAGAGGAATCCAAACGCCAAGAAAAGATAGATGCTTTCTTTAGAGATGGCGGAAAAGTTGATTTAAATGCCGTGAGAAAACAGGCTAAGGCTCTTAACGTATCTGAATCTGATGCTAAAAATTGGATATACGATGAGTATGTAAAGAGAGTTAGGAAAATGGCTGAAGGCGGCCCTACCAAAGAACAGATAGAGTGGGGTAAGAAAGTACAGCAGCTTTTAATGAAGCAGTTTGGACGTGCTCTTAATATGTCTATAGTGGATGTTGCGGACAGAGAACAGATTCTTAATCCTGATTCTGGTGTAAATTCTAATCAAAATCTGCAACACAGAAGCAGTTCCGGTTATGGTAGGGTAAACAACAAGGCTATTTCTAATTTGCTTGATATTAACCGTTGGGCTAATAAATACAATACAGATGGCGATTTTAATACAGAAGGATTCCAGACCGGATACAATAGCCAACTAAATAACCTATGGGCTTTGGCGGAATCAGGTGCTATAGCCAATGCTGAAAAAGCCAAGAAATTTAGAGACGAATACGGATTTTGGGGAGAAGATGCCGGTAAGTACGACCAAGGAAGTAAATCGGCATATAACTCATTTGCCGTAGATGACAAATTTGGACAAACTACGGCAACCAGATCATTTTATGGATTGGATGTAGTTACTCCTGAACAAAAGAGATTGTTGAACGAAAAAGGGATAAAGAATTATGTTGACTTATTTGGTGATAAATCTGATGCAGCTAAGAAGATTCTGGGTGCCGATTATAATAAGTTTGCTGCTTTAAAAGATAGTGGTTTGATGTCAGAAACAGACTTTGTTTTAGAAGCCGTAAATCCGGCATCAAAACCTATAGAAGCTGAACCTATAGGGACCGGCGCTAAATCTCCCAACCCAGGTTCTCCAGGCAGGATAGAAGTGAAGAAAGAAAATCCTGTTATTAATACTACTGTAGAAACGGAAGCTGAGGAAGAAGATGATACAAACGGAAGAAAAGGTGTCAGTCCTGCTTTATCAGGCCCTATATTCCCTGAGATGTTGAGGATGCTTGATACTGGATTAGAGATAGAGGGATTGGAAAGGCATCAGGCTCCGAGAATAGACCCAGTTCTGCAATCTGCTGATCAGTATATCAACGAGCTCAACCGTGCGACATCAGCTCAGTTGGACGCAGTAGGTGACGTGCCCGACTCCCAGCGCTCCGCTATTCTGGCTAATATGAACGCCATAGCTGGAAGCAATATAGCCAAGTACGTTAATGAAGTAAATTTCAATAACGCAAGGCAAATAAACGAAGCTGATAGATTCAATGAAATGGCTTATGTTCAGACAGACGATAAGAACATAGCGGAAAGGCAACGTTATGAATCTGGGTTATTGAAGGCTATGGCTATAAGGGATGAAAATCTTGCTCGTTATTATGACAGCATAAACAGCGAGATACAGAATAAGTTCAATGTTCGTACATCGTTGAATACCATAGCTTCCATGGCTCCGAATATGAGAATGCTTCCAAGTGGTCAAATTATTTACGTTCAAGGTAATCAGGATGTGATGAATATGGGTGATTATTCTACACCTTACTTGAGAAGTTTAAATGAAGAAGATGACGAAAATAAAAGAAGAAGGAGGACCAAATAGTGGCTTCACAGTATAGTATTTTAAGGCAATATGCCCCGTATGTTAGTCCTTACAACATAGATCTTGTTAAGGACGTCATGATGTATAAACAGCAGAAGGTTGATGCTGCTCGTGAAAAGATCTATACCCAGGTAGATTATCTTATGGGTCAAGAGATAGATAAGCCTGAAGCCCGCGCTTATATGGAAGATAAGATGTCAGGTGTGATTGCTAACATCAATCAAAAATTCAAAGGCGTGGATCTTTCTTCTGATGGTGTTACGAGAGCTATACAAGGAGAGATCAGTTCAGTGTTGGATGATACGGTCATTAACGCGATTGCCGGCACAAAAGAAGGCAAGAGGGTTATGAAGGAAATAGAATCTATAAAACAGAATCATCCTGAACTTTATTCTCCTATTAATGAATGGCATGCTTTGGATCCTTATTACAAATGGAGGTCAGATGGTAAAGCAGGATCAAGGTTAGGAGGTCTTCATTATTCTCCTTATGTCGATTATACTAAGGAGATAAATAAGCTGGTTAGTGACTTTAGGAAAAACAACGAAGGCAAGAAGATTCAGACAACAGAATATGATGTTAAAGGTAATCCTACTGGTGGAATCATAGAAGTCAACGTAGATGAGCTTACTGATTCACAGATAAGGAATTTTGTGTCTGCTAACTTATCTGAAAACATGAGGAATCAGATGAGAATAGAAGCATCATACATGGCAGCTACCAATCCGGTGTTCAGTAATCCGGATTTGGTTAGTCAATACATTGGGTCTTATGTCGAAAGATACGATAGACACATAGGAGCATTGGAAGCAAAAAAGAAATCAGTAGGGGATAATAAGGCTATTATTGATCGTATTGACAGTCAGATACAGGAAGCTAAAAATCAGAAAGCAGAAGCCAAGAGGGAGGCAGATATGATAATAGCTTCATCAGATCCGGTAGCGGCTGCTAATTTTGTTGTTACCAATAATCTTTTCGATAAGATGACTGATGCATGGAGATACGACAATACAAGTTTTGAAAGGAAGAAAGATGATCTTTATTTTGCAAGGTTGGCAGAGGATAGGGCTCAGCAAAAGTTTTTGACTGATAATGCTAAGTCTATGGTTGAAATATCGTTGGCAAAAGAGCAACTTGCACAGGCTAAGATTGAAACCGAATACATGCGTACTTACGGTTCCAAGATGGGCACTGAAAGCTCATCCGGAGGCACAAGAGGAGCAGGCGGTGTAGGAGTGCCGATGGCTCCTATGGACGGGCCTACGGCTATCAATTCTGGAACGGGTAAGATAGGATCTGTTAATTTGGCTAATATCCCTTATGAACAACTCACATCTTCTTCCACAGAGCGTAGAGCAAATTTATTGAAATTATATAATTCATTATCTCCTACAGACAGAAGTAATATCGTTGCAGCATCATACGAAGAAGAAAAAACTGACCCAGGATTGTATGCTAATATGACTCCTGAAGAACGGATATATTCTTATTTAAAAAATAATGGAGGTCAGAAAAACGGATATTTCGGACAAGGAAATAACAGATTGTCTGAAGCTTATGATGCTTTACTTCTTTCTGATTCTAAGGCAAATGGAGCTGCAAAGGCTATAAATAACATAACTGATTATCAAATAGATAATATAGTTACTAAAAAAAATAAGGATATTATCAGTAAAGTTCGTAATGCTAAGTTTATGAAAGGAAATTCTTTTATAAATCTTACCGATACAGATGACAAGGCTGGAGCCTTCCTGCTCGCCACAGCCATAACAACTGGTGTATCTGATGCCGTAGGGTTCAGAGAATACATGATGGACCCTTCAAGAGGAATAGATATTCTTAGTGCTATATCTCCGTCATTAGGAGCTAAGGCGAGTGCCGGCAAGTTGGGGAAAAACATATCTGATGCTATTACAAGCGAGAATAATGGTTCTTCTACTGGTACATTGGCTCTTATTAATGGAATGAAGAAACTCAACGGCGATCCTGATTTTAATATATCTGATTATATGACCATAGATAAGGATGGTGATATAGATTTAAAAGATTATCAGGAAGGTGAACCATTGACTATTACCCAGCTAAGATATGCTGAGAAAAACAGTAGGGTGTCTGATATGATAGCAAGTCAGATGCAGGATGAGATAAAAATGTCTGTATCTCCTGATCAGATTTCTGATAAGTTATCTCAGTATGATTACCTTGATTCTTACAAAAGATACAATTGGAATGCTGATTCGCCGGAAAAGTCTTTGCAGAAGGCTCAGTTTAGAAGATTGTCTGGTTACATGGCAGGAAAGGTAAATAATCTGGATCCTACTGCTATTAATACCATTAATATGGATGCCGAGATAGATAATGGTACTGTTAGAAGATTCTTGACTGCTCAAGTAGGTTCCGGTAAAAATTCTTATGTTACAGAAAGAGTTGAGATTACGAATGATGAGCTTCTTAAGGCGGGTATAGATCCTTCGGTTGAGGAGCGCAATTATCCAGTAGATGGTTACAAATCAAGTTTTGGAACTTGTGATTTTGTAGATACCGGAAAGAAGGAAGGCTATTCTTATGATAAGTATCTCATACGTAATGGTCTTCCACGTTTGGCTTCTAAGGCTGATGTCAAGAATGATCTTTATGATATAGTAAAGGTACATGGTTCTTATCTTAAGCCTGAGGAAATGAATGTTGTTAAAACCCTTGTCGATAATTTCATTGATATGTCTGACAACATATCAGTTCAGTTGGAAGGAATGGATGACAGGGGTTCGAGAGAGGTAGCGGTCAATTTCTATGATAAAAGGACTAAAAATTCTAAAAATCCTGCATTGTTGTTCTCGGATTTTGTTCCTTTGGATCCTGGTAATGATGAGTATGCGGATTACTGGAATAGCATTCACCAGAAGTGTCCTCAGTACTTCTTTGTAAAATACGTAAAGGAGGCTGTTCAAGAGCGTCTTGATCAGATGAGAGATCCGTATATGAGAGGAATAAATATCATGCCCAACATGAATGACAAGTTTAGTAAGTTGAACGATTTTTTGCAGAAAATTTATGGCTGACAATAATATAGATAGATATAATCCTGCTGCTAAAACCACTTACGAAGATGTGGCAAGGCAAAGGAAATTAGCCGAAGAAGAGAATTACACTCCGGCTACATTACCAGAGACGACAACACCTCTGGTTCCTAATTATATGCCTGGTGAAGGTGTGTATGCCCAACCTAAATTTCCGGATTACGCATCAAGGATAGCTGCTGCCGAATACGAAGAACCGTATATAGCCAAGGAGATAAGCAACAGCTACTCGGAGGCACTGGCTCGTAACAGCTACAGGGGGGCTACACCTGCCCCGCCGCCTCTTAATCCCTATGGACCGAAGGTAAGTATCCGTGAAAGTCATCAGATGGGTAATGATGGGGTATGGCGTACAAAATATCCCAACTATATTCCGGGTATAAATAATGAGGATTATTATGCCAGGAGACAGAGCGGATGGAGTAAGTTTTGGAATGGTGTAGGCAAATTCGCTTTAAAGTCTGCATTGTACGGTGCACAAGGAGTTGTGTCATTGCCTGACAAACTTATCAATATGGCATCTGAGGGAAGTTACAAAGCTGCGTTAAATACTAACATGGATAAGTTTGTAGGTGATCTTGACCAGCAAATAGACATGCTTCTTCCTCATTATTACAAGAAAGAGGTAGAAGATTATAATTTCGGTCAGAAGCTTTTTAAGGATACCGGTAATTTCTTGTGGAATGATGTCCTTGGTAACGGTATGTCTTTTACCGTAGGAGCCATGATATCAGCGTACATGACCGGAGGACTTGGAGTTGGATCATTGGGCAATATAGGTGCTAAATTAGGTGGAAGAATCGGAGCTAAGTTAGCAGCAAGGCAAGCTGCCAATAGGGGCATAGGAAGCCTTAAAGGTGTGTTTAACGACTATGTAAGAAAAGGGGTTGCTACCGGAAGAAATGTAGGGGAGGCGGCTAAGACCATGACGTTGTTGGCTACCAGTGCCGGATTCGAGTCATCGGTTGAAGCAAATTCTTTTATGAAGCAATCCGAGTCTGATTTCAAGGATTATTATCGTAAGATTTATGGTCGTGATCCCAATGCAGAGGAAATGGCTGTTTTTCGTAATTCTAATGCTGATGTAGGTAGTGCTATATTTGCCGCCAATATGGGTATAGTAGGATTATCTAACTGGCTTCTTTTTGGTAAGTATATAGGGTTAGGAGGCAAAGCTATACCAGGGTTGGAAAAGAAGCTCAACAAGCATTTATTTGGATTAGGGACGGAAGTTGCGAAGCCGGGAGAGATGGCTATTAAAATAACCAATCCCAATATAGGACAGAAGATAGCAGGCAATGTTTTCAATATCATGAAAAGACCGGTATCTGAAGGCTTATGGGAAGAAGGATCTCAAGGTGCTGTCCAGAATACGGCTGAGGAATATGTTAAGTCAAGATATGATAATGTCGCCATGAACGGAGCCGTTGATGTTCTTGATGCTATTTCTGAAGGATTTAAAAAGCAATATACGTCTAAAGAAGGATGGACTGAAATAGGAATCGGTGCTATTATCGGTTCTTTGTTCGGTATGAGGGAAGGCTTCTTTGGGTTGAAAGAGTATAGCAATAGTCAGATCTTGCTGGAAAGGCAAGTGAATGAATACAACAAAGCATCTTCTAATCTTAACATGGCGGCTTTGAATACGTTGAAAAAATCAATGAGTTTAGGGCCTCAAGTTCGTTCCGATGCCCAGTCTATGACTGGTAAGGAGCTTGATGATGCTATGTTTGAAAAGATGTCTATTGACAACCAAATGGGAACCTTAGAGGATTCGGCTGAAAATTTCCGGCAGATGATTGATATGATGCCTATTTCGGAAATAGCCGAAGCTAATGGAATGTCTTTGGAAGAGGCAAAGAAATACAAGGACTCTATTATTGATAATTATAACAATCGTCTTTCGGATTTCAGATCTGCCCAGAGTTTTGCCGAAGATCTTATAGGTGATGATTCTAAGATTGAGTTTAGGAAATACGTGGCTCGTAATGCTTTCCTTGGTCTTCAATCGGAATCAAGAATGAAAGACATAGCTTCTGTCATAGAAACGCTTTCGGGTCAGCCTCGCGTGGCGGATGCTCTAAGTACGTTCTCCCGGCTGTCGGACAGGGCAAGGGAGCGGGCGATGGCTATCCGTGGCATACGGTCAAGGATAGAAGAACTTGAATCCGAAATAGAAGATCTTGCTACCCGCCCTCGTAATGTAGAAGGGAAAGATCCGCAAGCTGAATCCATACAACGAAAAACCAAAGAATTGGAAAGCCTTAGAACCAATTATAACAATTCGTTGTCTGAGTTATCAACGTTAATAGGAAAAGAGTTTTCGATAGAAGAGTTGGTAAGTAAAACCGAATCTGTTTTATCATCTCCTCTTTCTCCCATAAGTTCACAAGATGTAATAGAAGCCTATGATACACTTGTGGCTTTTGATGATTATTTTAATGTAAAATCAAGACAGGAAAAGAAGTTTACAGCCAAAGACAAAGCCATGAGATCCTTGGTAAATGAATACCGAAGGAGTTTGATGGACTATAGGAATATGAATAACTTCTTGTCTAAGATGCTTGATAAAAGATTCTTAGCTGAGGAAAACAGGGGATTTTCAAAAGCGCTGTCTTCTCTATGGTCTACTCCTTATAAGGGGGATGACAAGGTTCCTGATTTTGCAGAGCCTAATAAAGTCGGTGAATATGATACTGATGAGGTAGTAGATCAAGCTGTGTCAGAAGGTAAGATTTCGGAAGACGAAGCTTGGACTATCAAGGCTTTTATGCATGCTCTTGATAAAGTAAGGGAAGATAGGATGAAGGAAGCAGAAGATGATATAAAAGAGTCACCGCTTACGGAGTCTGTATCGGATGAAGATTATGAGGCTGCTATGGATAATCCTATTATGGTTCCGGCCGTAAGGCAGTCTATAATTGATAAACTATATACAGGTAATACCGATCTTCTTACTGCGAGAGAAAAAGATGTGTATGATAAATATAAACAAGATTTTGATGATTATGTATCGTCTTTGGGTGACAGTCCTGTTAATCTCATAAAATCATTATCTGAGAAGGCTGATAGGCTTACAAGTCCGAGATCTGTGTATGAGGATAATAAAGCTATTATTGATATGGCTAAATCCAATTTAGAACCAGATCAAAGGAAGGAGCTTGATGATGCTATTTCTTCGTATGTTGACATAATGAACAGACGGGATAAAGGGGAGAAGGTTGACGAAGATAAGCTTGCCGATTCGGTATTTACCATAGAAGATCTTGGCCAGGTTGGAAACATCACAGATCTCCTTCCTTATATCGAACAAAACAGGATTATTGATAAAGGTCGTATTTCCGAATCTACGTTAAGTAATTTTGGAGAGGATGATGTTAATATAGATTCTCTTGTAAATGAATTAGACGAATCTGACAATACACCGGGAGCTAACATAGATAGCGTCCAGAATCCAGAGACGTTGATGGTAAGAAGAATCTATAATGATGGAAATGAAAGGTATGAAATTGCGGGTCTTAGAGCCGATAAATTCATATCTTCCATAAAATCATTGGTTCCTATTCAAATAAGCTCTGAAATGAACGCTAATGGTACTAAAAGGTATTCTCTTAACATAGGTGGAGAAACGGCTACTATAATGGAATTACCTTATCATGCGAGATGGTCTATAGACAAAGAATCGGCTCGTGTTCTTAACCGTTACACAGATGTGTCTATTCAGGACGTGGGTAATTCATATTCTTTGGTTTATAAGCGTCTTGATTCAGATGAGTTGGTTCCGTACAGAACAGGTGTTGGATTCGGAGAGAATGAGGTAGATAAAATAGATCAGGAAGCATTATCTTCTTTGAAAAAAGGAGATAGGGTTAATCTCGAAATAGATGTAAATGATACCTACAATCAGTCTCTTTTTACAGAATACAATAACGCTGTTCAGTCCGGCGATAAAAAAAGAATAGAATCTGCTGAAAATAAACTGGTGTCCAATATGGTTATCAAGGTTATGAGTGGGAACAGATTCGTTTCTGTTGTAAAAGCTGACACAGGAGGTATAGATGGTATAAGTAAGATAAGAAGAACGGCTTTTAACAAGTGGAAGAAGGACGCCGGCCGGTCGGCTACCATCAGCGTCGGCACGCATGTTGTTGCCCAGACCCTTCCCGGAAGACCGGTGTTTAACATGAAGGTAAACGGCCAAGGATATGGCCAGGTAGAAAATCTCCCTATTACCGAAAAAGGTGCTGAAAAAGTATCTGATGTAGGATATGTATTAAATGGCAAAGTTGTGCTTAAGAACGGCTCTAAATACACAGGCTTCCCGTTTGCTTATTCTATATTAAATGACAAGGGAAATAATTACAAAAATGTAAGAGTTCCGGTAGTTGTTATCAAGGGTAAAAACGGTCTTAATTATCTTTTCCCTGTTAGTCTACGTTCTGTAGAATCAGAGGAAGGGCAGAAATGGATGTCTTTTATAGATATGCTGCTTGAATCCGGTGACTCTGAATTGTTACAGATGGGTCAAGACGATATACAAGATCTTAATGCGTATCTAACCAAGTTAGGCCTTGATCCAGCTTCGTATCAAGTATCGTACTTGAATCCTATTTCAGGGCTTAGAAAAGCTCGTGAGGCTATAGAGGAATTATCTACGGTTCCTGATGTTGTTAAGTGGATAGAAGATGGAAGTAGGAGCGTTAAAGACATTGTGATGTCTGAGGTAGAATCTGGAATAGATTTCGAAGGTGAGATGTTTGTTGCTCCTAAGATCAGGATCCAGTTTGGTAAATCATCTTCCAGACCTAAATCGCTTATAGAGGACGATCTTCCTTTCTCTGATGAGGGTAAGACCGTTACTTCTAAGGAAGACGTGGAAGTTTATGAAGAGGAAATGCCAGAGGAAGGGACTGTTCGGGAGGCTCAGCCGGCACCATCGGCTCAACCGGCTCCTGCGGCACAAGCTGCGCGGTCTTTACCTGGCAAGAAGCGTACTTCCAGGAAAAACTTCTCTATTATGTTGAGTGAAATAGAATTTCATACAGAAAAAGAGGGATTGCCGCCTTATGCTAATATTTTTGATTTTATAGCAAGGAAGATTGTAGGAGGTGATTTGAGGTTTCTTCGTGAGAGAGGTAATCCTAAAAGCCTTAAGGAAGAAATGGGATTAGAACCTAAAGGAACAGTAGGTGATAAAATATCCACTCCTTCCAGTAAAGGTGGTAAGACTTTAGAAGAATACGTTTCTTGGCTTCGTTCTCAAACAGATCAGGTGGTGGTTGATTATGTTGGGCCAAGGTCTGATGAACAAATTATATCAGAGTTGAAAAACTTTTTGAAATATATTAATTTTGTTCCAAGCAAGGCTTTGAATTATTCCCTTAGAGTCAATGGCATGGAAGCCCTAAAAGAGTACGGAACCAAGGAAGAGATTGATGCTATGGAGTCTAGTATCAATAGTTTGGTGTCCGTAGAAGTCCCGGCAGTTAATGACCAGGTTGTAGAAGAAGTGGCCACCGCCATCGAATCAGGTAATTTACCTGCTATATGGAAGCCGATGGAAAGCATTGATATGACCGATGAAGAGAAGGTTGAATTTTTAAACAATATAGCGGATTTCCTTGGCAGCATACCAGGATATGATGCTGTTGTGGAGTCTATAGAGTCAGAATCAGATAATATTTTAAATGATGGAAAAGAAGGAAGTGCAGAAGGCGGTGCAGTACGCACTGAGGAAGATGGCGATAAAAAGGGAGATGGAGAAGGCAAAGGACAATCCAGAACAAATGTCGAAGTTGAAAGAAATGTCGAATTACCTGGATCTGAAGAAGGAAGAGTAGATAACTATAGGAAGAACGGAGATAAGTTCTCTGACATTGCTGAAGTTACTTTATGGCTACTTAGAAGGGCTGCCGGCATAACCTCTATCCCGGAAGGAGAAGAGGTTTATGTAGAGGGAGATGAGGTTAATAGTATTATGACCGATATGGAGTCCAGGTATGGGATAGATACCATCAACCACTCACATACGACTAAGGCTATAAGGGATCTTGACGGCGTGTCAGGTTATAAAGTAGAATACGGCTTAACCTTTTTGACATACGATCCTTTTATTAGAATATCCAATCCAAGGAAAGAATCTAAGGCTGCGAAAGACGAACCTCGTATATCTGAAGAACCGCTTACTTACATATCAAGGGTAACGACCCCTTATTTCTTGTACGGCGGTGATGAAGCATATACGTCTGTTCCAGCTAAGGTAGAACCTATACCAGAGGAGATAATGGCTCGTAACGGCATTAAATTTGGTATGAGTGTAACTGAGCTAACCAAATCAGGGTACAAAAAAGCTGGTGGAAACTGGATATACAAATTCTACATGAACTCAGGTGTGTATGATTTATATAATATCAGTACCGGAGAAGCGTTTAGGGTAAAACCGGATCTTGGAGTTAAGATAAGTTCCAGCGCATTCATCCGTTCTTTATCTCAATCTGGTAGGAAAATACAAAATATGATGAGTAGCATGAGCCAGGAAGAGATAGATAGGAATAAGAATCTTGTAGAAGGTTCTGATAATTCGGATTCGATAAATGAGTTAAATAAGGAGTGTTGAGTATGAGAAGAAGATTTTTTAATGCTGCGGATAATTTTATGGGAGGATGTTATAATAAGTTATCTAATGAAGATATAAAAAGGCTTGGAGGAAAAAGACCTTATGTATGTCAGTTTAATAAAATTCATATACATATAGGGCCTGTATTAAAAGATCATGATTCCGATGTTAGTTACATAATGTTTAATAGTAATTGGAATTATGGTGGTTATGAATCTATGGTTTATCATCATAGCAATAGTGGTATTTTTATATTAGGTGAAAACAAAATTGGTAATATAGAAGACCATATACAAGATCTAACATATTGGTACGAATATGATCCAAGCATTAATGAAAATTATTGTTATTTTTATTATGAGGCTAATAACAGCGGAAATGCTATCAAGTTGAATGGTGAGTTTGGTAGTACCAGTACTGTTTTCAACATTCCCAGCTTGGAAGTCACCACTCTTCGTGATGGCAGTTTGAGTTTTCCGGAGATTTATATAGAAGGAGTTTGGGATCCGTCATTGTATAAGTCAGTTTTATAATTAACTTTGCAAAAAAGTTAATCACTATGGGTGTCAAATGTCAGATAGAAAAGAAGGAAAATAAAATAGAACGGGTTGAGGCTCCTAACGGTGAGCCTTCCGTTCTTTATGAAAGTGCCTTAAAATTATTGGGAAATAGCGAGCGAGCTCTTCAAGTATGGGCTAAGGCTTACACCTCTAATTTTTTGTCGTATTATGGTCATTGGAATAACCCGGCTCCAGGGGAGATGTTTAATACCGATCCCAATGGCGAACCTCTTTTAGAAGATGTGCTGTCGTATATGAAGCGTCAGGCTTATTTTTCCGATCCTTTAACGGCTCAGGATGTTAAGGACGTAAGAGATGTTATGATATCCAATTCCATATATAGTATAAGATCTCTTATTAATAGAGTTATAAGCTCTTTTTATGTGGATGGTAATCTTATCCTAAATGAAGAAAATCTAAGGAGATCCGGTTTGTATAATGAGACGGAAATAAGTAGGATATTAGATAATCCTTCTGCACTCAATGAGGTTAGCTCTTTTATGAGGCTATTATTAGACTATTCCAATAACGAACACGATCTCGGGAAAGAGTCTTACTTCACAACCGTAGAAAAACCATACGGCCCTGTTGTGTATAAAAATGGCGTCTTCAATAAATTAGGAAAGAGAGTATCATATAATCCGGCTGAAGTTTACGAGGCTATAAAAAATACAGTAGGAGGTATTAGTGTTGCTTCAGAGTTTGATGCTGCTTTCGAATCTTTATCTGATTCATATCCGGAATTAGTTGAAAGATATCAGTCGGATAAGAGTTTTGCCTTGTCGCTGTTCAACGAATTTTCGAATATGAACATCGTTCCGGTTGTAACTTTAGAAGATAATAATATCGTAGAAGGGAAGAGACGGTCATTATCAAAGTTGCAAGATTATGCTTATTACAGCCCTATTAACGCTGAGTCATTACGAGCTCGTATATCAGCCTTTCTAAATAGGGTTAATGCTGATACAGAAGAAGACCTTAGAAGTATGATATGGGACGTAGAAGAGGCTTGTGTGGGTCTTGGTATAGATATCGTAGGCGTGTCTAAGGCATATGACGGAACAGAAGAATCGCTGAATAAAATTGATAGCTTGATGCTGGATCTTGATATTTATGTAGCAAGGCGCAACGATGATACTTATGCTCCTACCTTAGCTTCTGCTATCGATGACGTTCTTGGAGATAGCAAGGATCGCCGTGTTATGTTTCTGCCAGAGTATATGGATAATATGAATATCGTTTATATGGAATCTGACACAGATCCGGTATCGGCATTTGAAAATCATTCTCTGCTTTATCTTGGTGGAAACCTATATCATAAGGTAGAAAGAGATAATTTAGGTGATTTGTACGATATGGCTGCCGAGCTTGCCAAGCAGAGTCTGACTTATTTCCCACCTGGCATCTATCCTGAATATTGTTTTAAAGATGGTGTTTTAGATAAGCTCCGCGTGAAAAACGTAGATAGTAAGGCCCTTGCTGATTCTATTAAAAAATATGTCCTGTCTTATACCGATTCTCAGAATACGGAAGAGATGAATGCTACCAGATTGGCGTTCGGTCATCTTGTTGTTCCAGGAAGCCCGTATGTTAATGAAGAACGGGAGTTTAGCCGATATATAAACAGAAAGCAGGACAAAGATAATCCTTTACTCTTATTCGATTTATACCAATCTTATCTTGAAAATAAGCTTCATAATACAGAAGTGTACGAAGGGGCATACAAGTATCTTGATTTCAAACCAGATCATTTGCTGGGTCTTACCGTTTCGGATCCGGATACGTTAAAACAAATTGAATTGTCTTTGGCAGGTAATAATCGTGAGCAGTTATTTGAGTATAGCATGAGCAGTACCGATCCTTCTTTTACAGATCTGTTCTATTTGGATTATTATGATATGTTATATGCCGGTTCTGATTTCTATCACGATCTTTTTACAAAACATCCTAATCTCTTAAATGAGGTTCGGGATCATAACATAACTAATCAGGATGATAATGTTATCGTAGAAGGTTTGTATGATAATTTTATCAGAATAAGAAATACGGTCTTCACTAAAGTCGGCGAGAGTAGTTCCGGCTCTATCTACCAAAATCTGACAGGAACCGAATCGGAGGTGAAATACGATTCTACTCAGAAGGCTAAGACGGTAGAAACCGATTACGCTCCATACCAAAACAGATCTGGCTTGACGCAAGACATGACCGTAAGCAAGTCTGAATTGGATGATCTTAATAAATTGGAATGCAGGTAATTTTTGTATACATATAATATAGTTTTTTCATAATTACGATTTGGAAAGTGAGGCTTGTGAAAGTCTCACTTTTCTTGCATATGCACGTATATCAACAACATACAAGAAAAGTTAGATTTTCATTGTTTATGGATTATTTTTATTAAGTTTGCGATATTAGTTTCAGGAAGGGATTATAGAAAATAGGAAAAAGTAAGAACAGAACGTAACTAATAACAGTAGGAAATGAGAACCAGTACCATCAAACGTAATAACAGCATTCATCTTATGTATAAAAACATTATGAATGATTTAGGTCAATTAAGAACTGTAGTTTCAAAATCCTATATTTATAATCTGATACAAAATCAAACCGGATTAAGTATCAGAACTATATCCCATGTATTTAACCATACCAAAGAACAGGATACGGATTCTTTGTGAAAAGCATGTATTTTCATACATTTGTTCGTTCTTTAGTTTTAGTAGGGAAAAGTTTTTCATGGTATTTTAGTTTAGATTAGTTGAGGCAGGATTCGCAGTGATGCGGATCCTGTTTTGATTTACAGCGCTTTACCCAAAAAGGAAAAGCGAAAGTTGCTGATTATCAATTTTTCCCCATAAATGGGGAAAACTACTCGTTGTATATTATATTTCCGTTTTTACTGAAAATCCTTCCATTTTATCGGAAACAAACTCAGCCTTGTTCCACCCTGCAATCATGATCTTTGTTACGTGCTTCATGCACGTATGTTTAACAATTAAATACTATAAAATTATGGGTGGTGATAAAATCGTCCTTTTAGATGGAGCCGGGGCTAACGGTGGTGGTGCAGCCACTAACGGTCTTCTTTCAATGATTCCCGGCATGTTTGCTAATTTGATAGGTGGTAATAAAATGGATCCGAATCTGGTGGCGGCTTTGATGAACGGTCGTAACAACCAGGACGGTTTCGGTGGGGCTAACGGTTGGTGGCTCTGGATAATTGTTTTGTTCTGGCTGTGGGGTGGACGCGGCTTCGGTAACGGTTTTGGAAATGGCGGTGATTGTTGTGCCAATGGTTTGCCGGGATAACCAGCTTCGCACGTTGGAACAAACCAATGTCTTGCAGAACGGTCTCAACCAAGGTCTGGCTAACAATCGTGAGCAAGCTACAAGCCAATTCAATATCTTGTCTGCGAAACTTGACGCCCAAACCGTTATGATCAACGACAAATTCTGTCAGTTGGAAATGAGGGAGATGCAGAACACTATTGCTCAACTTCGTGAAGAAAAAGCGGCTTTGACAGCTTCGGCATTATCTCAGCAACAAACCCAGAATATCGTTGGTCAATTACGCCCGACGGCCGTCCCGGCCTACCCCTCTTGCTCTCCTTACCAGGCTTATACTTGGGGACAGGTATTCGGAGGAGGTTGCTGTAATAACGGATGCGGATGTAACAACGGATGTTGCAATAACAACGCTGCTGTCTGATTTTATTAAGAAAGGAGGCTAATATGGCTTGTGTTTCTAAAATAGGATCGTTGTATGAGATGGTTACGAAGAATGTTATTGTCAGTACGACAAATACAGTCTTCGGTATTAACCCACGGGCTTGGATCGCCCTTCCGTGTGAGGGTCTTATCCTTCTTAAGATAAGGCAAGTAGTCCCCACAGCCGGAAGTGCTCTACCGGTACAGATTGCGGTCCCGGCAAACAGTACAGTTTCAACAGTAGGAGCCGACACCTGTTGCCCGGTTGCGGGAGTGAATGTCGTGAACCCTATTAACGTAGCTGTAACGGGTGCTGCTATGGTAAATGGCACAGAACGCCTTCTGTACTTCAATAAAGTTCGTGGCGTGTTAAGATTAATGGATTGCTGTGTTCCAGTAGCGGCAGCCCAGGCGTCTGAAGTTAAAGCAGGTAAATGATTTCAGTAGGGTGATGAAGATCATCACCCTATTTTCACCTAACTAATATTTTGATCATGTTTTCAGATTTGAAGAAAGGGTTTCAGGTACATACCCTTGATACTAATACAGTACCTAAATACGAATTGGGAAAGGTAGTAGCCGTATCCGAACCCAGGTATCTTCCTCCTCAGCCAGGTCAGTATCAGGCGATGCAGACCCGCGTGGTGGATCTGACGGTAGAGCTCACTGGCGAAACCAAGACCTATACGGTCCCGGAATCCCAGAATGTGGCTAAGGCTATGGGCATAACATTATCTACCAGCATAGATCCGATTATGAACGAACTGAATGCTATAAAAAACACCAGTCAAGACATAATAAACAGCGTAGATGCCCATCGTGCCAAGATAGAGGCTTGTGAATCTATATTAGAAGACATCAATCCGGCATTCAAACAAACGAGAGAGCAGGATCGTAAAATAGCTGGTATAGAAAATAAGGTGAATGACCTTACTGATTCATTCGAAGATTTAAAGAAGTTAATTGTAGAACGTTTGAAATAAGTATAATATGATAGTATATGATTTAAATTCAGGACACAGAGAATATCCTGGATATGACGAGATAGAAGACAGACGAGGTGGAGGCAGAGGCAGAAGCCGGCGTTCTGATGGGACGTACATGGGGTACGGTGGTGGTATTTACGACCATTACGGTATGCATGAGAAGATGAAAGAAATGGAAGAACGCGAAAACGAGCTGGAAGAAAGGGAAAGAAGGCTCGAAGAGCGCGAACGTCGTCATGAAATGGAGGACCGGGAATACCGGAGGATGGGTTACGAATCCTACCCGACCGATTACTATGGAGACGACAGATACTACGGTGACGGACCTCAGATGCGTAGAGGTCGCGGACGTGGCAGAGGTCGTTCTTATTGAGGAGCAGACGCAGAGGATCCAGCTTATCAGAAATATGTAGATACTTACGGCTACCATTTTTCTAATGCTCTTGCTGATGAGGCGGTAAAGAAGATGGTCAACGTCGATGGATCCAAGAGGATCTGGAAGCAGCCGGAAATAAAAGATATTTTTGAAAAGTGCGGAGCGAAGAAGCCGGATAAAGCGACATGGGGCGATGTCCAATATGTCTTTGCAATGTACTATTCGGATGGTTTTCCGAAGGTCTTCAAATGTGAGAACGAGTTGGTGAAAGCTACGTTAATGTATTTGGATGATCCGGATGCTCCCGAAGGAGTAGCCTTTATAAGATGGCTTGCCGTGCAAGATTACCTCGGCGAAAAAATAAACTGGAAGGATCTGACCTGAGATCCAGACCCAGGTCCTTCCGGTGGTGCGGGAGCCATAGTAAAAAATATGATTCCCGCATTCCCGTTTTTCCCGTTTGGAAAAAAAAGGAATAAAAATATTATACCGGTCGGCGGGCAATAGAATACCCGTGGCCGGTTTGTTTCACATAACTTTTTTTTGGACATGAATATAGCACACGAATCTAAATCGAATAAACCCCCCTTGTATTTAATATATGATGGACGGAAATCAGTTAGAGTATGTATTTGACAACATTAATTTAGATCATATCACATTTAAAGGTAATGGTAAAGAACCTTTTTCATTTAACAGAGCCCTTGTTGAAAATTTAATTGAGACATTTGAAACTATGCATGATATATATTCCGATAATTGCAAGCTTAAGGTTTATACTGGTAATTGCATAATTCAATTGAGCGCAGATTCAAAGGACTTAAGTGAATCCTTTTTTGACGTATATGATAGAGATGAGATGAAAATGATATATACTATACACAATAGTATCTTGAAAGAAATGCTTATCATATGATTACTAAACAAGATATACAAGTAGCAGCATCGTATATTTTCCGAAGCAGTTTTGTCTCGGAGGACCAGGCAAGGAAAGCAATGGTAAAAGCCGGCAATAACGCTACCAAGATCCTCGTCAAGACCTTTAGAGGCAAGTTGTTCAAGAAAGCTTTTGAAAGAGCCCGTAGAGGAAAGGATATCAGTTCTTTTGAAAGACAGGAAAAAGAAAGTGGTTTCAATTTTCTACATAATCCTAATAATGGTCGTATGCAAAGCGGTCATATTATAATAGATGGAATTGGTCTGTTTAAACAAATAATTCATGAAAGGTAAAAAAGTTGATATTCGTTTAGGCAGAGGTCTGGCGAATCAGATTAAGATAAACAAAACCATCCCAGTGTCTCATAAACCAAAAGAAGAACGTCGAATGATGTTTGTTTGTGGTGATGATATTGCTTCTCTTATAAAGCGGTTTGAAAATGAATCAAAGTAATATAAAGTCGGACATGTGTCTTGTCCGACTTTTTTTATATATTTGTGGCATGGCAAGAGGTTATTATTGGATACCACAAACAGATGAAACGTTAAATGGCAGAAGCTATTACGTGGCTAAGATAGTAGGAGATATCACGTTTGATACTAAACGAAAAAGAATCGTATTTCAAGCTGATAGGTATTTCCCTGTAGGATCTGTTTTCCATTTTACGCACAATTGCTTCAATTATATCATAACTTGCCGACTTCGTAAGCCGGGGCTTTGGTTTGAAGCCAGGAGAGAGGATTCGGGCCCTATTTGCCCTGAAGATATTGAGCGCTTTGAATCGGGAAGGTTTATACACCGAGATGGGTACATGCATTACATATAAGCTGAACTTGACGATTTTTTTCGTCAGATTATAATTTTTTTTTTATATCATTTTTAAGCCATCGGACTGAGAAGTTAGATGGCTCTATTTTTTATGACATGCTTGATTTTTAGCTACCTTTGTCACATAACAAAAATGTTTTATTATGGCATCAACGTGTATTATTAAAAGAGATAATAAAAAGAAAGTTGTTTCTGTCTCTACCAGATCAGGGGATAGGTCTATGTTATTTGATAAAATAGCATCTATTCCTCTTATGGAGAACAGGGAACGGGCTACTACTGTTTTTAAAACCGTATTTTCTAATAAGTTCTTAAAGGCTTTTGGCGACTGGAGAAAGAGAGTGCCTATCAACAAACAGGCCTACAATAAGGTGAAATCCAACATCGATCTTATTCCGGAAGCCTATAGAGAAAGGGTACTGGATAAGGCTTCTAAGATGAGTAATCCTGTTCTTGTGTCAAAATCAGATGCACCTTATGAAATCCAAGAATCGGGCTTTGGATTTTACAGCCAAGATCTGGGTGATAATATTATGTTGGTAGATGCTATGGTCCCGTCAAGTATTTCCGTACCGGAAGAACCAGGAATAGACGCCGGGCAGTATCTACAAGATGCTATATCTTCGGACTTCACTCCCGTATCTATGGTACAGGATAAGGGTGTTAATTATATGGTTATAAAGGACGGTCTTAAGATATTTAGCCCAGAAGAGTTACCAGAAACAGATTCTAATCCTGTGGGTGTAACGTATCAGACTGGAGAGCCTCGTTTGTTTTTCATGAACGATCGTAGTCAATTATTTGAAGATTACGGAGAAGCTCTTCGCTCTGGCGGGAATGATATTAGAATAGGATTCTTATCAGGAACCGTTCAAGAATCTACCGTGGATGGCGTGGCAGACATTACTTACAAAGCTGGAAAGTATGTTCTTAATAATCCCAAGTCTTTTATACCGGTCATGACCGCTTCTGCTTCTACTTCTTTATCAACAAAAGGCGGGATAATTAACTACCTTATAAAGAAAGGTCTTTTGTCAGGATCTAAGATATTCGATTCTGAAACAAGAAGCTATCATCTTACAGGAGAAGGTTATACAGGACAAATTAGACTTTTCAATTCAGCCTTATCATACACCGAGCTCCGTAATCATTTTGGTTCCGATGTTTCCATGAACGACCAAGGTATGATAACCATAAGCTCGTTGGATAACAGTAAGGTAACTATGAGACTCGCCACCGGAGGAACGGAAAGGGTTAGTGGGGAACAGATAAAGAACGATCTTAAGTCAGGAAGATACAATGAATTGGACGCCAAGTACGATCATTTTGATGCGCTTGTAGTTTCATTCATATTAGAAGATAACGATCTTTATGCTGATACTAAAGCTAAGATCGTATCAGATTATAGCAGGCAGGAACGTGACCAACGAAATTCTATTGTCGAGATACTGAAAACTCTTGGCGTTAGTGTCATAGGTATGACCGATTATATAGAGAAGTACCAAACCAAATACGGGCATGAACCTTCTGCTAAGGCATTGGCGGATATTGCCAATAACGTAATAGCAGTTGGTGAAGATGCTACTTTATCTGATTTAGTAGAAGAAACAGCCCACTTCCTTGTAGAGGCATACAGAGATCAGAATGCTGTTGAGGCTGTTCTGCAAGATGTAGAAGGTACGGAAGAGTGGAACCAGTATGCAGGTCAGTATTATAATACATACGGTAAAGCGTATGAAGGAGCTGAGCTTGATAATGCTGTTAGGAGAGAAATTCTTGGAAAGATCCTCGCCAGGGAGATGCAGACCGGCACAGCACAGGCGCCGGTAGAGCCCACCTCCTTCCTGGGGCGCGTCCGGCGGCTTTTCTCTGGAATAGTAAGCTGGCTTAAATCAGCTTTATCAACCCAAAGACAAGATTTGAATAACGTTATTAAAAACATTCGTGATCTTGCCATTACTGACATAGATAAAGGATTTGACACCTCTCTGTTAAAGGATAATGACTTTACATTATACTCCCTTTCTTCTATGAACAAGAACAAGTTTCTTGAGTCTAAGATCCTGGCATTAAGGAAAACATTAAGAGACTTACGTCAGATAAGCTCTGATAGGGCTGTAACTACGTCTATGACCCTTGCGCAGCTTAAGACCATAGAAGATAAGATAAATAAAGTAGAGACCGAAATAGACAAGAATGAGATGGCGGCTGCCATGAACAGCATGATCTCCACAGCCGAAGCTCAGGTCAGATACTTAAGTAATGTGGTGAACACCATCCTTCATGGTGATACCAAAGACGGTAAGCTTCACTTCAATACCAATGATCGAAAGAACGTAGATATTATCAACAATCAGGTTCTTCCGATCATGAACGATCTTCGAGGATATATCCGTAACAGAAGTACCGAATTTGATGAACGTGAAAAGCAGGATTATACAAATAGGATCAATACCGTCATTGCCGACATCAATGGTATTCAGTCTGATATTAAATCAGTACAAGACCTTGATGAAAGTACGTTGCTTGATAAGTTAATGAACGAACTTCATGTGCCGGCAGATAAGGTAAAGAGAGTAAAAGAATTTTTCGACAAGGTTCAACACGATGTTTCTTGGATAAGTAGGTGGTTTGGTATATTAGAGCATTCTTCCAGTCCGTTCAATAACGCTCTTGGAGCTATGATTGCCAAAGACAATTACAATGCGATGGTGAATGCCCAGCCCGCCATATCCGACTTCCTGGCATATGCTAAAAAGCATGGTTTTAACAAATCTGAATTTGAAAAACTGCTTCAGAAAGTAGACGGCAAAACTTCTAATTACCTTCGTAGTGCTCTTGATATGGCTAAATACGATCGTAATAAGAAGCTGGCGCAGATGCGAGCGTTTGCGACTGCCATGAACATAGAGATATCAGAAGAAGAAATTGGTGATGTGGTTGACAATAATCGTAATTACGTATTTAAAAGAGAAGTAGTTGACAAGGACGGAAATACGGTTACTGAAAACGCTAAATTTAAACCATCGTCCGATAGGGTTAATACCGATATTTTTACCATCGAGCAGGAAAAGATCTATACGGAGCAGATGGAAAAGTGGGATGCTGAAAATTCAGAATTGGAATTTAGTGAAAGTTATGCCACAAGAATGGAATCCATATACAAAAAGGCTGAAGAAGAATTAGGACATCCGGTTTCTCAAACAACCAAAGAATACCTTAATGCCTTATCCCGGCAAAAACGGATATTGAGGCAGCCTTTTATTGATAGCGGTGGTAATTTTGATGAGGTTGCCTACTATAAGAGTAGTAACTACGAAGAAGAAGGACTGCTTCGTAAACAACGTAAGGAGGCAGCTTCGGAATACATATATGTAGGAACCAGGAGAGTGGAAAAAACCGGCGACCAACTTAAGATGGCCAAAGAAATACAAGCCATAAATGAAGTTTGGAGAAAAGAATCAAATAATGCCACTAATGCCGTATCAGAATCGTTTTTGCAAAAATTAAGAACGATTCAGAGCGAGTCTGGAGGAGAAGCTGCGCTGAAGACACTTATGTTGGGAGGTCACCTGTCATTCAACGATCGGTTTTGGAATGATGTAGAATCAGAACAGTCGGCACGTACCGAATCAAATAACAAGGCTTCGTATCTTAAAATGGCGCATGATATCATTAGTTCTACGACAAGTGATAGAGATGCGACTGACGTGGATTCTATTGTGAAAGATATAGAAAAAAATAAGGCTATTATCAAGGAAATAATCGGAAACAATCGCGATGTGGCTGATATCGGAGAGATTAACGAAGCGACATTTACCTCATCTGAAAGAGATGCTTTTAGGGCCGCATCTGAAGCTATTGAAGCCGATTACGCTATTTTGATAGATTATGCTAAGGTGGTGGGTCTTGAAGATATTGATAAGTACCTTACTAAAAGCAGTAAGGCTGAAAACGAAGTAAATCAGTCTTATTTAAATGCTCTTGCTGACTCCAAGGAAGTGGAATGGAAGTTCGTACAACGTCATACTACGGCGAAGAAAGCAAAAAGGATTCAGGCTTTAAGGGATAAGCTGTTTAAGGCTGCTGATAACCGATATCTGTTTACCGTATCTGAAACCAACTACCTGTCAGAAAAGCTTGGTATAAGCAAAGAATTAGACGGTAGAGATTTCAGGAATGCTGTTAATGCTAAGATGGCCAGCTTATTTTTAAATAATACAAGAGAAGAGGGCGTAGAAGAAGCTAATGCTATTGTTAATGAATTTGCCAGAAGCCAGGTTTTTTCGTACTATAAACGCATGGCGCCTACCGGATATGCAGCTATGATCGACAAAATCGGTCGAGGTGAGATAGATGTGGCGCAAATGGTTAAGGACGTACAAAACGGTACATCCACCCAAGATTATGGCATGGACATATCGTACTTGTCTTTCGACCCTGCAAGGGCATGGGTGGCTGAATCTGAAGCCGAAAATAGCGGTCGTAATCCTGATTATGTAAAAGATCATGGGTATGGTCATCGAATGCCTAAGAAAAGCCTGTATCGTGACGAATCGTATTTCAATGACTTTGGTATCAAGTATGATGCTGACGGTAATGAGGTTGCTACTAAAAACGTAGAGCAGTGGAATATGATTCAAAAACTCAAGGAAATAAAAAGACAATCCCTTGATCTATACAAAGAGCAGAGCCCGAATCTGTATGCTATTCCACAGATATCCAAACAAGATATAGAACGTGTAGAAGGATTGGGTATTAACTTCAAAAATACGGTTCGTAATTTTGTATCAGATCTGTGCCTGGACAGAGTAGACGATTCTCTATATGGTAAGACCAGGCAAGGAGAAGTGTATGATCCAGAAGACAGGCTTAGGTCTATACCTAAATACTACATATATGAATTGGAGAACCAAGATGATGTATCTCACGATTTTGGCTACTCTTATTCGATGCTTATGATGCAGTCATCGTTATACAACGAAAAGCAGAAGTCTATAGAGCTCGCTCAAGGACTGGAGCAGATGTTACTAAATAAACAATTTGAAGGTGGTAAAAAGGCTGAAGCAACCCAAGCATATCAGATGTTCAGGGACTTCTTCAACGATCATTATTATGGCATTAGAATGAACACCAAAAAACTTACGGTGAACATCGGAGGATATACGGTAGACCTTACAAGAATTATGATGGCTGTTGAAAGGTTTATGTCGGTCATGAACTTGGCACTGTCTCCATTTGTGGCAGCTACCGGCGCCTTAACAGGTCATATCAACCTCATCATGGAATCTGCCGTAGGACAGTATATAAGCAAAGACTCCCTTAAATACGCATCGGCTGAATTTTCACGCCTTGCTCCATCTTGTATAGCAGAAACCGGAGACATAGATAGGAAAAGCAAATTATATGTCATAGGTGAGAGAATGGGGATATTCAATATCCGAAATCGTATGTATGGTGCCGGATACAATAGAGCGGCCAGGACCTTAATGCGTTCGCCTATGTATGCTTTTATGGAAATCCTGAACTACCCTCTTGATCCGCAGGTTATGATTGCTACTATGGACAATGTTCGTTATTACAAAGGCCGGTTCTACACGTTCCAAGATTTCAAGATGGAAAAAGAACGCAATAAAGAACAGAGTACCATAAAAAGAGAATGGAACGCATTAAAAGATCGTACTTTATGGAGTATGGTAGACGTCGTGGATGGGAAGGTGGTTGTAAAGCCAGGATCGGGTGTTACTGTTGAGGAAGTAGAAACCCAGATGGCTATAACCAGAAATCAAGTTCGTAGCTTGTCGCAGATATGCAACGGATCTTTGAATGAAGAAAACCGAACTGCCGCATCGCGCAACTGGATAGCCAGGTTCATGACCGCCCACCGAGGATGGTTGGTGCTGTCGGCTCAACGTCTGTGGAAAAGACGTGGCTTCAATTTCCAGACAATGCAAGAAGAGGAAGGGTTGTCAATTACGTTAAAGAATATGATAGCCAAAACATTTAGCCTGGCTTCCGAGTCTGGTATGAAAAACATCATAGATGCCTGGAATGAAAATAAAGACAATATGAATGAGGTAGAAAAAACCAATCTCAAACGTCTCAGTGTCTATGCCGGCACGTTCCTTATCATGCAGGCCGTATCTATGCTTCTTGCCGGATGGCGTGATGATGATGAAAACGAAGAAAGTTGGCTTACTCAATTTGGATCCTATGTCGGATTCAGAACCATAAACGAAATAGCTTCACAGATGCCGTTTATTATGGAGCTTAACGTGGTAGATATCATTAACGATCCGTTTGTTATGGGGCGAAAACTGAAGGATCTTACCGATCTTAGGAATTATTCACTTGATAAAGTAACATCCGGTACATACAAGGGAGAGTCTAAGTTATTTAGGCAACTCGCCAAACAGACGTTTATCAAACAATGGTATAATATCAAGACGCCGGAAGACGTAGCGCGCGCCTATAATTGGTGGCAGCAGACGAACAACAAGTCAATGATGTTCTTCATCGGCGCTACTCCTGATTCGGAAGGGGACGATGATGTTAGCTACAAGTAGACGAAGAATATCGGACTTGCATTGTTTTTGTATGATTCCAATATGTTATATTAGCATCGTCAAAGAGTAGATTGTACGTTTTTTGTTCTTACTTGAAAGATTATGTAGGTTTAATTTTTTCTGAAATTGTTTTCTTACCGGTTCTCAGTCAGAGATGATAGGGAACCGGTTTCTTTTATGTTGTCAATTATTGCTATCTTGCAAACAAAAATCATGAGACGAAGATTTCAAATAGGGATGGGGGTAAATCCCTCGCTTATAATCAATAAAGGCATATACATCCAACATGTAGATGGAGGATTATATACAAAAGAAAATTGGTCTAATAAAGGATATTCCAATGATCTATGCAATGGAATAGCTCTTGTAGATAAAGTGTGTTTTGTTATAGCCACCGAATATATTGGCACATTTCGTTGGGGTAAGGATGGAGTAATAGACAATGCATTTGCACAAAATAGTTCTTATATGGAAACCGTTAAAAAGGATTATTGGGGGCGTGAAAATCAGAATGCGTATCTTGAATATGATACCAGTAATGGAAATTACGCTTTTAATAAAGCTAATAGCTATTTATTTAAAAATGGTCAAAATGGATATGTAGGTGGCGCCGGAGAGTTTTTTTTTGATATCATTGTATGCGAATGAAATAAACGAATGCCTTTTAATGGTAGGAGGTACGATAATAAGTAATAAAATGTGGACATCCACTCAATCTACACAATTTACCTATTCGTGGTATTATGATATAAACATCCAAGGAGATCATTTGAGTACAAGTACAAGGAGTAATCCACGTTATGTCCGTCCTTTTACTGAATTAATTTTATGAAATTATGAGAAGAAGATATCAAAATAATGCTAAACTATATGAGTATAAGATAGTTAGTAACTGTATAGGGGGGGGTGTTATGTAAATAATGAACTTATCGGAACCGTCCCTGATGGTGGTGAGCTTATATACCAATCTTCTAAAAAACGGTTGGATACTGTGTATATTCGAGGAGGTGTTCCAATGGAAGATAGGCAAGAGATCGATAGTCAGGTTGATACGACAGAGGAATTGCTTGAACAGGATTCGGTGGTTCTTACTATTGCTTTAACAACCTCTCCTTATTATGGATTTATAGTAAGTGTAATAGCTCCTGATGAGTTTACGCTAAGAACAACCAATAGGATTAATAGAACCTTTTTAATAACAAGCTTTACTCCACCTGCTGCTATATACGGTGTAAACTTTGGTGATCCTATTGTCCTTAATTATGATAGTTACCAATATGAGATGCCAGATCTTGTAATTGATGGACCTCATGATAGAATAGTTAGGGCAGATCCTAATCTTACTTGGGTTGTAAGATGTACAGATACCGACTTTACACCTTTGCCATATCCAGAATCATGGTCTGGCCAAGGTTTAAATTCTATATTCTTACCAGAAATGAAACGTCCTGCTCCTGGTGATCATCATGTATCATATACAACTTATATTAATTTGGACTTGATAGATGATGGCGGAAGTAAAGTTCATACTGAATATCTGATATTAGAAAAAACACTTAATTTTACGATATGACAACAATCCCCAACCGTACGCCTATTGTATGGTTGGGGATTGTTGTAGTTACCATCTTTTCTTGTATAAGCAGAACATGAAATAAGTTTCTAAGCATTAACTTCATGACCTTCCCTATCTGTGAAAACCAAACCAACACCTTCTATGATATGTCCTACTACAGGAGCTTTGTCAAATTCCTCCTTCGTAGCCCAAGTAGCATTATCAGGCATCAGATCCTTAAATGCATCCGAAACATCACCTTGGCACCAGCAGTTATTTGATGTAACAATACCCTTCCCTTCGATATTGATATACATTTTTCTTCCACCACATCCAAGGCTATTCCATCCTCTTGGCACGTTTTCCACCATAGGCTTAAGCACCCAGCTTTCACCGTCTATCCTAACCCATCCAGGATCGTCTTTGTGCTTGTCGTACATATTTTGCCAAAAAGAGCATTCGTAGCACCATCCCTTGTCTTCCATGATAGTTCTTATCTCACACCTTTCAAATCCATCTGCATCCAACGTGTGCGGAGAATGAGGCTGGTGAGGGGTGCCACATTTTGGACATACGAGTTTTAAATTATTTTCCATATTATTTTACTTTCACGATCTTAATAGAATCTCCGATATTGTATTCTCCTTGGTATCCAACGAATTTTATAAGCCTATTATTATAAAATATTGAAATTCTTTCGTCTTCACCATAATACATTATACATCCATCTTCTAAAGGACGTAGATCATATATAACCCATCCGTTATTAACCTGACTATCATGCGAACATGATGATAACACAAGTGCCATCAATAAAATAAAATACTTCATATTATTTTCAGCATAAAAATTTGTAACCTGGTTTTACTGTCTCCGCTTCTTCTCTCGTATCAAACATTAAGGTAGTGACAGCTCCTATGCCTTCGCAAACGTAAGATACTTTCACCCACCACCTAAAAATCCCAGATCCGTAATCATCATAGTACGGCTCAGAAAGAACTTCTTCTACATACCCATCCAAATAATTCACGATCGCTCCTCCTTATTTTTAGATTCAGCCTCTTCAAGTATGCTGATCACCTTATCAACAATATCCGAATCAGACATTTTCTCAATAAAAATATCCATTGCCTTAGTTATGTCATTGGCTTCTTTTTCTTCAAGAGCTATTTCCCCACCGGTAATAGCATCAGATAATGATGTAGATAAGTGTCTTATCTTATCAATGCTCATAAACGTAAATGGATTACCACCTTGACCCCCACCCATTTCTTTCATGATCTGATATCCACCTGAGATAAGTCTGCCTGATGTCGTGGCCAAGGAGGATACGATTAGGGACAGTACCGCCGCTTCCGTCCGCTCCTCGGACACACCCTTCGACCACACGGCTGCCCTTATAGCGCCGGCCAGATCGTCTATGTATGGCATGAGGCAATCTTCCATCGCTTGTGTTATATCAGCTATAACCTCACTACGCTCTTTATTTATGTAGTAGATAGAAGCATTGTACCTCTTTATCTCCTTATCCATATCATTCAAAAATCGTTTGACATTATGTTTGTACATAGGACCACCCTTAATCACTTCCTTTAGCTTAAGAATGTAATTATAAGCCTGGTCGTTTACGAACAACGTCATGGTTTCAACCGTTGAATGAAGCGTGTTGAGGCTGTTAAGAATCTTATCGAAATTGTTTATCAAATAAGCTTTTCTGGCTTTTGCCGCGTAATTAATCATCGTATTCGAATTTTAGATTTTCAAGTTCGTGTATTTGTAACTTAAGAGACTTAATTAAATCCGTTCTCTGCTCCTCTGCATGTTTTAAAGCCTCTTCCTTGCTTTCAAAAGCACAATCCCCTATCTGATAAGGGGTGTAACGACCAGGAGTGTCGGCTAATAAAAGACCACCATAATCTTCTATTCTGGCTTTTACCTTTCTTATTTTCCCATCTTTTAGACACATGTCCGTAACCCATACGAATTTACCATATAATTTATCATACTTTTCTAATCTCTCTTCTTGCAATTCATACCATTTAGGCTTAGGAAATCTTAATGTGAATTTAACCTCAGTATCTTTTTCTAAGACATTAATATCGTATGCTTCCGGCCACAGCTCTTTTATGCTGTCTTCGTCTTCGGCATACGCTACAAGTATGAATGAATCATCGGATTCACCACTACACCAATATGGATATTTTATAGGCCATTTGACTGGACGGTAGTCGTTATCGCAGTCGGATTTTTTAATGTAAAATCTTGTTCTAATCATGATTCTTTTATTCTTTTAAGTATATGTTCAATCACTTTAATAGTCCACCCGTTTCCCAACATCTTGTACTGTTGGGTTTCGCTGCATTCCCATTTATACCAATCTGGTACAGTCTGTAACCTGGAGCACTCTGTAGGGGTTAATCTTCTTATTCTGAAATCGCCATGTAATGTTCTCTGTATGATAAAATTGTTTCTATCATATGAATTACAAGATAATGTTGGAGCCTTATCTTCATGAAATCCACCTTTGTTAAATCCTCTTGGTATTTGGAAAATAAGATTATCTTCCTGAACTGTTGTGGGACAATTGGATTTTCCATCGTTTTTAAATTCAATCATCTGAACTGTTTTAAGACCAGATTCTCTACATGTAGGTTTTTCTGGATTCCTGCCTCTCATTGCTACACAAATAAGATCGTATGTGTATTTACCTTTTACGGTAACAGTATTGGATTTTTCATCTTTTGTTTTAATATTAGCTCCATAATAATTTCCCTTGTCGTGATTTCTTTTCAAGTGAAAAGCTAAATTGTTTAAAACTTTTTCAGATAAGTAATATTTTTCATCTACTTCATATTCAGCTATATCACTTATGGTCAAACCTTCGTCTTCAGGTTGAGGAATAATGCCGCCTTGAATATTAGTCCAATAAATACGTTTCCTGACTTGAGCGGAAACAAGTGCTGAATTAATATGATTGCCTTTACACCCTATAGTATCATCGAATACCGGCTCCCATTTCTTTCCCATCTTAACGTTCTCAAGAAGAAACAACACATCAGGATTAGTTTTTCTTACATCATTCAAAATACGAATAAACTCCCAGAATAAGTAAGACTGACCGGCAAATTCAAATCCTTGTTTTTTTTAATTCAAGATACTCATTAAGTGATTTGATTTCTATTCCTTCTACGGTAGACAACCCTTTTCTTTTTCCAGAAAAGGACATATCCGTACATGGGCTGCCGGCTAAAATAAGATCTATGTGTCCAAGATCTTCTACATTCAAATCCCTTACATCTCCTACTTGTATAGTATTAGGGAAATTTAATTGCGTTTGTTTAATAGCAAACTTATCTATTTCTGATGCATAATATACTTCAGGTGTGATCCCTATTTCTTTTAACGCTATTTGACCACATGACATTCCGTCAAATAAACTTAACACTCTCATGGCATTATACACATTTTTCAATTTTAATTGATTTTGATGATAGATACATATTCCATATTCCTCTGCCTCTGTCACCTTTTTCGTTTTGTTTTTGGATTGTCAAGTACAGATCTCCGTCTTCACATACTTCAACTTTTTTCAAGAAGCCTATCATTTCATCTCCTGCTTCGTGTAAAATACGGATCTTATCTCCTTCTTTTAACCCATAATTGGAATCAAAATATTCTTTTTTGATTCTATCAATATTGTCTTTATGGTTTTTTATAGCATAAAGCTCTTTTCTTAATAAATAATTTAGTTGTTCTATTGTCATTTCTTTTCCTCCTTATTTAATGGTATCAACCCTTTTCCATGCTTGTCATACCACAGCATAGCTATGCAGTTCCATGCACATTGTGCAAGATGAAAACATCCTGTATCGGAATCCACTCTTTCTCCTTTCATGTATTCCATCAGGTGTCGAAACATTGCAGCTCGATACCGTTCAAATCCGTTGTCAAGATTCTGCCAATTATTAGGCCCATATTTCTTGGCTCCGGCATGATAGACTTTTACAATGTCCTCAATCTCTTCCATTGGAAGCAAATCCCATCGTAGTTTGTCGTCAATGATGTCATTCTTTACCGACTTACTTTCTTTATTTTCAAAAAGAGTATTATCACTCTTAGATATATATTCAACTGGTACATCGAACTTCATACGACCTTCGTATGACAGTGTAACTTCTGTATCTCCTTTTTTGATATCCTTTTCACATGCAACCTTAAGTCCTTTTCTGGCTACTGTTACTTCACGAACATTAAGATCTCTGTTAAGAACTACATCGGTTCCTTTTTTAATAATAATATCGTCCATCTTTTATTTTGTTTTATCGTTATTTTAATTAACTGTCTAATAATATCATCCATCATCTCCTACAAAGCGATCAAATTCTTCTCCGCTCATGATAATGCGATTAATGATAATTATGCCGTTATTGCTATAACTATCATTTTTAACTCCCATGTCATCAAGCTCCTTCTTTAAATCTTCAAATGTAGGGCCTTTCTTGTCTTTAAAAAATAAAGTAGCATACACAACCCTTCCGTCGTTTTGTTTTATTCTTACGGTATAGACATACCCTTTTTCATCTTCATCCTTTTTATTGATACCATCAAGGATGCTATTTATCATATCCTTGTCCTCACGTGATAGGTTGGATATGGCTATTCTGCCCTTTAATCTAAATACTTCATTTTCGTTCATGACTTTCTGTTTTTGTTGTTTTCAAAATATTGTCTTACGGATTCTATGGCTTTATCATCATCAAAAGCTTCTTCAAACTCCGTGTAGAACCTATCTCGCTCCATGCAGAAAGTGTTTTTCCCTTCCGGTATAGGACGGAACACAACCACCCTCTCTTTGTCGTGATTGGTTCCTATTATGTTATTGTCTAAGATAATAGAATACCTTCTTGAACTTTTGTTGATAACAACATCATGTTGAAGACCATACAATTTAAGTATTTCCCTTAATTCATTTGTTTCCATTATTTGAAGATTTTATATTTTTAGAAGATACTGCTCCCGATCCCCACTTTTTCTTATATATAGTCCCCATCATGTTTATTAAATCGGAAAAAGAAGATATGGTTCCCATTTCTATACAAAATGCAAGATTGGATTGAAGCATTTCAAGTTCTTTTAACTGATCTTGAGTTGCTCTGTTATCTAAAACATATTTATGTTTATTGAATACAATCCAGTTTAATTTATCAGCCATTTCTATGTAATCAACATCTTCAAATTTTGATACAGACCTTGAAAGAGTATTGTATTTATCTCCTATCTCTATTCTATCCAAAATAAGTTTATCATTTAACCATCCAGTAACTTCTGCATACAGCATAGGATTTAATTCTATAGCGACTAATACCCATATGTAGGGATCACACATAACATTCCTGTTTGTTCCTCTTCCTGTAGTCTTATAGGCATTATACCACTTCATTACTTTTATCAAAGAGTTGTTTTCCACTATATCCATAAACTCTTTCAAGGTTTCACTTTTTATGTATTTCTGTTTTTTAAGAATATAAAATATCCTTTCTGCACTCTCCTTGTTCGAAAGAATATTTTCTATTCTCTTATCATTCCACCCCATCTCTACTCTTTTTCTTGTATATGCCTCTTGTAATCCAGTTAATGACATAAAGGAAGTTTTAATGTCTTGTATGATTACCACTCCATACAATAACCTGTCTTTAGAAATCATACCTTTTAAATTATTTAATAAAATACGCTTGTATTAAAATTACACGACGTAAAAATATAGATTGTGTAACTTTAATACAAGCGTATTGTGTTAAATTTTACTTATAGTGTTTTTATGGACTCACATTATTCCTACCAAATTTACTTTTATAGAACCATTTATGGTTTTAATGCTCCCATCTATGGTCGAAATCACATCATCTATATCATTTATAATACTTTCCATGTCATCAACCACCTCCTCCATATCAGTTACAGCCTGATCTGATTCCCAATATCTTTCTGAGTCTTGTAACGATTCCGGTATATTATCTCTCGCCTCAGTCTCTTCGTCTAAAATCATATCAACATCATCTTTGGCTGAATTTATGTTGTGCTTCAACTCCGACAACTTTGATTTGATGTATTCAAAATCTGTTTTATACTTATTTACATTGTTAATAACATCCGATATTTTTTTTCTTCTCTTGTTGTTCATGCCTTTATCCTATTATAATATTCGATAATCTTTTCTTTCCTATCTCCTGGTTTTACTGCCATATTCTCAGCCAAGAACCTAAAATACGACACCGGTATGTCCTTGAATCTAATTCCTTCATATTTTCCAAACCACATTATTATACTGTCAAGATCGTCTTCTCTCCTACCATCTCCATTCACAGATTTAAGCGAGGCTGCCCGACGAAGGATCTCGTCTTTGGTAATAATATCACCCATCCTTATATTAGACAGAAGTTGATCGCCGGCAAACATACACCAGCCCTTAGAAGGGAATTGCTCAATTGTCAGGTCTTCTATCCGACCGAAACGCCTCATGTTGTCGCAGCAATCAACTATCAGCGCCTCTTTCTTGTCAGGATGGATGCGGACGGCGCGGCCTAATATTTGGTAATATGTTGAATATGAGAACGTTGGGCGACCAAACATCACGCAATCAAGTTCAGGAAAATCAAATCCGGTAGCAAGCGTTGAATAATTAAAAACCACCTTCAACTTACCTTCTTTAAAATCTGATATGATTTGCTCTCTTTTCTTTTTGGTTGTTAGCGATGTTACGACACCGGTTATGGCTCCCATCCTGGCATTCATGAACTCTGATATTCTATTACATGATTCGATAGAATCCATGCAAACCAAAATGGCTTTACGCTCGTTCATAAGTTGAAGAAGGCGCTTGTAGATAGAGTTGTTTAAGCCGTTTCGTACAATACTTTCTTTAATAGATTCGTTGGTGTATTCGGCTCCGGTACTGTTTAACATCAGAGCCGATTCATCAAACGACCATCGTTCGTACTTAAGTGGACACCAAAAACCTTGAGAAGTTAGCTCTTGTATTTGTATTACATGAACTATTTTCTTGAAGAAGTTATGTTCGTCTTTCGTCAGCATATTAAGTTTGCTGTAGTTTCCTTCCAGCATGGAGCTGTAGGTCCGGAGGCGGCAGGGCGTGGCGGTGAAGCCCAGCACCTTCGCCTCGGGAAACTCGCTCATAAACTCCATAAATTCAGAACCTTCCTCAGGGGAATACCCCGAGTGGCATTCGTCCACCAATAAGGTGTCTATCCCTATATCTTTCAACCTTGCTACGTCTTTCTTTATGCTTTTAAGTGTAGCATAAGTCATAGCCGATAATTCCTTTACGCCACATGAGGCAGAGTATATGGTAGGTTTAGCTCCAAATGATATGGCTTTCGCATAATTCTGTTCCAGAATCTCTTTTGATGGCTGCAATACTAACGTCGGTCTATTTATCTCATGCGCTATCTTGGATATCAGAAGGCTCTTACCTGCTCCGCATGGGGCCACTATTATGCCAGGCTTCTTAGATTTTCCTGTAAGAAACTTAAGCCCGGCATCTACGGCCTCTTTTTGGTAAGGTCTAAGTTCAAAGCCCATCGCAATCTATTTTACTGTTTTTTGAAAGTTCTATTATCGCCTCCTTTAGCATTTCTCTCGCTTTATTCTCATTATCTTCAAACAGACATACACTGCATGTAGCACCTTTGGAGGGGTAGTCTCTGTAGGCTTCTGCTCTTTCTACAACGTATTCACAACAATAGTCGTGACTCATGTCTTTTGCTATACTTATAAAATGATCTTCTCCATCCATCAACACGCAATATTCAGCATCGTTTTCACATGCAATAACACCTTTGTTTTTTAAAATGGATAGCACTTTATTTCCAAAAAGTCCAATATAGACCCATATATCTTTCCCTGCATTTTTGTAAAAAATATCCATCCCTTCTTTGATTGTGACTTTCTTTTCCATAACCCCTTATTTTATATCAGTAATTAAAATATATTTTTTAACAATATATTCAAGACTCTCAGAAGAACGTATATATAGTTTTTCTTCGTACTCATATAGAGCGTACCCTTCTTTTATGTCTAATATCTTAATCACATGCTTGCCTCTTTCAAATGGATCCTCAAAGTAGTTCTTATGTTCGTATCTTTGACCTACTTTGATTTTGTCAGTTTTCTTCTTCATCTTATAACGATCTACTGCTTCACCTGTTTTTATGAAAATTGTCGTGAGCAAGTATAATAAAACTAAATACAAAAGGATCGCTACTCCACATATTAGATCTTCTTTCATTGCACTCCCTTTAAGTAGTTAAACCAAATAGCCTCAAGTTTCTCCTGGAACTCAAACGCCTTTTTAAAATTTCTGCACCGTACCGCCACGTTCCTCATCTCTTCAAGATATATGACTTCCGGATCTTGCCGGTATTTTGTTCTTAACTTTTGAACGTCCTCGTATTTCATCGATTTATCTTTTTAGACGGATCCCAATCTGAAGAGAAAGGGCATTCGTTTTTGTTATGTAATCCAAAGTCACAATAATAACACAGTGCCGACGGGCAGGGTAGCTTGTTTTGCGAAACAGGCTGGCTTAGGGTGGCACGCCGCTTGCTATATCTGGCCCCTTCTGCTCCCTGGATGTACGCTTGAAATGATTTTACACTATTATCTTCAAAATCATACATTTTAGATAAAGTGTCATTTAGCATTTCTATAGATTTTGTTTTACGCTCTTCATCCACCTTAACCTTTTGGTACTGTCTGGTCCTGGTAAAGAAATAGATGTTCATATCTGGCAGAACTCCACCATATTTTCTATAGATGTAAAACGAATATATAGGATGCTGTAAATTCGTTTCCAACTTCTTAGAATCAAAAACCTTATTACCTGATTTCCAATCTATGACATAATGGTGAACTACGTTCTTGCTCTTTATAGCCAGATGAAGATCCACCGATCCTACTATGTACACATGAGTATGAACGGTCCCATTTATATCAACAGGCTTAGGAAGACGGTACGGCAGCACAAAATCTTCTTCGACTCCAACTATAGCACCGTGTCTAATAAGTTTCTCGCAGGGATTAAGATCACTATCAGCTATCATAAACTTATTCCCGTCTTTTTTAAACAGATCCACAATCCAAGCAAGAAGCTCCCCGGATTGCTTCATGGCTATCATCATATTTTCCGGTGATTGCCAAGGTATGTCTTCTTGATAGGAATAGTAACTTATTGCTTCTCCAAGGTCTTTACCAGAAGGCTGTCTTCCGTTCTTAAAAAAGTATTCCAGTGTCTTATGGATAACCGTACCATAAGACGTAGCTTCTTGTTTTTCCGTAGACCTTTTGCCCTCTACGTAAGTCTTATACCATTTCATTGGACAGGTAAGAAACGTATCTATCTGGGAATAAGATATGGCAAGACGTTTTACACCATTAAACTCCTTATATAGCAAATGCGTTTCCGGGACCATCATAAGTCATTGTCTTTAAATCCTTCCGGGTAATATACGACATACTTCTTACCGTCTTCTGGTGTCATGGCAAACTGCATGTAGTTATTACGATTACGATGCTTGCCATCTAATCCTCGCTTCCAATACAGAATCCCATCTATATCCACATAAGACCGTCCGCGTTCGGCTCTAACTACGTCCGTGTGTAGCAGATACCCGTCGGAAGACACAATCCATACTTTATCCCCTTTGTTTAAATAAGATATTCTTTTTCTTACAACAACCTTTTTCTTATTATCTAATGCAAATTCTTCATCCGTCATATTCTTCATCCTCCTCTTCTTCTGTTTCAAAATCAATTCCATGACACTGATCATAATGCTTGGTCAGTTCTTCTGGTTCTAAATCTTGTCCAAAATCCATGTTAAAAATATTGTAATTAGTAAAGCACTGTCCCTGCCGGCAGGAAATCTATGAATGCTGCTTTTGCTTCTTCAATTAGGCCCAAGTGTAACCTTGGGCCATTGTATTTATTTTTTGTCATCTCCTTTTAACTTCTTTAAAGTATCTGCAATCGGAAGCTGATCAATGACTCCCAATGCCGGAGCAACGGCCTTAACAACATTGTTAAGGAAATTACCGGTGCTGTTCTGACCGCCGTCAAATACCGTGATATTTCCGAGATTGATGTGCTCGAACGCCTTAACCTGTTCTCCAGCAATTTCTTTCCACTGATTAACCATCTTGTACTGGATGGCGATCTGAGGATTGGATTCTGCTGCTTCCACCATAGCCTTAAATCCGTCGGCTTCTGCCATCAACGACTTTTTCTTACCTTCGGCTTCCGCTTCCAGCTTCATCTGAATAGCTTTTGCTTCCGCCTCTGCTTTTGCCAAATGTGCTGCTGCTTCAGCATCGGCCCGGCGTTTGATCTTCTCAGCTTCAGCATCAGCTTGCAAGATAGCCTCTTCCTTCTGGGTTTCAGCCGGCACAATCTTTTCAGCTTTAAGCGCAGCTTGAACCTTCTTAGCTTTAGCTTCTTCCACTTCTTTATCAGCAAGCTCTTTTGCCGTTTTCACAGCCGCTTCCGATTTAACTTTCTCTTCCCCGGCTTTCTTTTCTGATTGAGCTTTGATAACCTGCAATTCTGATTCTGATACAGCAACCTCTTTCTGGGCATTGTTGTAGCCTACAGAAGCATTTTTCTCAGCTTCAGCTTTCTTAATCTGAGCTTCAGAGTCTTGTATTGCTATAGCTGCTTGTTTGTCAGCTTCAGCTTTATTCTTCCCAACTTCTTCCATTCTTTCGGCTTCAGCTTTGTTTACTTCAAGTTCCGCCTTAGATCTTGCGATCGCTGATTCCTTGTCAGCCAAAGTCTTTGCTATAGCCGCAGCCCTATCTCTATCGGCTTGAGCTACACCGATCTGTTTTTCTTTATCGGTTAAAGCCAAAGCTACTTCTTTTTCTTTCTTTGTTTCAGCTACTACCGTTTCTTTTTCTTTTTCAGTATAGGCAATTTGAATCTCTTGCTCTTTTTGGGTATTAGCTACAGCCGTTTCTTTTTCCTTCTGTTGTACAGCAATCTTAATAGCACCCAGCTTTTCCTGTTCTTCGATATTAGCCTGTGCTTCGTTCAGAGCCTTGCTTTCAGCCTCTTTACCAAGATTCATGATGTAGCCGGCTTCATCTCTGATGTCACTGATGTTAATGTTCAAAAGATAAAGACCCAATTTATTAAGTTCGTTATCAATGTTTTTTCTTGCCTTATCCAAAAACTCATCCCTATCAGAATTAAGTTTTTCGATTGTCATTTCGGCAATAATCAAACGCATCTGACCGTAAACGATGTCTGTAATAAGATTTTCAGTAGATTCGGTATCCATCCCCAAAAGTCTTTCTGCTGCATTTTGCATGATTTCAGGATTTGTACTGATAGCTACTGTAATAGTTGTAGGCACATCTACTCTAATATTCTGAGATGACAAAGCACCAGTAAGCCTACAATCTATTTGCATAGGCTCCATAGATAAAATATCATAGCTTTGGATAATAGGCAACACGAATGCTGCTCCACCATGATATAATTTCGCCGATTTCTTTTCCCCACCTGTCTTACCGTAAACGACCAAAACCTGATTAGGCTTGCATCTACGATACCTTGATAAGACTCCGATGATTGTCAAAATAATCACTACAGCTAAGATAGCTGACACGTACATGATCGTTGTCATAACTTTTAAAATTTAATTGTTGATATAAAAAAATTAGATACTTAATTCTCCTTCTTCGTATTTTATGTTCACCTTGTCACCATTTTTGTAATTTTTCCCAGACAAGCACCTTACTCTCATCTGTTCCTGTCTCCCGTTTTTCACAATATTTACCATATAATGGTTCTTTCCTGATCTAAATACTATCTCCACCTCTCTGCCATTTAAATCTTCTGGACATTCGTACACCATTTCTTGTTTTAACTTAAGAAGTAACTTATATACGTAAAACAAAACGATAAAGAAAAACGACCCTATCACAACCCCTACTAAATGAGAACCCGAAAAGTAGGTAGTCCAGCTATATCCAAGGATGAAATGTGTTATGCCCTTGAATGATATGATGTCCGACAAAGACATACTTAAATCAGAAGCACTGTCAATGTCAATATCCGTATCCAGATCAGATCCTAATATCGACAACAAAAACTGTATAACAAAAGCAAATGACGCTATTAAAGCCATGCATAAAATTATATCATTTCCCATATCCTTCTGTTATTATTTTGTAAACAAGATCAGTCATATCTTTGATGGATTCTGTATCATAATCAATAATAACGATATTGAATTTTTGTTCCACCATCGCATCAAGCTCAATTCGATCAATAGAATCTAATCCAAGTTCTTTAAACGACACATCTTCTTCATGAACTATATCCATTTCCGAATTAAGAAACTGAGTAATAATTATATCCTCTATTATCTTTCTAATTCTTACTTTTTCCATTGCTTTCTAATTTTGTTAAATAAATACGTTTTTATGTTTTTCAATCGCTCTTTATCTGTCTCCGAGCTTCCGGTAAACAAATAATCCGGATTGCCTTTAGCCGGCGGCGTAGGCAATTTAGATACGGCAAACAACCAATCCATTTCCTTATTCTTCTTAGACTCCAAATAAGGCTCGGTAGCGATCTTAAATTTTTCAGCTATTAAGTCAAAGAGCTTTGAATTTTTAAGGTTCATATGGACTGAAAAAGCCTGAGAAGGCGGTTTCCATATGAAGTTACATAAGCTCATTGTATAATCTCCTGACTCTGCTATATAAGATTCCGTTACCTGAAGTATGACCTCTTTCTTGAATGAGGTGTTACCCATAAACCAACACAATCTGGATTCCGCTTCTTTTCTGCTGACACCTATGTCTTTTGAATACGATTCGTACATTCCTATCATAATCTTCAACGTTTCCTGAACCTCGTCTGTCATCTCCGGTGTCTCTATATAATTCACAAAAGACGTTCCTTTGTTGGTTAATCTCATCACACCTGATTTTAATTTCTCAACCAGGCCAAGCTCTATATACCTCCCAGCATCTTCTTTCGGCATGGCTTCGATCATAACCGAATCCTTCTGTCTTATGGCAAGAAGATTAGCAAGATCATTAGGAGTCATGTTTGATGCTGCAAGTTGTCTGAAATTGATGTACATGCCTAATCAGCTTTAATGAAAATAACATTCTTTTTGTCTTCTCTTTCTGCACAATCGCATGGACCAATAGTCCCATCTCTAAATGAACATGACATACAATCTTCAAATATACATCCATCGCATGTATCATTTTCCACGCATTTCAATTTTACAAATCCGGCAGTAAATACTTCTCCTACTTTAAATTCCTTCTTTTCCATATTCCCTCCTTGTTTTTTAACTGTTGTACCCTTCTTTAATAATCGAATTTCTACCGGTAGATACCGACTGTCTAAGATCGTCATGTACAGAATCTACCGTAGAGTACTTGTTTCTGGTTGTAAAAATCACTTCCAGCATCTCCTTGTAATCACCTAAAGCTACTTCGTATCTCGGATCTACTTTGGCTTTTCTTTCAGCCTCGGCATTACTTTTAGCCAGCTCCCGGTCGAGGAGGTCTTCTTTGATTCGGTCAGCAATCATATCAAGTTCTTTTTTAATAACTTCTCCTGCTGCCCGAAGTTGACCTTCTACGTCACCAAGCTGGTCTTGGACGGTTCCTATTTCTTTCTTTAGGCGATCGTATTCGTTAATCATACCCATATCACCTGCATAGCCGGAAAAGTCCTTGATTATTCTGGTTCCTTCTTTAAGGAGCTCAATAACTCGTCTTTTACGTTCTCTGCTTATTAAAGACGGAAGACGATAATTCATATCCGCCACCGCCTTATCATGTATGGAGTTGATTAAAAACATCTCTCTTTCATCTCCTGCAAACTCAGTAAGAACCAAAAGGAACTTACTTATCAGGTATTCGTTTTCTTCTACTGTTAGTCTCATGGTTCTTATTTTTTTTTTAATACAATGACTGTTCTTCTTTTGTCTCTTGTTCCTGATTGTCCGTAACGTCTTCCACAGTATAGAGCTTAGGCGGCGTCGGCGGCTGGTTGGGGTTCACGAACTTCGTCCCGCCCTCCCCGTACATCCATCCATGCCCCGGCAGAATCTCTGGGTGGATTGTATTAGTAAGCTCTTCCATACTAACTTGCCTTACCTTCAGTATATGATGAAACACCAGTCCGGCTGTCCTGAATGATGTTTTGTTTTCAGTTTTAAACCTATCAAGAGTCTGATACCAATCTTTCCCAAATATCATATACTTATCCAGCCCGTACCTACGAGGATTGTGCAAACCTATCATTAACGTACATAACTGACCCAGCGTATCAGATTGGTAAAAATCAGAAAGACGCGGAGGCTGCTCTTGTGGGCTTTTTATCCTTCCTTCTATCTCTCTGTTGAATTGGGATATGATGAGGAAAAATATGTTTTTATATACTAATTTAGCTTCGTTCATAACCGCCACCAAATCATCTATAGCCGACTTAGGATCTAATCCCATTCTTTTTATCAAAGCAATATGATCGACTTTAAATATTATAAGACGTTTGTCTTTGTGTTTGGTAGCTATATGATACACAGCCGCCTCAAACTCTTTTACCGTACACGGAGCATCTATGTATATTATATTATTCCTAATTTCACCTTGAAGGATTTCAAACATCCTCATCTCTTCCACTGTATTATAATCTTGCCTTCTTAATATTTCAGGAGCTCTTTTTTTCATATCCTGGCTCATTCTGCGAAGAAGAAGATCTTGAGGATTCATTTCGAACTCGCAATTGACAAGAAAATAATCTTCTGCTTGCGGGTTGATCATCGGATTCATCACATTTTTCAATATCTTTTGGGCCACATACGATTTACCTACAGATGGCCGGGCTCCTATGGCAATAGCGTGCTGAGGAAAAATACCTCCAAGCAAAGCCTCATCAATATAATCGTATCCGGTTTTAGCGGGGATAAGCTCTCCCCGTCTGTATTTCAGAATATTCTCATACGCCTCTTCCATAACCTGTTTAGAGGTCTTGAATATCCTTCTTATATCTATCCTATTTGCTATCTCCTCTTGCATTTTTGTCACCTTTCGTATCCGATTTGGATCCCCTATTAGCTTTTACTGATTTATACCTAAGACCGTTCTTGGTATGAGAACAATCCTTGCCTTTTCTCCAGCCCTTACCCTTCTTCTTGTCCGTTTCGTAGTTTTTACGACCAAGCTCTCGGCGTTTGGCTTTCTGTTCCGGTCTGGCATTTATCTCCTTGTCCTTTTTAGCCTTTTTCTTCCTGGCTTCGGGATGAGTCCTGTAGTACTCTGTTGATCTGCCCATGTGCTTATATTTTTTTTTGATTAATAATAGCACAAAGATAGGCAATTCGCGCCCTATTTCAACCTGCCGTAGCTCATATCAGGATCACACCAAACATACCCGTCTTTCTCATCATGAAGATACTCAGGACATCCTCTACATGCGCTACTGCCTGACACTATTTGATTGTTTTTGTTAGGGCACTTATCTCCAGGCTTATGCCATTCTATTCTCGAACCTGATCGCTCTTTGTTTACATGACAGAACTGAAAGATTTTCCCCATCGTCTTCTCGCCGAACATACCTATATGTGTGTACTCTTCCGGTATAGCGAGAAATTCAGATAAATCTTTATACATCCTTTTCCGTTCCTCCGGCGTAGACCATAGTCTGTCAAGTTCGGTATGGACTCTTATCTTAAGAGACCTCAGTGATGGCCCCGCAAGTCGGCCTTTAGCTTTTCCCTTATTCGGCCCTGATTCATGAACACCGACATAAGCATTGCATGGTTTACACATCATAACCATCCCTAAGCCTTTTCTGCTATATATTTTATCGGCATTGACCAACTCGGTTTCTCTTCCACAATAAGGACAAATTTCGCCTCTTAAAACCCGTTGTTGGCGCTCATTAAGTTCCATACCCTATTCTTTTGTTTTTCTTTAAACTTTTCATACAAACTGCTCTCAGTTTCCATTTCCGAAATCTCTACCTCTACGTCCTCTCTTTTGAAAATTACTTTCTTGGCTGTCGGATACGCACATTTAGAGACACGAATAGCATTACGAATAGCGTAAACAAAATACGTTTCTGGTGATGATTCGATCACCACTACCTCATTTAAAGTGTTTTTATAATTTTCCATATTATCTACTTGCTTCAATTATATAACCCGGATGATCTTCACACGCCTCTTTGTATTCGATAAGAAACTTAAGAAATGAATCATAAGACCCCCATCCGTTTTTCGGCTCGTATCTCAAAAGACTTTTTCTCTTGGAGATCATAATACATATACCTTTTGTAAGTACATTCTTCATCTCATTGGTATATATTTCTCTATACAATTCTTCTGGTCTCCAAACATAATCGTACAGCGTTTCTTTATTTTCTGATACGAATATTTTTTGTGCCATCTTGTTCATGTTATGGGTGATGTTTGCAACCCATTCACGATCCTCTTCTTTCTTCTTTCTTTTAATATAAACGTCCAGGCTCATACTGTTTTTCTTTTACCTTGTTATTAATTATCAAATCTGCCACATCATCTCCGTCTCCTACATTTTCAACATTTTGAAGATAGTCCGATACTTTTATCCTTGACTTCATCATCATCATCCCATCTATCTTTTTACTCCATGTCTCAAATGCTTGTCCTTTGTCCGGAAAAGCTACGGTCTTTCTATCTTTTAAAACATCTATCACTTCCGGCCTTAGGTTCTGCAACCCACCGGTAGCTACAAATAACTCATCTGGTTTATTCACAGCGCATATAATAGCCGTCTTTTCTGATTCCACCAAATTAACCACCTTATCCGGATACTGGCTTAGAAGATGCTCTCCGAACAGGCATTGTCTAAACAAGAAGTCTCTTGCATGCAACGAGTGATAAAACATAACATGAGGCCGTTCATTGTCACCGTCTTTTTCTTTCACTCTTTTTACATCAATCTCATTCCCCTGGCTGTCGGTCTTTATATAAAAGTCCATGATCTTGCCGGTTCTACATACAAAATCTTTGTCTATCTGCCAGAATACACAACACCCTTTCCATCCCCATAAGTCCATTGTTCCGACATGATACCTTCTGAATACATCAGATACCCTTTCTTTTCCCCATAGAGACGATAAAAATCTAAATACGGTGTTTCTATCGTCTGGGACTACAGTCCTCTCAAACTCGCTAAAAGGTATGTAATTTACAACGTCAGGATTTATAGGAGGACGATAAGCTCTTATACACTTATTTCCCGAAATCCAAAGATCTTTGTCACCTACATCCTTACCAGTGGGTCGTTTATCGTAACCGCAAGTCCGTTCGTGATCGCATCTTCCGAACTCGTTTCCAACAACCTGACCTGTTGCCACATCAATATAAGGAGTGAGGCACCGGCTTTTCCCGCAAGCCGGGCAGGTTAGCTTCAGTCGGCTCCTGCCGGGCCTGCGGTCAAGTTGAAACCGGGGTACGTTTTCGTATTTTCTGAAATCAAGCATAATGCTTATTTATATTACAAATCTTTTAGACATTTCCTCAGCAATATCATATACAACAATATGATCCTCTTCATTGTATGGCTTATTGATATTCAGCACTCCTTTTCTCACTTTGAACCTCTTATCTTTTCTGATATGATTCAACATCCCTTGTTGGAATACACAGTCTGCCTTCTCCATAGCAGCATTTTTATCAGACCATTCTTTTAGCGTATAACCTTTACTGTTCGTGCTTTTTGGAGAAAAATTCATAATACGTGCATCAATTCCGTACCAGTTTTTAACCATTCTCCTTTCAGCCTCCAATTGAAAAGCATGTTCATTTCGTATGTCACCTGATTTAAAATCTAAGATAACAATCTCTTCTTTCTCCACTTCTCTCACTTCCTTCTTCTGATCTCCTTTTTTGAACTGCCCCGTAGCCCTTTGATACACGGCTCCAAAATAACCTTCTTCTTTGTACTTGAATGTCATTTTAACCATCGCATCTATCGGCGTAGCTACCAAATAATCTTCTAATGATAATATTCTTTCAATCATCATCGGCTTAACCTTATACTCCGAACAAAATTTAGCAAACTTCATAACCCTAACAATCATATCGTCAAGATCATCTATGCTACCAAAGAATTTGTCAAGATTCTTTTTTGATATCTTCAGCTTGCCTTCTTGCACTGTCTTAACTATAAAACTTCGATTTAAGACCATATCTCTACCTGTCAAGTATAATCCGTATAGGTAGTGCATGATCGTTCCTTTATCTGCATCATATTCTGATACTTCTTCCGGATTGCGACCAATCATCCTCATCTCCTGTCTCCATTCTTGAAGAGCCGTTTTGTCATCTACGAATCCGTCTCTGATCATGGTTGTTACCGAGGCGTATATCTTGGCTGTCCCATCGTCCATCTTTCTTACATAAAAACGATTACCGTCTAATGTCAATCTTACGAATTTGGGAGTCTCGATCTTCTTTAACTCATCACAGATATAAAACGGCTCTAACGTTTCCTGATTTTCTGTAAACGGATTCGAATCCTCTTCTCCAGGGTTAGAAGCGGCTCCCTCCTCCGGAGCTTCCGGTTCCTCCTTCTGGGCCTGCTCTGGCTCAGGCGCCGGCTCTTCAACTACTGGAACCTGTCCGCCTCTTTCTGCTATGTCTCTGTTCTTTATTAAAGACATAACCTCCTTCTTTAACTGCTCTGGTGTTTGGTTGGGATCTGACACCGATATCACAACATCGTTCATTCTAAACAACGTATTTCCTTCTCCTTCCACCATAGGTACAAATCCTAAATCTGTCAATATTTTTATTTTTTCTTTCATGATCTTCCTCTAATCAATTCTTCTTTAATACAATGTAACACTGTTTCCACTTCATCTTTATCTCTATCTTTCACTGCGATAGCTATATCCTTACCATAACTCTCTCTTCGTATGTGAGCATAAAAGATAGTTTCATCGTCAGCTTCTATTCTTATTTTATAAAGTTTTCTCATATCTGTCAATTATTTCAATAATTAATCTACCTCTTTCTTTAATCATTCCCCTGCTTTCCATATCCAGTACCTTCTTTACCGCATACTTCCACACAAAAGGAAATTCTGTTTCAAGTTTATCAAATTCCATCCGGTCAAGATACATGTCGAATACCGTATGCTCCGATTCATGAAGGAAAACTATATTATCTCTGCAAGTGGCAACCGACTTATATAACCCTTTCGGAAGTATGTGACAGACGTTACATACTGTAGGAAAATGAATAGCCTTACCAGTCATAGACATTCGAATAGTACCCAACTCCTCCAACATAAGACGAAAAAACCCGGATAAATCCGGGTTCTCTAACTTTTTCTTCTTGCTGCTGTTTTTAATGGATGTAATTCTGTCTTTTTTCTTCGGAGTCAACTCTTTGCTCCTGCAAGCCTGGCATAAGCCATGACTTCTTATCATTACTTTTCGTCCGCATTTTTCGCAGACGTATAGCTTCTTTTCCTTGCTTTCCATTCGAATAATAATGATATTATTGAAAAGAATAATCCCGCTGAAGCCAGTAGATAAGGCACGTTCATTAATAATTTAGATACCTCGTCTGTCTTAATCACTATCAGAAGGAAAGCGCCTGCTGAAAGCAATGATATTATCGCCACAACAAGCGCTATGTTGGAAACTACATCAGCCTTACTCTTCACTCTTCTTCTCGCCTAATTTTTCAGCTCCCTTCTGAAGATCGTATTTAAACACTTCAATGATTTTCGTTTCCACAATAGACTCGCAATTCCAGTCTCCTAACGTACCCTGCATACCTTTAGTCAACACAGCTTCGGCATCCTTAGGATTGCCGGCCTGGATATACATATAGCATGGAGTTTTCTTTTCTTTACCTTTCTTTTCATCCAGTGTAATGTAATTCACCTTACACTTATACCAGTACTCAGCTTCTCCGTTGAAGAAGATTTCCGACACTTTAATAGGATTAATTTTTACAACCTCGAAAGAATTGTACAAATCCTTGAAGATCTCCAACGATCTTGATTCTGCCTCTGTGTAAGACAAGGCATCCACTAAATACTTTTCAGTTACTTTCTTTTTTTTGCCGTTCTCGATATTATCAATCTCGGCTTTTACCGTAATTTCAAACCATCTATTCATTGTATTAATATTTAATTAGTTGATTTCTTTCCTTTCTCTATACTATTTTTAAATCTTTCAGAACACCACTGCAAAACGTCCATCATCGTCATCTCATTGTTGGATAAGATACCTTTTATAATTAACGCCAATTGATGCTGTGACATTCTTTGACTCATATCAAATCTTCTTTCCTCTTCATTTACTATCGTAGCCACGAAATACTTACACCCCTCTAAGTGCGTCAGGGCTTCAATCATAGCTTCTTTTATCTCTTTTTCTTCCATTCTGTTTGTTTTTTTTGGACAAAGATATGTCTTTTGATAATAAAAAAGATTCAAAATGATTTAATTTAGCTTAATTACTGCTCTTTTGATTCGTCCGGTATAGGCATGTCAAACTTTTTTCTGATAAACGACTCTGTTTCTTCATTGAATGGATAGGCCTCCTTAATAAAATTCATAGCTACCTCCATATTACCGTCTGCTATATCTTTATACCTTTCAAAGATACCAACCAGGTCATTGTTATATGAACGCTCTTGTTTTATGTTGTACACGTATTTCAACACCCTGTCTTTAATTTCATTGGCTTTTTTCACAGTATTATTGAAGGAATTTATACTTTCCAATTCCGGATCTTTGTTTTCCTTGTTTACCTTATCAAACTCTTCCTTGCTATATCCCGCTTCTCCTGTAATGGCTGGGCAAACACTTCCATTTATGATCCAAAACTGCTCATACGATCCTATTAGAAACTTTGATTCCATTTTAAATGCATTATATTTAATAAGCAAATTAGCCACCTCAGTTGCACCTTCTACGGTTCTAAAACCGATGCCGATATCTTTTAACATAAATACTGGAACTCCAGTTCTTGGATACACGACTTCTTTTTTGTTCTTTATATTCCAGTTTTTAGCTTCAATTGGAATACCTTTACCAGCAAGCTCTTTGTCTATATACAGACATATCTCTTTACATGTCAATGACACAATCTCATCTCTGCTTAAATCAAAAACTGTTTTCATTTCTTTTTATTTATTAAATTAAACAATCTACCTCTTTGTTCGGGCTCCGTATATTCAACCCATATATCGGCTGCCACATTTCTAAGAAATTCCATAAAGTCTTGATGATCCCTGTATTCAGCAGAATCAACTTTTCTCACAAAACTTAGAATTTCCTTTAACATCTTATTGTTTTCTTCAAGAAGTTCTCTGTCGGTCATAACCTTTCATATTTTCTTCTTAAGTCTTTACCTGCCCAGATATCATGATCTTTTTCTTGTTCTTGATAAATCTTTGCTGCTTTTTCAATATCTTCTCTTTTCATAATTTTATACTTTAATCTAACCTCCAATAAAATCATCGGGAGTTATATATCCTACTGATTCCATACGGTCTATAATCTCATTCGCATTCATTTCTGAACCGTTCCATTCAAGTATGATTTCATTTCCTGAAGCCATGCTCAAATTAGGCTCATTATCTCTAAATCCTGAGAAAGCAAGATGTTCCCAAATGGATTGCAGTGCAAGATCCGCTTCGTTTTGTTTGTTTTCTGCTTTCTTTATGGCATTTCTTAATTTTTTATTCATTATCACCCCCTTTCTTCTTCTCATGGGAGCAAGTCCTCGATGTATGCCCAGCGCATATAATGATCCTTTTCTGAAAGTTCTTCCCATGACTTGCTCTTGGTTAAATAGACCAAATCATAAGCACCGTCAATATCCTCCACAATGAGCAGTTTCCCTTTGTCTGGCTTTTCTCTTGCATCGTGCCACACGCTGTTAATGCGCCATTCTGCACCAGCTTTAAAAAGAGGAACAGCAAATTCTATATCTTGTTTCATGTCTTATTATTGTTTAATTAATTTAAATATTTTTAGTTTTGAAATTATTTAATATGCTTATCGGCTGGATTGATTATCAATCCATCGTCACATGAAGGGAATGATATGTTAGATTCTCCATTATCAAGATTAGTCAGTTTAACCGTTCCAGCATATTCATCATCCACAAAAAACAATTGACCCGAAGAAACCACAAACCTGCATTGATATGCATTCATCATTGTCCCAAGTTGTCTAATCTTAGTTTTAATCTCTAAAAGTTGAGCGTTGTTGATTATATTCTTATTCATATTTTATTAAAGTTTATCTATTATTTTGTCACCCATTTCCTGCCATTCATCACTCACGCTTATAACCAATCCTATGACAGTGAATGATAATAACAACGTAAAAATAAGCCATAACAGAAAGCGGATAAAAACACATACATACCTCATGATTTTTCAGTTGTTAGATAAAAGCAAAATCGGTTCATTTGACTCCGCAATTGCTTTTATTTGTTCTGGATTGATAAAACTCTTGACTTGTTCACTTATCTTACAAATAGATTTGATCATATCAACGAATAATTTTGAGGTGCATTCGTTGCATTCCACTTCCATTACCGGCTTATATCGATTGTATGACATACCTGCTACACAATTCAGCCAGTGCGCATAGGTTCCTTTTTCTGTATTTAACCTGCTGTATTCTACTTTTGTCTCTCCATTTCCATATTCAATTACTCTTTTTAGAAATGGTTTTGCATAAACACTAAAACCGAAAGGTTGGGTGTTTAAGGCATCTAAACGGGAAGTTCCATCCCTCCATTTTCCATTTTCATCGCCTCCTGTCCATTCCTTAGAGGGGTTAGGGACAATATTTCCGTTTTTGTCATAGGAAAACATGCAATTCGTTTCCAGTTGATACTTAATAATAGGCACTTCTTCTACTATTTTATAACTCAAACATCTCTTTAAAACTTCCCTGATTTGACTTTCCAAATCAGAAAGTGCTATACTATTAAAATATCCTTCATTGCCTAATCTGTTTGTAGGTAATTTGATCCCATAAGAATGAATCTTGTCCACATCTTCTTTTGACAAGGTAGTGGTAAACACTCCTTCTTTGGTGACATTTACTTTAACAGTTACGGACAAACTGTTGTTAGCATTCTTTTCCGTTATATTTAGTGTTGTTAATGCTGCCATAATCAGATCTTTTAAAATCAATTCGAATAAATATAATACATTCCTGCTTCATATACCCTATGTACATCAGGGTCATTCTTGTCTTCCGGTTCCAATTCACTCTCTTCGCGAGTATAATCCCATTCAGAGTTGTAGTACATATCCTCATTTGTTTTCTCCAAGGAGCAATCTTTCATCAAATTCATATTTTCTCCCCATACTGCAACTTCTTGTCGTTGCTCTTCTTCTGCCATAAGAGATATTTTGTCTTTCAATTCTTTCCAGGTCATAATTTTTAAAAGATGATTAATAATTTATTCTACATCAAAAAGCTGATCTAACACCAACAATTCCGCATTCATATCTTCATCTTTCGGGAAACGAACTTTTATATTTCCAAACTTAGATGTCTTAAACAAGATGTAAGGGTTCATATCTTCGGCAGTCACCGGCTTATATTCCTTAACTTCCGACATCTTGAGATACCAGTCACCTATTTTTACAAACCCAGAAAAGATAGAACACAGATGCGCTTTTACAGACTGTATCTCCTTTTTATCTTTGAAAGGTATAATTTCGTCCTTTCCCCTTATCCTGATTGACAAGAAAGGACGAATGTTATCTGTTTCATTTTGAAATTTGAAGCCTGTTATGGCTTGCTTGGGGATTCTTCTTCCCATTAATATAAAATAGCTCATTGTGATAAGTGATTTTGTTTTATATCAGGTAAGTAATTTGTAATAACATCAAGTGATATCCATAACTCTGGCTCTATGCTATTTTTTATTCTATCACTGAAAAGAGAATTATCATCACAATCACAATGAGAGATTGTGATATAACAATCTTGATAATCCCACCAATGAGCCGATTTAAAATCGTCTCCTCCATTCCAAAACCCTATTCTTATACCTCTTGGGTTGAAATCTTCATCTATCCAACTTGGGTGATAAGCCAACACTTCTTCTCCCTCTGAAGGTTTTTCCTCTTTGAATTTCTTCCAGTTCATCTCACCTTTAATTAATTAGACACAAATATACAAGTTTTACTAAGATGCCCTTCTGTCATCTCTTTGACATACTCCCACACCTAAAGTTCGCGGTAGTATGTCAATCTATTGATTTCTTCCCAATCTTTTTAATCTTTGTTGGTCTTGACAATCGATAATCCTTTTCTATCGGCCTATCGAATACGTCATTCCTATATCCTTTATATCCTTTCTCGTAAATACTAACCCTTGCACAAAACTCAATCACATCGCCTGGTAATAAATCGGCGCTTTCGAATCCTTTTGTCAAATCAAACCACAAATGATCTGTTACTATTTTATCATCGAGTAACACGTCTTGTAAAAGTATTGTCTTTACAGGTCCTTTATACCCATCCCTGAATCCAAAACGAATGAATGTCGCTGTAAATACGCGCCGATCTCTTGATCCTATTATTTTCAGTTCTTTTCTCATTCTCTTTCATTTATTTGTTTCACTTATGAAATTGACAACATCCTTTAGATATCCTTCTGTCATCTCTATGAAATTCACACAATCTAATTTGCTTAACTTGTAAATCAATGCCGGATTGTGTATTATGGCTATAATTTGTGTTTGTGGTTTATGGAATGACAATACATTATAAATTTGCATTATGTTGTCAATGTCAAGATTCCTGTCTGGCTCATCCATGAGAACCGTGTATTCAAAACTGCTTTTTGTTAATGTTATGCGATTTCTTTTATAATACTTCAACAGGTTATCAATTCTTTTAATCCAAAACGCATTTGATTTTTTCTTGTATTCTACAAGATCTTGTATTGGAAACGCATAATCCTTTTGGCCGAACATTAAATTGAAAAGTGATTCCAATGATAACACCACTTTCTCTCCATAAGATTTTTGAATACTATTTATATACAAATCGAAATTGTTGATGTTTTTCAATACATTGTTTCTATCTGTCTCTATTAACGGCAATAAACGAAATACTTTCCCCACATAATCGGATGATATATCAATCCCATCGAGAACCTTACCATCATCATTATCAAATATAGATAGAAAATCCAGTGCCTCGGTCGGCATTTCAGAGCACATGGATTTCTCGCATAACGCATACATTGATATTATGTTAAGCAAGGTCGATTTTCCACTACCGTTTTTACCTATAATTACATTCACTCCTGACTTGAAAATAAATTCTCTGCCATTTTCAAATGCTTCTATATCCGAAACATATTCAAATGGAGTTTTTGTATTGTCTTTTATTTTTACCGATGTTATCATTGTAATTCTTTTTAAAAATCAATTACCGTCCGAACCCTGTCACTGTTGTACTTGTTGCCGGTGCCCGTGAGGCCACTGGAGAAGACCACGTACCACGCGACGGCCTGGCTGCTCTCAGTACTGGACCAATACCACGTCGAGGAGAGGGGAGATGCCGAAACATAAGTGAATGCTTTGTTTAGTTCGTCCATATAATGGGCCATTAAATTTAATTGACCAAGAGATGGTATATACTCGCCATCTTCCAGCAGATTTCTCAATTTTGGATTTCTGGCTACAAGGCGTTCCGTATTGCCGCGTCCGTCAATGTCAAACAGCGCATCACATTCACATTCGTAATATGTCCCACTTCCGGATTCTTCACGGCTATCATCGTCAAGCAATTGTACGATATCATGCTCCGTCAGTGAGATTGCAAATGACATGTATCTGTGCTTCAACCCAATGTATCGTACACAATCTTTGGAGTTATCGCCGGTAAACGGCTCTGCATGTCCGTCTTTGTAGATTATATACAGTCCGTCTGTTGACTCTTTCTTATCCTCTTCGGATGGTACTCTGTTTTCACATGTACATTTCTCACTTTTGGATCTTACGATTATATTCAACTCATTTAATACATGATTCCTGATGACGCTCTCGCACGCTTTTCTTACAAAATCATGATCTCTTTGTTTGAGTTCATCATTCACCATACATCTGATCCAATGTTCTATCTGATTGTTTCCTCCGTATGTATTATACATACACCTTTTTACAAGTTTTTCCAATAATGGTTCTATGTTTTTGATTATATCTTCTTTGGTAAGGTGAAGTTCATTTAGTATGCAGTTCCTTACTGCCTTGTATTCTTTACTTGTGCTCATAATATTCTATTATTTTTTTTCAATTAATCCCATCCTCCAGTAGTGTACAAAGATACATCTTCATCCTCTACATTTACATCTTTAAGAGCCTGTAGAAGTTTTTTCTTTGTCTCCTGGCACATATTGTAACCATATCCTTTATACCGATATGAGCGCTCCCATGTGCTTACTGGAAAAGGAATATTTTCATCAATGACCAGCCTCTTCATATGAAGATGTTCGAAGAATTTCTCATGATAGAGTAGCTTATATTCGTATGCTACTATGCTTGCGGATGAGAATGGAAAATAATCATCTTCCTTTTCTTCGTATTTAGGCTCCTTATAGTAAGCCATTTTTGCCACAGTAAAGTCGAAGCTCCTGAGAATCTCTTCCGGCTTTCCAAACTCTGACTCTATGAACTCTACCCATACCTTTTCTCCCTCTTTCTGGAATGCGCATACTTTCTCATTCCTGTACTTAAATTTCCATCCTTCTTTCTGATGTTTTTCATCATTGAACAAATCAACAGCCTCCTGAAAATCGCTTTCGCTTTCAAAGAAAATATCAATGTCTTTTACTCTTTCTCCAGAAAGGATATTCTTAAAACATCCTCCGGCAATGAATCCTTTATGACCTTCCATGTATTTGTCAAGCCATCTTATTTGCCAGAAATTATCTGGAGTATCTATTACAAAATTGTTCATATTGTTTGTATTTTACTGTTACCAAGCGAGATAAAAATTCCGCTTCACAATAATACAATGAGTGTAATTACTCAGGTCGATTCCGTTGTCCGTAAATGTATCCAGGACTCGTTTTTCCACGTATTTGAGTTTTACCATTATCCCCTTCTTAAACACTTCTATTAACTTCTCATTGCACTCAATAGGTCCAATAAGACAGTATCTATTCGAAGGACTGTCTGATATACAATATGTCTGACATCCTAACATGTTGCTTAAAATTACTTCGTTCATAATTTCTCTATGATTCTAATATGGTGTCTACAAACTCCGTTATTTTATCAACGGATTCTTTTGATAAGGTATATCTTCTCCAATCCCATCTAAAATGCGCTTTTGGGAGATTTTTAGTAGAATATTTTTCATTTCCGTCCTTGTTAGTCCATTTGTAATTATCCTCTGGATCCGCCACTTTTATCCCCGATTTAGGTCCGTTACGAAAGCTATATAGCATTCTTATAACCGATTCAAAATCCGAACCTATATCAAATAGCATATGATACACCTTGTTTATTAAAGCCCTATCAGCTTGTTCCAAGTCTTCACCAAACAACTCTCTTACACTCCAATTTTTCATTTCTGAATAACGAATGAAATTAAGTTTCCCTTTTTCTATATTAGGATCTTTTCTTGATAATACAAGCTCCAAATCTTTTACAAATGACTCTTTTAGCTTCTGTTGTCCTAACAAGGCGGTGTATTTGCTTACTATATCCATTATCCAAAGTTTTTTAATATTGCTCCAAACGAATCATATTTAATCCCTAATGTATCATGTGCCTTTTGGGATCCACATTCACATTCTCCTATCTTCTGTCCTGATCCACACTCGCATAAATCTATTCCCCAATGGTTGACACAGTGGTCGCAGCAGTAGGACTGGTGAAGCCATGTGGCATCACCAGTATCCAAATCCAATTTTTCAAATGTTTCCCAAAACATGCTATTCGAAGCACTATTATCAAATCTGATAGTGACTGCACCGCATTTACATTTTTGTATGTATTCTATTTTCATATATGTTCCATTTTCAAAATATCTGGGGACAGATATTCTTGCAACTCCAATTTGCGTACATTAAAGCGCCTCATCAGTTCCTAAAAGATGCTCGTTACCCTCAAAACGAATACAATAATCCCATAATGTTCCATTGGAACATTCGTACTTATAAGGCAATCCATTATAATCGTCCACAATTTCCCTTGCAAACAAACTGATATTCCATTTTTTATTTCCTTCTTTTCTTACCAGCACTTTATCAAACGGCTTAAACTCATATTTCGGTTTTTCTTCAATCCCGAAGAAGCGTTTCAGATACTCTTTAGCTTCAGGTTCTTTGCTTGCCTTTAATGCGTCAACCAACTTTTGTCTTTCGGACTCAGTGGCAAATCTGTATTTTTCTATCTGATTTTCCCAAGCAGATAAACCATCTTCTATTTTAAGAATACCTTTTTGATTTAAAGAGGCATAAAAAGACGTTATATATTTCCCATGTGTATTTAAAATAAAGATATAGCTACCATCTTTATTACTTAACACCTCTCCATCTTTAAACGTAGTATATTCCGGGACTTCAAGAAGGAGGCGATTTTCGCTGCTAAGTGCTTTTCCTGTAGCAGAAAACCAGTCTGCCGATACAGAAATCGAATGAATTACAACCAATAACGGACAATTTGACGAATTGTCTTCATATACGATTTCTGCTCTATTTTGTCCTTTCTCTGTCACAATACGACCTGCTATTTCCCCTATGTTTATTTTTTTCGCCGTTTCTAAATCAAACGGAATTGTTGCTGTTCTCTGTTCCATGATCTTATTTGCTTTTATTAGTTCCTAAAAGATGCTCATTTCCTTGGTATGGAATACACTCTTTGTATCTCAAACCTCCCAAGCATTCATATTTGTATTCTTCTTCTCTTACTCTGGCAAATAAGTGTAGATTCCAATCTCCCAAATTGCTTGCTCTCACCAAGACTTGATCGAATGGCTTAAAATCGCATTTCTTTTCTTTAGTCAGCAAGTATTCGTACTCACTTAGATATTGTTTTATTATTCCTGCTTTTTTAAGGTTTTCTGTATTAGCAATTCTTTCAGCAAAAGATTTTTTCTCTTCCTCTGTGGCTAATCTAACATACTTGGATTTATCCTCACCACACACACTTGTCCATATTGGAACTTCTTCAGATGTAATCTCGCCATATGCCGATATACCATATATGCATCCCATATCTCCTTCTCTATTAATAATACCATTATATATAAATGGGTTCCCAAGCGTGCTTATTAATACATCTCCTTTCTTAAAATACGCTCCAGCCTCTACTTCCAATTCCAGAACGTTGTTGAAAAAAGTACGACCTTCTGTATCGGCATATATAGCACTTATCCCAGATTCATCTTTTTTTACAAAAAGTAAATTATAACGATCTGCACAGTCTTTTGACTCATATACAAATTCTATTTTAATATTACCAATTAATACTGAACCTTCTATTTCTCCGCTTTTAATTTTTCTCGCCGTATTTAAATCAAACGGAACAATAATTGGATTTTCCATATCTTTTTATTTTTAATTATGTAATCAATAAAACAAGATGGGTTACTTAAACCCATCCCAGTTGTTTTGCTATTCTCTCCATTTCGTTATATGCTATCCTATGACATCCAGCGGTTAGCAAATCGTTTTCGTACCGATTTAGACTCCACTGGTGACCGGTGATGTCCTCCACCAGACCGTGCCGAAACTCGGCGCCCCGGTGCATTGCCGACACAGCCCTCCACAGTTTTCTGGCTTCTGCTATTCCAATCTTTATCTGTTTACTTGTCTCAATAATATTTCCTTTTATACGAATCCAGGCGTTAGGTTTTTCACCAGGAATATAGAAAGGTGTATTCAAGAAATTGATTTCTCCTGACTTCCACTCTTCCAGTTTTTCATCAAAATCCTTGTAACGGGCTTCTTCTTCCTTTCTTAATCTCTCTAATTTTATTCTTTCTCTTTCTTCCTCACCCTTTCTCCATCTTTCAGATCTTTCTGAATACTTAATCCATGTACCTTCCCCGCAAACTTCATCAACAATCACATTTACGGTCCCTAACACTTTTAATCCTTGATGATCTAATAAAATTTGAAAGATGCGTTTTAATTCATGTACGTGCTTACGCTTGATACTATCTCCGCTCTTGGATAATTCATGATTGGTTCCAAGCCAATCATTAGCACTCTTTTTAAGGATACTCTTAGCAGTCCCCATGTTAAAGAACTGAATGTAATCCATCATATTCCCAAAAGCGCCCCAAATATCTGTATAAGATAATTCTGTTTTAGCTCTTTTGTATTTTTCAATAGACTTCTTAATTGATTCCAGTTTGCTGGCAACAAACCTCATATTACCAGTATCCGATATATTATCCCCTACACTGAAAACCATTGCCCAAGTTGGTATCGCATTACGAACATAGTATTGATGTTTGCTCGTGGTAACAGAATAATAATCTTCATTTATCAGGTATGCTTTCTTCCCTTGTTTGTTTTTTACTATTCTCCCGACTTCAAAGTGATGCCCATAAGAATAAATACTTGTACCTTCAAAGAAGAAATTGCTCCCTGATGCTGATTCTTCTTGTTCATGAGCCCACAAGTGAGCGACCATTAAATTGTTCATATAAATATCTTTTTAATTGTTTAACTTACCTTTATCATATGACATTCTCTTTTCGTATTTTTCAATACGTTCGGTTATCATATCGCAGAAGGCTTGCCCCTCTTTTTCGGAACCTCTGAAGTAACCAACCATCTTCAGGATATTCCCGTCAAACTCATGGACAAACTTGTTATAATAATGTTCACCCATTACCCGTCCGTATTTTTCTACGAACAAATCCTTGTCCAGTGATTCATCCTTAAAGCAGCGGTTGTAATCCCATCTTACAACACGAAACAATGTTTCAAAATTCAATCTTTCCATATCCTATATTTTATTTAAGTTCAAACCTAATATCTTCCGGCAACTTGGAGCGGTCTACCTTATTCACAAAATCATCAAACTCTTCCTGTGTGATTTTTTCTCCATAACCGTTCCAGTTGAAAGACAAAGTGTTCGTGTGAGGATAATATATAACATTATTAATTGGCAATCCATAATCAAACACACAGAGCATTATCTTCTTTTCTGCTTCTGCTTGTCTGATTTTCTTATCGTATCGCTCACAAATTTCAGCACGCTTTTTCAACATCTTTGCCTTATGAACCTCTTCCCTACGTTTTTCGATATTTTCTGCGGAATAATACCCGGCTTTAATGCGCTCTTCAATAAGCAAACGTTCCTCGTCCGTTAATGTCAAAGTAAACCTTTCCTTTTCCGGCGTATACGGATTTACCCATTTCTTACCACACAGGTCTTCAAGTTCAACAAGAAGCTCGTCTGATTCACGTTTCCATCTATCTACAATTCCTAAATCGAAAAGCAGATACTTGAAATACATCTTATCCTCAGAGGCTTTATATAATTCTACGCATTCTTGTTCTGATATACGCAAATACTCCATTGCCACAGACATACCACTTCTTCTAACGTGATATATGCCATTTTCTACCGGATGCATAGGAGCACCATAATGGTTACAAAGATGCAACGATATGAATTTCGCTAATTCCGGAAAATGTTTTGCGACTTCATCGTGGCAGCAGCCTCCTAAGTAATCCTCATATTTTCCATGCTTGTTTTTCCAGTCAACGTCGGCTGTTATGCTCCAGTCGCATATGTTATTTTTGCAGTCATCATCCAAAGAGATTCTAACTGTTATTCTATAATCTTCTTCATTTTCTGTAAAGAATTTTGTACCTGAATAAAACAGTTTGTTTGTAGTTTCCATATTATTTTAGTTTAATCATTACACTTATGAAAAATAAAATCTGCACACTCTCCGGGAAGTGTTCCTGCGTCATTACAACGGTAAAACCCTTGTGTTTCCAAATCTACATCTACCGGATAACCTTCTGCTGCTTCCAAGAAGCGTTGGATTTCCTCACATTCTTCATCCGTTAATCCAGTGTAATCATCATTGATTAACGGGCAAGCCCAATAAGAGGGCAACCTGTATCTTATTACTTTTATGCTCATAGTTTTATTAATCTACAGTTACTATCTTCAAATACCGGAACCTTCCCTTGTTCTCTAAAATAAGCAGTGGCCACCTTGAAAGCATAAAGCGGATTTACTTTCTGGATTTCTTGTTGTGATTTATAGAAAGATAGCGGCTTACATACATAGAAATTTTCATTGCCAAGACTCCCAAAAAGCCAATCCATACTACCTTCATCACAATTAGTGCCACCCAGTATTATTAAATCACATCCGGTCTTCCGGGTTCCCAAAATAAATGCCTTGTTCTTATTCTCTGGCTGCATAAATATCTCCTTGTCGATTTTAAACCAGTCGCTCTGGCGACTCTCCACATCCCGGCGAACTATTTCGTCAATTTCAAGTGCATATTCTTCTTGTGTTTTCATAAGATATGTTATTAAATGTAGTTATATAATTTCTGGATAAAATCACTCATGGCATCAGCATACACAACCTATTCTTCTAAGCCATTCTCTATCATGACTTCCTTTATCAATTCATCTGTCTCCTCGTAACATCCCCAGCGAGAATCAACCTCTTCCCATTCTTCGCAATCTTCATCCTCTCTTGATTTGTCTTTGTATTTCTTGGTAAATGCTACCTTCTTTTCAAGAACGTACCCTTTTACATCTCCCCACATCCACATACCTATGGACTTTACTTCATTATCTATAATCTTGGCACAATCTTCTTTCCAGTCTCCTTCTTTGTTGCAGACTTCATTATCATATTTTTCTTTTGTAACGTATACTATCCCTTTTATATAATCACCTTGATTATAACCCCCTGTCGACCACTCTATAGCTACCACATCTTTTCCATATTTGGATATGATATCTAACAGGTCTTCATCATCCAGATCCTCTATTAATTCTCCTCTGCAATCAAAGTCCTTCAAATCACCTGGTGAAAACTCTTGACCTATATGTAGACTTGTCTTATGTTTCAACTCCCATACATTGCCACCTCTGTTGTATGTGAATGAGATCCCATTCGCTTCCCCTTTCTTTAAATATTTTACAATGTCTTTCTGTTCTATATGCTTCATTACAATAGCATCAATAACATCTCTAAGATCATGCTTGTTATCGTAGAAGAAAGTTTTCCAATTGCATTCATCATGCAATTGATGCATATCAGAGTATTCAAAAAAGAATGACCCAAACAAACCCCAATTAGTTATAGGACATTCTGAATCACGGCAATAATACACTTTAATGCGATAATCGCCTACTTCTTTTGTTGTAATAAGATCGTCTTCCATGTCTTTATATTTTAAATAGTTCTTAATTTTTCTTCGATAAATGCATCTATTTCATCATAGTATGAGCCATCAAAATAATAATTCCCATATTTCTCTGTAAACTCTTTGGTCCACTCTTGAATGATGTTAAATGCCTCTTCCCTGCTACGTTCTTTTAATCCCATTAGATCATCCACGGCTGTCACCGACATCTCTTGCAGATTTCGTAAGTAATTTAAACCTATGCTATACGGTAGCTTGCCTACTTCTATACATACATAATGACCCTGTTTAAAGGCATCCTGTAAATCTTCAAGACTCTCTATCGATGACTCAGACTCATCATCTACCCTCACCTTGTATAACTCAAAATCTTCATTTTCTGCTGACACCCATATCTTGTAGGCTTTTTCGTTGGACAATATTTTCCAAACAAATCCGTCGCTGAATACAATTAGGCTACCTGTTACTATCGTATTTTTCATAATCACTTTCTAATCTGTTACTCTGTAATAATAATCAAGCTCTTCTCCCTTAAAATTGTTCATGGCATACTCGTCGGCTTCCCGCCACAACCGGTCATACAATGCAGCCAGTTCACGATCGCTTTCGTAATGTTGCCATATTTTATGATTCAGTACGAGCGTTAATTCCGTGAAAAACTTATAATCGTCTTTCCATTCATTAAACGCACGTCTGTAGGTATCTTTGACACCTGCTATACCATACTTGTCAGCTATGCTGAAATCTTCCCAAAAGGTAGTCATCAGGTCATAGCCTACTTCTTTCATAAATTCTTTGAATGTCATAAACTATTATTTTAGGTGGCGATTATATACTATTTTACAACATGTATGGTGTAAAATAGTATATAATCGCCTAAATTCATAATATTTGTATCGTTTTCACCGTTCACTATCTGACTAATGTACGGACCTGGCCACAGACAGCCAGGCCGACCTCATCGCAGGGCAGGCTCCGCCTTATTCTGGCTGTTCCACCCATTCCCTGTATCCTACGTTAAAACCAATAGGATCATATCTTTTGATCATAGTACCATAATTCTCTCTACCGCAATACCTGTTTTTTCCTCCAATAATCCATCTCTCATCGTCTCTATCTGGAGATATGGAGTTAAGATACTTTTCATAATCCTTTCTACTCTTTCCCATCTTTGTCTTGATTTAAACAATAGTTAATAAAATAAGCAACCTGTTCATTCTCCCCTGGATTATTATAATCATAAAAAGTCATATCAGTATAATCCAGCATAACTACACGAAAATCGTTTTTTTTGACATACACTTCCGTTAAATACATAGGATTTTCATCAATTTCTATTATCACCGGAAACTGATCATCAAAGTCAAATACATCATTAGTTTCTTTAAATTCTTTAAACCCTTTAAATTTTAGCTTTATAATTCCATTGTTTTCTGCTAATGCTTCTCTGATGTACTCTAATCTTTTTGCATTCAGACTGGCCTCTGCTTCTTCTATTTCTTTATATAATTTATTTAAATCCATATTCCACTATATTCCACTATATTTATGTTATCGAATTTTTCTTTTATAATATCCAAGACTCCGTACTCGTTTGTTATCATAACATGCTTCCCTGGCTTCATTCTCCACAGATTAAAATACCTTGTCACATTCATAGTGGCATTAAATAATGATATTTCATATCTTGTGTTTCCATTTTTATCACGCCCTATGTTTTTAATATAACATATGTCTGGCTTGTATTTGAAATAATTAAAAAGCCTATACCATCCCTTCCCGTTACATGTTTCACAATTCCATTTTCCAGCAAGCCTTCTGTATCCCCTTACTGGTATTTTCACTATTTCCCTTGGCACGATTTCAATATACTTTCCTTCTCCGATTGGTATAGTCATATTACCTGTCTCTTCCGTGCAAAAGTATTCTATTTCAGATGCCATGTCTTTATATACATAGAACCGGTATAGGTTCCCGTCAGGGTCTACCCGATCCATGTAATATAATATCACTTTGTCTACTTTTATCGTTTTCATTCCTTAATTCTACTTATCTTTAAATTGTTATTATTACAGTATTCCTTCAACCAACTATCTGTTAGATAACGATTGACTCTATCGTATTTCTTTTTCGGACCCTTGCTCCAGAATTTCCATTCGTTTGTGATATTGTACCCATATTTATCAAACCAATAGATATAATACACTACGTTACCGTATAAATCCACTCTTTTTCTTTCCTGTATGACTACCTCATAAGGTATCTCCTTGTCTCTTTTTCCCATCTTTGTCCTCCTTTCTTGAATAAAAAAAAACGGCACCTATCTTCACAGACCAGTGCCGGCAACTAACTCGCATGGAAAACTACTTAACCTCAACTAATTCTACAGAGTTGTAGAATTTAGTGAAGCTACCAACAAATTCTCTTATATTTTTATATTCTTCTGGTCGTTTTCTGTTACCATCTTTTATATAATTCACCCACAGTCTATCCTCTATGTTCTTAATCGCATTCTCTATCGTAAATTCGTCGCTGACGCTCATTAAACACGAAGACCCGGTTTTCTTATGTGGTTTATATATCCTTGAAAAAGACCACATTTTTATTCTATCATATATATATCCGTTGTTGGGATAAACGAATCCTATCCGGCTGTCACCTTCTTTAGCGTAAAACACACCTGGCTCCTTCCCGCCCTTTCTATATACTACAAATCCTTTTTCTTTTAGGATATTAACCACTTTATCTAATTTATTTTCTACGTTCATTTTCATGCAAAAATTTAAAAACGACCCTCATTATAGTTGCGAAGTTCTCTACCTTAACCCACTCATGAGCTACTGCTCTAAGTACAGACGTTTCATATGTTGGGACATTGTCTTCTTCAACCACCTTACAAGAAGCCAGAACTCCTTCAGTCGGCTTTAGTCCACGGTCATGCAGCTCGCAGAGACCGTCTGGCCGGCGGAACACGCACCACCCGTCTTTCTCTGTTGGTTGGATCATCGCTATTGGTTTTTCTTTCACTGCAAGATACCCCACCATCCACATTGTCTCTTTTAGCCTGTCAGCATATCCTGCATCTATGATAGCTTCTATGTCCTTTGGTGTACCAATACAAGGAACCTTACACATGTTCTTGCATTTATCACATGTACAAGGCTGCTCCCATCTATTATGATCTATGCCAACCAACCTCCTTATCCGTTCTACTTCCTCTTTCATATTATACTGTCTCTGTTAGTTTTTCATAATACAACTTCATTTCCGGTGAAGCGTATTCCATGAACGCTTCGAATAAGCGAGGTACCTCTATTATCATATTCACATTACAACCTTCTACCTGTGAAAGCGATTCAAGATCATTACTGTATGAACACGTTACATGAGCTCCTACATTAAACACATGCAAATCTAATCTTGCATATTCCATACACAAATCTAACGCCTTAAACAAGTTCTCTACCTCAATCTCCTGAAATAGGTCTATAAACATTCTTAAATCCATCATTTTATCACCCTTTCCACGTGTTTAATTAATACTACTGCTATTCCCTTACCGGTTTTTATCGCACATTCCGACCCTTTTATCCATTCTACACACCCTACATACTTTTCCGTAGCATGAAATCCGGGATTGTATTTTCCAGATGTACTGAACTCTACCGTATCCCCTACCTTCAAATCATCAAAAGCAATAGACCATGTGGTCCAAATTCTATCATGTCTCCCAGGCTGAATGGCTCCAATTACGCCCTTCTTACGACCGTTTTTTATCGCCCTTAGTATTATCTTTCTATCATCTTCGATAAGGCTGCAAAAGCGCCCGTAAAAGGTCAAATCAACCTGTTTTCCTCCTATTTCTTCTCTTATTTTTGTTATTCTGTTCATTTTCTGATTTTGTTTTATTTTTTTCTTTGTTTTTTCTATCTTCTATAGAAGATGATAATAACATTATCTTTTCTATGTTACTTTTTGACTGTAAAAAAGAATCGCATTTCATTACTACTACCACCTTCTTAAGCTCCCCATTATCGTATAGCGATACACGCATCATGTTTTGCACTTCGTCCACTATCAGACCTGGAGTAGTCTTAGCCATTTTGCGTAGCTTATTATACTCCGGTCTTTCCATTTCCTCTGTTTATTACTCTATAGTATTTATCCTTATCCCCTTCTTTCAACTTCTCCAGATAGAAAATTCCATCATGTAAATGAGACAAACAAAACCTGTATCCGTATTTCTGTACTCTTCTTACATGATCCCGCAGTCTTATCTCTTCACTTTTGTCTTGTACTTTGATTTTAATACTGTCTCCTTCTTTGATTGTGTATAAAATAGTTTGAATCTCTTCTTTTTTCATCTTATAAAATATTTTAACGGCAGCACCTATACTCACGCACCACTACTGCCTTATGTTTAACAATTAAATACTTAACTCTTCAATGGTCAAGCCTTTTTCTTTTGCCCACTTTAGCATCGCGCATAATTCTGTTTCTGACTTATATTTCGGATCACGCCACGCCCATCCGAATTTATCCAGGACATGATGATATAATTCGTCGGCCTTTGCCGTGTAAATGTCTTTGAATAAATGCTCCGAACCTTCCGGTATAAGCATCTCTGTTGTTGCAAAATCGGAATACGATAAACATCCGTAAGCATATTCTGTTATTTCACTCCATGCTTCTCCGGCTTTAAATCCAAATTCTTTTACAAAAGCCAAAGTTAGATACATATTTAATAATATTGTTACATCATATTCCGAATCTGACTTTCTTTCTATTATTTCCTTTTCAAATTCCTTTAAATCTTCAGGCCCTAAAAAGATGTATCCTGATACCGACCGGTAATTAGCCTCCGCATACTTCTTGCATTTATCATCATTGGCAATCTTACCAATGTTAGATAACATCTTTTGCCTCCATTCATCACAAAACTCTACCCTTACATCCATCCAATCAGTACCATAATTGTGATCTTTTGGATGTCCGACCGATATTACCTTTATGTTATTCACACCATATTCATAAAGGCGTTCGCCCACCTTATTCGCCCATTCCTGTACAAAAGGAATAAACTTATTGCAATAAGAATCAAAATCAAAATCTAATTCATCCTCATATTCTGGCATCTCTTCATAATCTTGTTCAAAGAAATCGCGAGGATCTGCTATTGTTTCATAGAAACTTACGTTAATGAAACAAAACTTGTTGGTTGTCGTTTTTAATATCATAACTTTTTGTATTTACGTACATTTTTCTTGCCATAGAATCTACACATGGCACGAATCTGACTATAAAATACTTTTGTCCTCCTGGCCTCAAAGTATTTAAACATTTCTTCATTCTTTGTTTCCCACACGTAATCCGTTTGGGAACTCATGTGATTTTTGTCCTTGCGCGAATAATGGTAATATGATACCACAACACGTTTCGCACCATTCTTTACAGGTACGATATTCACATCTATGTTATTATCTGTCATATTATTATTGTTTTATGTTATTTAATGGTAATACTGATCCCATTTATGTGTCAGATGATAATTAAACATTATATTTGCCCTGTCTTGCGACCTCGGAAGGGCATTTCCGAGTTGGAAAGTGCGGGTGATTCCAACGGTTGTAAAACCGGGGTTCCGTACGTTTGTATCCAAGAATCCCGTTTGCTTTAGCTATGGGAGTATGTCAAGCATTATATAAATACAAAGAGCGCATACCTTCACAGGCCGGCGCTCCTTTCAATAAAAATGAAAAAACTAATATTACATAAACATATTGTTTTCTACTCTTTATTACAATACTTTTGTTCCGCAATTATTATATCTTCCATACTCTTTTTTCGTATCATTCAAAATTTCAAAAACCATCTTCTTATGATCTTTGTTTGGCAACTTGTCTTTAATAGCCGATATTACACCAGCTATAGACGTAAAGCCTGAATCCGTTATTGAACATAGTAATAATCCCCTGTCATCGCTGGTGCTTATCGCTGACGCCTTTATAATATCATTCTTATATATTCTCATAACTTTTTTGTTTTATTGTTTGTGAGATGCCCAGAATCGAACCAGGACCGGTACATACATGCCGGCACGCCGCGTCATCCCCCTATATGATACAGAAATAGGCATGCCTATCCTCACGAACCGACATGCCAAAACCCAAAACTTAATTTGATGAATAAAATAGATTAACAAAAATACTATTCTAATTCTTTTATAATATCTTTCACAATATTCAGCCTTACCTCCTTCGTTTCTGGACTAAGACAACCAAACCACCCATAAAACGTTCTTGTTTCCTCTGGTTCTGTGGCCATACTTATCTTCTCTTCCAATTCCGGGAAATATATTCTTACCATTTCGTCTGAACGAAACTCATAGATATTTTTATGTGTTTTGAAATACATAAACACTACATTTCTTAACGCAACACATATATATTCCCCATCCTCTAACCTATCAATCATCTCATATACCTTTTCCCATATGAATAATCGCTCTTCTTTTGTAAACATATCCTTCTTTATTTTTGTGGTATTATTTGACTGTATGCAGACTTTTCCATGTACACAACACTATGCTCCTGTCCAAGTATTTTCTTTGCTGCCTCTTTCTTTATCGCACAATATCTCCCTGTACGATACGGATTCTTTTGATCTGATCCATCCTCGACTTCGATAATAAAACAGCCTCCGTCATCTATTATCTTTTTGCAATTGTCACATACTCCTCCCGTGCATATATGATGCGGCGCCTGACCTTTGATGTTATTCCCTAATAAAGCAATCCCCATCTCTTCGCCACATATCATGCAGACTTCTATAGACGGATTCAATCCGTGTTCTGGATGTAATGTAATACCATCTTTCATTTTCTTTCCTCCTTTGTTTTTAATGTTGTGTGAGATCGCCGGAATCGAACCGACCTACCGCACCATGAATCCCATAAAGCAAATGCTCCGATCTTCGCAGACGGGAGCATTCTGTCTAAAGCATAAGAAAATTAATGAAGAAAATCTTCCTCACTTACGCCATAGCATCTAAAATAGCTATCAACACTATTTCTATGACAAGCATAATAGAGAATGTCTTAAATATCTTTTTCATATCTCCTCCTTTTTTATCTGTTCTTTTCACGTTCCACAATAAACTGTTCCGGCTCTGCTCCGACCTACGTTCCACCTACAACCGCAGGCCTTAGCCCAAGGCGCCGCCTACTCCCCCTCTATGGCAGCCTGTTCGTACCTACAAAGCCAATCTCCATCTATACAACTATTACTACGCGATAACAAACATTTATCCTTATAATAATCATAAAAAATACACCTCTCACAACTGTAATCCCTAATTTCTATACAGCTAACTACCTTAGCATATACTATACCATCACTGCCTCCTATTCCTTTCACCCCAAAAATAGAACCTTCTTCCTCCTTACTCAAATCTAAGTCAGGCGCAAAGTCATATACGTTCATGTTGTTTATGTTTTAATTGTTATACATTCCGATTGAAAAAAATACTCACATAATGCAGTCCTTAACTCTTACCTACAGAATACTGTTTTAAAAACGCTGTAAGTCTTAATTTTGTTGGAAAATCCTACAGAATGCTGTTTTAAAGCACTGCAATCCTTAATCTTGTTGGAAGAACCTACAGAATGCTGTTTTAAAACGCTGATCTGTTGAATTTTGTTGAAAGAGAGTTGAATTTTGTTGAAAGAGAGTTGAATTTTGTTGAAAGAGAGTTGAATTTTGTTGGAAGAGCCTACAGAATGCTGTTTTAAAACGCTGATCTGTTGAATTTTGTTGGAAGAGAGTTGAATTTTGTTGGAAGAGAGTGCCCTCCCTCTCCCCCTCTCCAACCCCGGCTAATCCTCCGGCTTTCCGCATAGAACCTGCACTCTACCGCCTCACTACCGGCATACGGAGAACGCTACAAGCTTATACTATGGCATGAAGTATGGGGTGTTTAGAGATAATATCATTCCATAGAGAGAATGAAGACCTTCAGCCCACGCCCTACCGTCTGCTCCTCCTATCAAAATAGATATTTAAACCTATAATCAAAGCCAATAAAGAAAAGAAAAAGGTCATTACAACATTATACTGATCCGGTCCGTACTCCAACATAGAACGAATACCAACCGACAGAAAATACAAGTCAGCTACTAATAAAAACCACCACATAAAATAAAAAAAAAATACAATAAGTATGTCCGAAAATACGGGTATTATAAAACCTAACTAATTGATAATCAAGCATACCTCATTTTTGAGAAAAATACAATAAGCTTAATTTTCAATCCATAGAGACGAAAAAGGCGGCATCCGGCACCCTATTTTGGGTCAGAAAACCGCCTAAAGTTTCGTTTTAGACCAATTTTAACGACATGATATAGACAAAATACCGGCATTATATCCAAACTATCCTATTTTAGTTTCGTTTTAGACCAATATAGCTCAAATCCGACGTTCACTCTCAGAATATCTTACCCTTAAATAGAAAGAGTAGGATACAAAAATAGGGCTGCTCCGATATTCGAAACAACTCTATTCCTGTTTAAATACTGTTTATGTTTTCTTTCACGTATGTTCGTGATGTATGGACTTTACGTTTGCATTTGTCCTTTCCTGTATCGGAATGATACGCTTCTTTGAGATCACGATACAACATAAATTCACGATACGCTCTTTTCCTCTTTTCTTTAGCTTCTTTCCTGGACAGACCGCGAACATCTACCATGTAAGATTTAAATTTCCTTTCCATTTTCTTTATGCTTTAATTATGATTAACCCCAGCGGTTAAGTGCTTCAATATAGAAACCCTCCGCCTCTTTGTACTCACTTTCGCTTAATGTTTCCACCGTATCTATGTAGTTACGCAATGTTATTTTTACGCAACTGTTTTTAGATTTATTGAACGCTTCAGTTAAAACGTTAATCATTGCTTTCTTTTCCATGCTATTATATTATTTATAATTTAGAGGTTGCTCTGGAATCGAACCAGACACGCATTCCTATTCTATACGAATTTTATGCTACAACCAACAGCCCGTAATTAGTACGTAGTTCTTGTGTACAGGCCCGTACTATATTGTTATTATATTTTCCGTCTGCTACACAATTTAGCCACAAATAAAGGCGATTGTGTCCTTGCGTTTTGATACGGCACGTCCCTACATGGTAGGCTACATGCTTGTACCCTGTAATTTAATCTACAGCCTTGTTCTATTTTTCGTGTAAGCAAGTAAGGCACGTTTCGGTCTGGAGATAAATCGCGTACAACGGTATGTTTTCCAAACTGTACTAACATACCTAACATAACTACATTTATTCAATGTAGTACATGCAGTAATACCAGCCCTTTAATTGCCAACGGCAAGGGCAAAGGTATATCTATCTCCAATATGTAAAATAACTCTCTGTTTTGTCAGCTTCAGCCTAAAGCATACGCGGGACGTGCACCCACTGACAATGGCGTACAGACGCGTTTAAACGGTACGCGCCCAACCTTTTTTTTTACTGCTGGTTGCTTTCATGCGTTAAATACTCACTCACACACTTTGCAATGGTACGGATTGAATAAGATTTAATCTTAACGGCTACATAGGTAGCTTTATACTCATCCGTTTCTTTAACAAGCCACTTTGCGCTTTTTTTAGTCTCCAACGTTTCAGCGGTTGAAAAACCGAAAGATTTATACTCCCCGCCATAAATCACATTTTCCGCGCACCAGTCGGCCGTTTTTGCCTCGATTCCTTTCTCCTTGTCTACCTTGTTATCCTTATATACTTTAGAGTATAGAGAAAATTTAACAAAGGTATCACCCACTTTAGGCAACATTTGGCTACACACGGCAACCAGCTGTTTTTTGTCCTTTGCGAGTGCTGCAACCTTTACAGCATATTCGGCTGGTATTTCCAACGTCTTACAAATTGCTTTCAGGTCAGCACCATTTGCAAATAAAGCATTATACAACTTTACAGCACCCACCAGGTTAGAGGCATTCTCTTTAATAACAGCGTTCTGTAGCTTGTTAACATTTTTCTTTGTAATCATATCAATATGTATTTATTTGTTAAACAATATCACCTCAATATATCACCCCTTTACAACGCAAAGAGGCAAAAGGTATCACCATACAATACACCCAACGGGAATATATATAGCTTCATTATGTAACACCAATATTCTCGCTCGAATACGGTGCAAATATACAACCTTTTTCAGTATTACATATATATATGCTATATTTTTTCTGTTAACTTGTATTAATTTCGATTCTATTATCTGATTATCAGCAAGTTGCAAAACACACAAGAGCAGTACTATACGCGTACATTAATATGTAGGATATATGTTTATTTAAGTGGCTTATAATCAATATGTTATAATAATACATTGATTATCAATAATTTAAATAAACTGTTGATAATCAGCGAGTTTATATGTTTGAGGTGAAAACGCGTTTCCGGTTTTCCAGCGAAGGGGGTGTGGGGGAGAAAATGCGTTTCGGGGGCGGGAGGTTCGTGGCAGGTACCCCCTCTCTCCCATCACATAAACATCTTTCTCACATATCTCTCCCATCACATAAACATCTTTCTCACATATCTCTCCCATCACATAAACCTCTTTCTCACATATCTCCCACATTACATAAACATCTTTTACCCTCTCTCCCATCATATACCCACCTCACACACAACAAAAAAAAAAT